AGCACTTTATCATAGTTAAAATTACCTGATAAAATGGCTGTAGATTTTAACAAAGCTTTTGTTAATGCTAATAAGGCTTTGGATGATTTTATAAGTAAGTCTTCTAAAGGTATCAAAACTAAAGGTGATGCCAATGGAATTACTAAATCTTTTGAAAATGTTACAAAAGAATTAAATAATTTAGATAATTTAATGATAAAACTTCAAGGCTAGATTGGTAATGGTATTGATTTAAGTAATATTATTAAATTTGATGATACAACCAAAACAAAGTTAGAAGAAATTGGCAATGAAGTTAATGCTCTTTAGTCACAAATTGATAGTATTAATGCGGGGAAATTATCTGAATTAGAATAGGCCTTGAATGCAATTGCGACGGCAAAAGCAAAAGAGCAAGGAACTGAGGCTATAGAGTTATTTAAATAGGGAGACATAGAAGGCGCACTAAATTTATTAGACGCGGTTATAACTAAACTTGAAGCAGTAAAAAAAGCAAATGAAGCTTAGGGACATAATACAGCAAATATAGAAGCTAGTCTTAGAGCTTTAGCTTCTATGCAATCTACTATTCAAAATGCATAGGAAGCTACAGCTAATTTAGTAAATGAATAGAATTTAAAAATAGCAGAAGGCGCCCAAATTGCAGCAGATGCTGAACAAAATTTTGCTACAAAATTACAGTAGGCAAAGGAAGCTGCGCATGGTTTAGCGGAAGGCGCGAATGAAGCTAATGGTGCTATACGATAGGGTGTTGAAGACTAGGCAAATTTTATACATGAAATTGATCAAGTAAAATCTCGTATCGCACATTTCTTTGGATTAGCTAATTCTATTAATTTAGTAAAACGTGCCATTCGTGACGCCTTTAATACAATTAAAGAGCTTGATAAAGTAATGACTGAAACTGCAGTTGTTACTGATTTTTCAGTTAGTGATATGTGGTCACAGCTTCCAGAATACACAAAACGCGCAAATGAGCTTGGTGTTACTACAAAAGCTGCATATGAAGCTGCGACTCTTTATTACTAGCAAGGTTTAAAAACTAATGAAGTAAATGCACTTTCGGTTGAAACTTTGAAGATGGCACGTATTGCGGGTCTTGATGCGGCCGAGGCAACTGACCGTATGACCAATGCGCTTCGTGGCTTCAACATGGAGCTTACGGAAGCAAATGCATAGCGAGTAGACGATGTATATTCCGAACTTGCTGCAAATACTGCATCTAATGTTGATGAAATTTCAACTGCTATGACCAAAGTCGCTTCTCTTGCTAATAATGCAAATATGGAATTTGAGACAACTGCGGCTTTCTTGGCGTAGATTATTGAGACAACTCGTGAATCGGCGGAAACGGCTGGTACGGCACTTAAAACTGTTGTAGCAAGATTTTCAGAAGTTAAAAAATTATTTGATGAAGGCCAAGTCAAGGGATAGGATTCTGAAGGCGAGATTATTGATGTAAACAAAGTATAGGCAGCTTTACGTACAGCTAATATTGATATGAGTAAATACTTCTTAGGAGAGGTAGGGCTTGACGATATTTTCATGGAGTTGGCTTCTAAGTGGAATTCACTCACTACGTTACAATAGAGATATATTGCAACTTAGGCTGCTGGTTCTCGTTAGCAATCTCGTTTTATCGCTATGATGTCTAACTATGCGCGCACTTAGGAGCTTGTTGGTAAAGCTTATAATTCAACCGGCGCAGCAGAACGTCAATTTGAGAAAACATAGGAATCTCTAGAATCTAAGCTTAATCGTTTAAAGAACGCTTGGAATGAGTTCACTATGGGTCTAACAAATAATGTTATAGTTAAAGGAGCCGTTGATATATTAACAATGTTATTAAATATTGTTAATAAGCTAACAGGTGTTTTTGGCGATGCGGCCGGTTCGGTTTTAAAATTTGTTACTGCAGCTATGGCTTTTAAGGGTCTTAAAACTTTATTTATGTCTGGTGGACTTTTTGAAAACGGCCTTCTTAAAGCGTTTTCTGGTACAGCATTAGAAACGATTTTAACAAAAATTGGTATTGGCAAAGCGGCGGAAGGAACGTTGTCTAAAGCAGCGGCTGGAGAAGGGACAACAATAGGTAAGGCTTTATTTGGTGGCATTACTACTGCTCTTAAAAGTGTTTGGGCTTCTTTTGAATCATTTGGAACATTACTTTCTGGTGGAGCGCTTACAGGAGCTACTGCTGGTTTTGCGAGTTTGGCAGTGGAAATAGGACTAGTAGTTGCTGCACTTATAGCAGCATAGGCTGCCTATAGTAAATGGCTAAAATATACTGATAAAGGGCATATTAAAATTGCTGAAAACTATGCGAAAGCTATGCATACGGTAGCAGATAGCCTTTAGCAGTAGGCTAATCGGGCTAAAGATGCAAAGCAAAAAATTGAAGAATATAATAATAGCATATCTACAGCTGAGACTCCATAGAAACGTAATGAAGCAATTTTAGCATAGAATGAATATATTACTTCTTTATTAAAAGAAGATGCCACTTATGCTCAATATATACAACAGGTTACTTCTAGAGACGGTCAAATTTATTTGACTTTAGATTCTGCAGCTTTAGCTGATGCGGTTGATAAAATTGCGGAAGGTGCTTTAAGGGCTTCTGCATTAAGTGATATATCTGATGCGACAACTGCGTATGAAAAAGCTCAGTATTATGAAAATCAATTATAGAATGTTGATTTAAATGGCGGCACTCGAACAGTATCTAGCGGTGGTACATCTGCTTAGGACTTAGGTAAATTAAAATGGTGGCAATTATTCGGTATGGGGCCGAGTGACTATAGTGAAGCAAATTTTTAGACAACTCCTACCACAACTTATACTGCAGCCACTTAGGGTGAAAATGAAACATAGACGTTAACCGATGCTTAGAAGGCTCTTTATGCTTCACTTTAGAATTAGGCAACGGCTGAAAGAATATAGGCTTCAGCATTTTTAACTTCTGCTGGTACTAAATTTACCAATCTCTATGCTCCTAATGCAAATTTAGATGCGTCTTAGGCCAGTTTGGTTGCTAATGCTTTTGCAAATACTTTCCAATTAGATGAAACTTTTAATAAATTAATTGATGAATATTCTACATTTTTTCAGAAACAAAGTGAGGAATTTTTAGTATCTAGATATACTGATCTATTTGGGACCGCTCCAGAAACTAGAGATAAAGCAGAGCTAGCGCGTTCAATTGCTCAATAGGAAGCTTATGATGCCCAAGCTGGGCAAACCACCCAAAATCTTGCTAGTTTGGTAAAGGATGAAGCAGGAAGAGTTATAGTTGAGGCATTATCTGGTTCATTTGATGGGGTAACTGAAAATCTTGGCTCTTAGCTTAGGGATGCTTATCGTAACTTAGATTCTGATTAGCAAAAAATGGTTCAACAGATTTTAGGAGTTGAAGGTCGGCATGCATCGCAGAAGGCAATGGGCAGGTTAACTGCTCTAGGACAGGATTTAAGTAATGCAATAGATACAAATTTTATTGGCTAGCTTAGTAAGACAACTTCTTTTTCAACCAAATAGTTAGAAACTATTTCTAAAAAATTAACTGGAGCCTAGAAAAAATCACTTGCTCAAGTGGCTAAGAATTTTTCTTCTTATGGTAAAAAACTTTCTGATACTATTGTAACTGCTGCAACTAACAATATGCTGTCAGCAAACCCTGATTAGGCGGAGAATGATTTCATTGATAAGCTTTCTAATCTTAGTGATAATCCAGTATTATTATTATAGGCCATTAATGACGCAGCCGCCAATGCTAGTGGAGAAGTTTAGAAATTAGCTACTGATTTACAAGAAAAATTAGCAGATAATCCAGCATTTTCTTCATCTCAACAATTACAATTCTTCCTTACATCAGGTGAGTTTGAAAAAATAAATGAGCAACTTGAAAAATTTATTGAAGAAAATGAGACAATTACACCAGAATATCTTAACGAGTTAGCGGCAAGTAGTGAAACTTTAAGTGCTTTAATAGACAATAATGTTGTCAGTATTGAAGGTCTTGCTAATATTTTAAATGGTTTATCAAGCGGCCGCATTGGTATTTTTGAATTAAGTGATTCATTAATTGATTTATATAATGATTTTTATGACGTAGAAGGGGCTGCCACTAGAGCATATGCTACTATTAATAATTTTAAATTTAGTGGCGATGGTACTGAATTTCATTAGTATATTTAGGGCTTAATAGATAAATTAAAAGAATTACAAAAAACCGGCCAATACGGCGCGATGTCAAAATATTTAGCTGAGTTTTTTGATGATGTACCAAAAGGCGTTAAAGAAATTGACAAAGCTATTAAACTCTTAGATAAATTATAGAAGAATAATGGCGGAGATTTTTGGACTGATTTATTTGGTTTAAAATATAAGACTGGTAAAAATGGTTAGAAAACTTTTGATTTCTAGAAAGTTATTGATTAGTTTTTAGCTAGTGGTAGTACTAACTTTAAAGATTATATAAAGAAAAAATTTAAAGATAAATATGGCTTGAGCTTAAAAGATTCAATGATAGATGTTTTAATTGGAGATTTAGGCAGCCATAGAGATTTAAAAACAGAGATTGCTAATGCTTAGATTACCAATACGATTAAAAAATACGTTGATGGTTTAGGAAAAGGTGTAAAGGTTGATAAAGATGCTATTAAGAAAAAGATTGCTCAAATAGCAAAACAATATAACTTAGATCCTACTGAGCTATTAAAGAATTTTCTTAATGAGAATGGTAAAAAGAGTGGTAAAGGTAAAGGTACTAAATGGAAATATAAAGGCGTTACTTTTACACAAGACGACCTTGATATGTCTGGCATTGATTCAACCGTTACTTCTTTAGAAACGGCAGTTAATTCTGCTTTAAAAGATAAAGAAATAAGGGCTAAATTTAAAAAACTTGGTATTGATCTTTCTGATCCAAAAGCTATAAAAAAGATTGACATGAGCACACTTTTATAGGCTTTGGGCACGGATAAAGATGGCCATTTTGATTTAGGTACTGCTTACGCAACATTATCTAATCTTGTCACTGAAGTTGGAGACGGCACATTAACTCCATAGCAATGGGTCGATCAACAATTAAATGGTCAACCACTTAAACTAAAAGCTACTTTTGATTATGTTGGACAAGACGAGAACGGGAATTTTACAACTAAGCCTTTAGAAGTCACAGTCACAGCGGGAGATACTTCTAAATTAGAGGAAACACTAGCAGGTATTGGCGAATCGGTTCCCAATTTAGTTGAAGATATGGGCTTAGAAAATACTAAAGAACTATTAGACGAAATAGAAGGTGGCTTAGTAAACTTCGATAATACTACTCATACAATTAATGTAACATATACTAGTGCATCTGAAGCTGCAGGTGTTGCAACTAATCTTAAGAATACTTTAGCAGAAATAAATACAACTTCATATACAGCAAACGTTGACGTTAAAGCCAAAAAATCAGAATTAAAAATTACTGGCAAGAATGGTCAAGTAATTACATTTACAATTTCAACCGCTGCACGTGGTGGAATTGTTGGGTCTTTCGCCAATGGTAATAATTCTATCTAGCCAGGACTCGCTTTGACAGGCGAAGAAGCTCCTGAGATTGTTTGGAACGCGGAAAAAGGCTATGCTTATTTAGCTGGGAAAAATGGACCGGAAATTAATAATTTAAAGCCGGGAGACCGTATTTTTAATGGGTAGTAGACAAAAGATATACTAAGACGTAGTGGTATTTCCTCTTTTAGTAAGGGAGGCATGATTCCTTCTTATGCGTTGCCGGTTCCTTGGGGTACAGATCCAACTGGGCCGGGTACTGGCACTAGATCTACAGAGAAAAAACGAGATTGGAAGAACGAATTGGATTGGCTTTACAATTTAGTTTAGGATATCGCTGAACATATGCGTAAAGTAGATCTTTTTACATTAAAATATGATAAATATCTACATGGCACGGGTAGAAAGAGTAGTACTTTATATGACTATATTAAAAAATAGTTAGAACAATTAGAAGCGGCTCAAGACGATTATAACAGCGAATATAAAAAACGTGGAACCGAATTAGAAAAATTAAATAAGGCGGCTAACGACGATAAATTGGGTAAATATGTACAATATAACACAAAGGATAATACTGTTGAAATTGATTGGAAAAAAATTAATGAATTGGCCAAATCTGGTAGTGATAAAGATAAAAAGAAATATGACACAATTGTAGAATATATTAATAAAATGGAAGCCGCAAAATCGAAGCGCGATGAAGCAGAAAAAGCTATGCTTGAAATTAATGAATAGGTATATGAAATTAAAACGCAAATGCGTGATTCATATATTAGTTTAGAAAATCGAGTTTTAGATGCTGTAGAAACTAGTCGTTAGAATCAAATAGATAAATTATCAAAACTAAATGATAGTATTGATAATGTTAATAGTAATATTTTAAATTCTATTTAGAAAGAAATTGAATTATAGCGTTAGATTCGTGATAATACTAAAACTGAAAAAGAAATTACTGATATGGAAACACGATTAGCATTTTTGCGTAGAGACACTACAGGCTCTAATTAGGCTGAAATTTTACAATTAGAAAAATAGTTGCAAGAAGCTAGAGAGAGCTATAGTGATACCTTATTAGATCAATCTTTAGATAAATTGTCTGAAGTCAATGAGAATGCTAAAGAATAGCGCGAATAGTAGATTAATTTACTACAAGAGCAATTAGATTATGATAAAGAAAATGGAAAATTATGGTCGGAAGTTACAACATTAATAAAGGGAGCATTTACCGGTGGTACTGTTAAAGATAAATCTAAATTAATAGATTTATTAAAAGGAACGGAATTGTATAACAGTTTAAGTAGCGCTTAGAGATCATAGTGGTCTCAAGAACTATTACAATAGCTAAAAGATGCTGGGGTTTATTTACTTTATCAAGCAGATCAAAAGAAAACAACAGGAAAGAACAGTACTACAACCGTACAAGGCAATAATGTAACTTTAGCTGGATAGTCTTCAAATACAACAGATACCACTAAAACAACTTCTGATACAACGCAATCAAATTCCAATCAAACAGTAACTAATCCTTTACCAGACAGCTATCTTTCTAATAACAGTGATTTTATTTCATTACCAAATATAGAATCAGCAGCTATTAATGGTAATTAGACAAATAATGCTTATACTGATAATTCAACCTTTAATATTGAAATAAATGTCGGCTCTCTTAATAATGATTATGATGTAGATTAGCTAATTAATCGTATTAAAGAAGAGTTATATGACTCAGCCGCTTATCGTAATGTTACTTCATTATCATTTATACGCTAATAGGAATATAGGGGAGATAACTCTCCCCTATAAAAGGAGGTTTATATGAGTGTTTTTTAGGGAGATTTTTTAGGTTTTACTCTAGGTGATATTCATTCTTCATTATTAAATATAACTCGCGTTAGCTCTAGTGATAGATATGAAAATAATTTATTGCCTACTTTCAAAGATAGCACAGTGGAAATCCCTGGTGGGGATGGTACATATTACTTTGATACTAATTATAGTTCACGAACTTTTAATATAGATTTTGCTTATGATAATTTACATGATGAAGATATGCGTGCGTTAAGTCAAACTTTAGGTTTTAAAGGCATACAACCTCTTATTTTTGACGAAACGCCATATAAAAAATATATGGTGAAATGCGCGGCTTAGCCATCTTTAAAATATATTTGTTTTGATTAGTATGGTACACGTATATATAAAGGTGAAGGGACAGTCAGTTTAATTGCTTATTACCCTTATGCAATTAGTACAGTACCAACAATTGCAAATAATACATCTAGTAACTTTTTATCAAATGAAGGTGACATTGAAACAAACTTATAGGTTACATATAATATCAATCAAGTTACTCCTTTAAATAATTTAGTTTTAAAATTATAGGATATTACATAGCTCGACTTATATACATTAACATTAAATAAAATTAGTAAATAGAGTACTAATGATGGATATATATTAGTAGATTTTGATACTCATTTGATCGAAGGGTTGGATAGTAATTTTAAAAAGACTGGGAATTTATATAATAAATTTATAAAATCGGGAGATTTCTTTAAATTACCAGTTGGACAATTTTATTTTTAGAGCAATGCTATAGCTACAGAAATAAAATATAATATGTTATATTATTGAGGATCAATCAATGAGTAAATATGAAATAAGTATATGGAAAGATTTACCTACAACTGGTTCTTATTTGTAGGAAGAAAAAATTGCTATTATTGGGGCGAATGACATGACTGTTCCTTTTCGTGCCTTATCCCCTAATTTAATAGAAGATATAAATGGTACAACTACGTTTACCTTTGAAATGAAAACAACTTATATTGATAATGTAACCGGAGAGACCTGTGATAATCCATTTATCCCATATTTATTTAACGAAAGAAAAATTAAAGTATACTGGAATAGTAAATGGTATGATTTAATTATAAAAAAGTGTTCGTCTGATAATGTTAATAAAACTGTTCAATATACTTGTACTGATATTTTTATTAATGAATTAAGTAAAAACGGTTATTCTATAGAATTTGATACTGATTTATAGAATAATATAGGCACGGCCGCGGAATTAGCACAAGTAGTTCTTGAAGGCACGTCTTGGTAGTATAGTAATGAATTATCATCTCCAATAGTGCAAAAGGTAAAAGGACCTGTATATGAAGTTACTGTAAAAGAAAATGGTAGGTTTAGTAGTACAAAATAGAGTCCATTAGGTGATACTTCTAAATTAATTCCTAACGGAGCAAAAATTTTAGTATTCTATGATTCTATTGTTGATATATTAAATTTAAAAACCAATACATATTCTAAAGCAATACCTGTATAGTTTATTTATACTGATGAAAATATTGACTTTCAAACTGATGTTAATGAAAAATTAGTTATTAATGGAAATTGTTATACTTGTAACTTTCGTTTTAGAAAAGTAACAAGAGACAATAAAATCTTTTTAGTCGCAGATAAGATACGTGATACTACATATGTAGACTGTTTTGAAATAAATATTAGCGATGGTGTATCTAATCGTTATGTAGCAGAACGTTTAGTTCGCGCGCGGAAAACTACCATTGATCCAATATTAAATAGAACTGTAACTTTGTGCAAAGATGCAAATGATAAAGACGTATATGAAATCATAAGTACTGAATATAGTAGTCCACAACTAGTTACAAATTTAATGGCAAATCCGATAAATTTTGTTAATACTCAAAGCTGGGCTGGTAAGATTGGAACAATTGGTTTCTTTCCTGCACTTACTGATTCTACTGATGTTGCAAATTATCAAGGTGAGGCATATTTAACTTTAAATAATGGCGATAGTTACAATGGTGGTATTTTAGCTAATATTGCTTATTTTACACCAACAGAAGCAGAAATATCAAAAGGAAATACTGGCGGTATTCATAAAGGTGAAAAATATATTTTTCGTATTCGTTGTACTAAAGAGGCGCCATATGCTTCGAATAAGCTTCAAGCAGTCGGCGGTGGAAAATACAAGAGTTTAATTATTGGTAATATCTATCCATATGATAAGAACAATTTAACTATATAGACAGGAGCAATTTTTAATATTTCAGATACTTGTGTGATTAAAAATATAAGCGGAAAAAGTTAGATGTGGATTGAATTAACTTTAACTGCAAATAAATCTGTGACAGTTACAAACTTAAAAGATTATGCAATATTTGTTCGCAATAATACTGGAGCAGTGCAAAAGATTTTTGAATTTTAGTTCTATAAATATGTAACAGGTGTAACCTCTTACGATGAAAATGCAACTATTGAAAGAATTGATCCAGGTGAAATTTCTTTATCATCGCTCGCAACAGAAGTATATAAATATTATTATCCAATTAAAAAAGGGACAGCTACTGATATAAAATATCTTTACGTTGGGGACACAGAATCACCAAATTATACGCCATAGTATAATAATTATGAAAAGAATGGTACAATTAGTGTAAAAGAATCCAATCGTTTTAATTTATTATAGACTATAGCAGAAACTTTTTAGGCGTGGGTTCATTTCAAAATTGATCACGAAGAAAACGGTGCAATTAAAATTGAAGATGGCAAGCCGCAAAAATTTGTATACTTTACGGAAGAGATAGGTGAAGAAACTGGACTAACTTTTGAATATGGTATAGATTTAAAAACTATATCTCGTGAGGTTACTTCTGATAGCTTAGTTACAAAGACTTTAGTACTACCTAATAGTAATGAATTTGCTGAAAATGGTTTTTGTTCTATCGCGCGCAGTCCCGAAAATTATACAAAAGAAAACTTTATTTTAAACTTTGATTATTATATTTAGTAGGGTTTATTAGATGAAGATACTTTGCTTAATGATTTATATGGTATAAATGATAATTCTATTGGATATTATTATTATTTATAGCAATATAATAATAGCTATGATGAAAATACTAAAATTATTTCATAGAATTAGTTAGATTTGTTAGATATTTAGGCAAAAAAAGAAAGTTATGAAACCTATATAAGAGCTATATAGAGCGAAATTATAGAAGTATAGAATAGTTTACTTGCTATTGCTGGTTAGACTAATTATAATAGTTAGGCTATGACAAAATTTTTAAACGATAATAAAGATAAACCAGAAGTAGCAGCAAAATTAAGTTCTTTAACTCGTCTTAAATCAAAATTAACTAGTTATTAGAATTCTTATACGATAGCAGAAAGTAGGGTTGCAACATTAGAACATGATATTGAAACATTAACCAGCAATCAATAGCAAAAATTACTTGATGCCAAAGCAAAACATCAAGAGTTTAATAATAAATATGGTTAGTATATTATGGAAGGCACTTGGATTAATGAAGATTATATTGATGATACCAAGTATTATCTTGATGCATTAGAAGTGGCTTATACTTCTAGTAGACCAAGTTTATCATATACAATTAATGTATTAAGACTTAGCGAACTAGAAAAATTCTCATCTAAAATCTTTCATCTTGGAGATATATGCTATATTTAGGATACAGAGTTTTTTGGCTATCTGCCTGATAGAATTACTCCTTATAAAGAAAAGATTTTAATAAATAAAATTAGTTATTTCTTTGATGAACCTTCTAAAGATGTTATAACAGTATAGAATTATAAAACAAAATTCGATGATTTGTTCCAACGTATTGCCGCGGCCACCCAAAGTCTTACTTTTGCATAGGGTTCATATAATCGCGCAGCTAGCACATTAAACAGTGATGGAACCATCAAGTCAGCAATACTTTAGAAAACTATTGATTAGAGTACAAATTTAATTTTAAATAGTACAAATCAAAGTGTATCATGGGATAACACTGGTATTACAGTTATTGATAATCTTAATGCAGCCAATTAGACTAAGATTATTGCTGGTGGTTTATTTATTACAGATGATGGCGGAGCCACATGGAAAAATGCTATTAGCGGTAATGGTATTTCTGCTAATTTATTAACAGCTGGGCGCATTAATACGGATCAAATTTATATTTATAATGACGATAAGCCAACTTTTCTTTGGGATAAAAATGGTTTAACTGCTTATAAAATATCTAATAATGAAATATCATCTGGATAGTTCGTAAGATTTGATCAATATGGTTTATATGGGTATAAGAATGACGAAGAAGATTTTAGTATATCAGAAGGATAGACTCCGTTTGATAATCCATATGTTAATTTTTCTTTAGGATGGGATGGATTGCGATTACGTTCTGTAAGAGACGTAACAGATCCGTAGTCAGGTGTGATTGTTGACGAAGATACTGGTGAGGAAATTCCTTTACCTCCAAAAACCTATCATGGTGAATTAATTATTGATTAGGCGGAATGTGCTATTATTATTAAATCTGAAGATTAGGAAAGAATACGTATAGGCTAGTTAGATAATGGTAAAACTTTTGGTTTAGTTATTTATGATGAAAATCATGATGTTGTATTTAGTACTGCTACAGCTGATACATCAGTAGTAACTACAGTAGACGGTGAGCAGAAACAAACAAGTATAAGTAATGGTACTACTCTAAGTGGTTTTAAAGTTTTTAGTGGTAGCCTTACTGCACTCGATGGTAGTTGGAGTCTTTCTAATAATGGATATAACGGTTAGGTATATACTTTCTCAGAAGATGAAACGTTAAGTGAATATGAAGGATAAAAGCACAAGCATAAAGCTTGTGCTTTTAACTTTTTATTATTGGTAATAATTTTTCAAGTAAGTCTATCCTAAGTTTTGGATCGTTTAGTTTTATCAATTCAATTTTAGGCAAATCTAAATCTACTTTAATATCCATTAACTAATCAAATTCTTTTGCAAGATTCTACATATCTGTATTAGTAAATGTATCATCATTGGGATTTTTATACTGTTTCATTAAGTCTTGTCGAGTCAGCATTATTGCTTTATAATGTGGCTCAAGCAATACCTTAATTCTTACTAAAGTATAATTTGTTTCTATATCTAGCTATAATCCTAAAGTATATATTTCTGCTATCCCTTCATATAGCTAAATAATTTCTCTATTAGTCACCTATCATCCCTCTCCCTCCCAATCGACAATTTCAACTTTTGGGGTCTAAATATCACTATAATATTTTCCAATTCCAATAGCATCACATTCGTCTTCAGTAGGCATTATACCATACCACTATTTTACAAGTAGTTGCATACTTCTTTTTTTGTCCACTCGTGATTTTCCGCGGACGCCGCAATGAAGACGCCAAGTATTTGTATTGACCACTTTATATGATTTTTTCTCTTCATAACAAGTAACCATTAAAATACCTTGAAGGCGCGCGAGCGTCTCAAACGTTGTAACACCCGCGGCCGCCTAGTACTGAATACCTTCAAGTCCAATAAAATCAATCTAATACTATTCAATTAATGATATAAGCCATTGTTTGACCTGTGCGCAGCGTTCAATATCATTTTCTCCAGTTGCCTCAAAAGTGCCATAATCTATAAGTTCTTTATTACTAAAAACTGCATATCCACTTATATGAGTGGCCTAATCCAGTGCGAGTATACGATACTCGCCTTTTTTCTTTTTAGTGTTATGAAACTCTTTCGTTTTAAGGCTCGCGCGCATACAAATTGGACAAATCCGAGTTTCTCTAAATTTCTTCCAAGGGCCAATTACAGTATGGCCCTTGTCACATCGAAATTCTAAATTCGTATCTAAATTTTTATAAGTTTCGCTTACAAGCGTCCATTTATCAGACTGGAGCGTCTATTTAATATCTTCAATATTGAGTCGTGCCATTTTAAGTTTTATTTTGTTCCTGTCGAACCGAATCCTTGACCGTGGTCTTTATCAAAGCTTCCAAGACTTGCTACAGGCAGCCAATTCACGATTGGGACTTCCACAAGACGCATTTGCGCGAATCGTTCGCCTTTTTCAATGATAAAACTAGAGCCATAAAGCGGCACAACGTCAAACTGATTGTCGTCTGAAACTTTACCGAATTGTACGTCTTTTATTGGTGGATCAATATTTTCAACTATAACTCCAATTTCCTCATGGTAATCACTGTCAATTAAACCGGGCGTATTAGTGATACGTAGCTTAGTTTTACGACTAAGACCAGAACGAGGTTGAATTAAAAGGGCATAGCCAATAGGAATATTTACTTTTAAACCAGTAGGAATAACAACAGTTTCTCCAGGATTAATCGTATAATCTTCAGTAGCATAAATATCCATCGCGGCCGAACCATCGGTTGCATAAGTAGGCAATTTAGCATCTGCACGACATAGTTCAATTGGTATTTGAAGAATACGATGTGGAACATCTGTGGTGCTATTCATAGAATTAATAAAGCTAGCAAATAGATATTTAAGGAAGTCTTTTTTTGTATCTGTTAAAGTGATGTCTTCAGGCATCATTTGATCTATTGCTTCTGTAAGCAGGTCAAAATTGTTAGAAAAGTCTTCTACCTTAACGCCTTTTTCATTCATCATTTGTACCAAAGCAATATGAGCTTCGGTATCATGAAAAGCCTGCTCAATACTGCCCATGAGAACAGGTTTAATAATTTCAAAAGATTCATCTGACATTGCCATTAGGGCGCCAAGTATTGCAATACCATCTGTATCTTCATCAGTCTCAAATACTCCATCTAATGTAGAAAAGATTTGATTTAAAATGTCTAGTTCCATAATTATCTCCTTTTACTCATAATATTTGGCATATTGATTATCAGATGCCAATGTTACTCCAAGAATATCATCATATCGACTGGCCGCGTTTGGAATATAACGACCAAACTTTATAATGATATTGCCAAATGATACCACTTTAGGTATTTCTTTTTCTAACTCATCTTCTGTATAGCCAGTATAGATGATTATTACATCTTTTGAACGTCTACGAAAACGGTCTATAAAAGGATAAAGTTCGTCTAAACTGTCAAAAGGTTCAAGACCGCCGCAGACCACAGCGTGTGTTAGAGGATTGGCTTCATATATATTTAAAATATCATATATATCTACGCTTAATATTGGTTCTTTTATTAATTGACTATTTTGACAAATCTTAGTGCCAAAATCTGCATCACATTTAAAATTACAATACGGGAACGCTATAAAGAGAGCTGGCTCTTTGTAATTTACAATATCATAATCATTCAATCCGCGAATCTGCATTTACATCCATCCACTTTCTCATTTTAAATTCTGCTTTGCGCTCTTTTGAATAAGTTTTAATTGGTGTATAAAAACCAACAATTCGAGTATATTCTGTCTCTACTGGTTCACCGCATATTGGACAAGTTTTACCATAAAAAGCGTGATTATGCTTGCAGGCTTGAATTTTAGTATTAAATGCAAAATAGGTTACGCCTTGGTCAGAAATGTAATTTAACATATCCCAAGCCTGTTCAAACGAATTAAACGGAGCTTCAATATTTACATGGAGAATAGAACCACCATTACAATATTTATCAAATAAAGAAGCAATTCTAACTCGTTCTGTAAGAGTGGTTTGAATTCCAAGAGGAATAAACTGGTTGCCGTAAAGTGGTAAGTCATCTACCACACTTTCTACATATAGCAGTTTATCTTTCTTCATTAATTTTGCGGCCGCGCTTTCTCCGGGAATTTGTTCTGTGTTTACCATATAATCTTTATCTATACAGAATACATCTTTGACGTTGCGAATAGTATCAAAAATCTTTTTGCCAAAGGCTGCAGCTTCGGGCTTGTAAAAAGTGTTACCAAGCGAATCTTGTTCTGTATAGCCAAAAGATTTCATTGTTTCATAAATACCAATAAATCCAATTGTATTATATAAATGTTCAAAATCAACCATCCCAAGTGTAAAGTTTTTAAGAAGCCCTTTTTCTACATTTCGAGAAATAATATGGCGTACGCAATCCAAAACTTCAAGGTCAAGTTGAACCATATCACGAAGTGCAGTTAAATAACTTTGCTCTGTGGTATTTTCCAGGGCCAAGCGCGCGAGGTTGATGGTTGAAACTTTAACTGAACCTACTTTGAGGGCGGTGCCACCAATAGAATTAAAGTACCCAAGGTCTTCAATATTTGACTTTAAACGGCAGCAATTACTTAAACTATTGACGCTATCATCTATAAAAATATTGGAATCATTCCATTTCATGTTATGGCGCACAGCCCATTCTGCAAATTCTTTATCTTGGAATTCACCATTTTGTTTAAGAAGAGAAATTGTGGATACAGGAAAAGTCATCATATTATGTGACCTAATTTCACTCATACTTTCTAAATAAATCTTTTGGAAATCCATTATTTCTTCTATTTCATCAACCATTAGTTCCCCGTCGGGGAAAACAGCACCGCCGAAAAGAGCCATAAGATAAACTCTATCAAAAGCACTTGTATTAGTAAAAGCAGACTGAATACCGCCACGTAGGAAAGGCTGATTAAGAGCGTATATAAGACGTTGTATGTGTTGCTCTGCGTATTTTCTTGGAGTGACAGTAAAATACCCATCACGCACGTCCCTACTCCAGAAATAATACATATAGGGAATAAGATTTGGAAGGCCAACTGCGCCACTTGAGCGATTGCATGCATAACTTACAAACTCCTTGACAAAGTCGATAAAAGTACCTAAATGCTTCGGCGGCTCTGCATTGAAGTTTTCAATAAAATACAAACCTTTTTCCGCAAGGTCTTTTAGGTCATAAGCAAAACAATAATGAACAAAACTGGTGGTATTAGCATCGTGCATATACAAATGGCCATTCCATTCGTTTTCAAGCCATTCGTTTGCGCGCTTAAAACCGTATCGCTTATTCATCTCGTGATAAATCTTATTAAAGGCCAAAAGTTTTTGATGCGGCTTAGGCATCTCATTCATCAAAGTCACTATATCTTTATGGCCTACATTTGCATTGCCATCAATAGAGGCATCTGCAACCGTATCTTTATCAACAAAAGCGTCAATAAAATCAGTATATGAAAGCTGTCCATCGGAGAAACCATTGATGGCCGCCATTTCTTCACCGTATTTTTCTTGCATACGGTTATATTGAGTTGTAAAATTTTTACTTAAACGAATATTTATATTCATGGCTGCGCGTTCACCCACTTAATTGCATTTGCAAAAGGCAAATAGGTTTCATCGTCTATTTTAAGCATCGGCGCGGCCTTAAAGTCGAGCTTTCTCATTTCTTCTTGATTGTCACAAATTTCGTACTCAATATTTTTCTTATTGAGTTTCATTTCTAATGCTTTACATTGAGGGCAATGAGTGCTATAAAGAATAATCATTCAGCTTCCTCCTCAGAAAGGTCACAATAAATGCAAAGGCCATTCTCAAACTTGTGCTGACAGCGAGCTTGAAGTTCACCTTTTTCGCGCGCAAGTTGCTTAATTTTATCTGTAAGTACAAATTGATTGATTATATCAAAGATTTCATCATTAATTTCATTAATCCTCTGACGGGTTTCTTGTCCATCCATATTCTAATTTTCCTCCATTCAAAATTACACCAGGCGCGCTATAGAATTTTTCAAATACATCATAATTATGTTCACGTATGTATTGAAATGATTCACGCATTTGTTCTTTTGTTACTGTTAAATGCTACCAAGGAAAAGGTTCAATATATGCGACCTTACTTGAAGAGCAGTATCCGTACAAGGTGCGGCCGCCTGGTTTTGGTAAATCTTCAATAAAAGTTTTTCCATACCAGCAATTGATAAGCTTCATAAGATTTAATAATGCTGGAGTTTGGAAAAAATCTTCATCAATATTAAGTAAAATTTTTGTTTTATATTTACGTAAAAATAAAGCTTGTTTATAAATTTGTGGTAAGACGTTTATCACGAAATCATCTTCATTCTAACATTTATATGTAAAGTTATATATGGTTTGACGTAGACTCATGGATGAATCTTCAAGAAGTTCAATAAGCTATTCATCTGTAAGTAAACCGTTATATTGAAGATAAAAGCAATTACCCATTGGATAAATATTTAACCATTTTTTAAGGTCTTCAAAGGTATAGACATTAATAGGATATTTATTACCAATGTGGTACATAAGCCCGCGCGGTCTAGCAGTCATTATATCATAGACCATATCATAGCTATTCGGTATGGCGGCCAAGTCATAGTCATGTAGAATTACACACGGATGGCGCGGCCGCAGTCGCTCGTATGGAAAAGGAAGTATTGTTTGTCCATTTAGTGACAATCTAAAGTGAGTTGCAGTTAATAATGTCTTTATTTGCTATGCTTCCTTTTTTGTATCTCCATAATAACTGGTATAACGTCGATATATTTCAAAATCTGGCTCTATAAGTTCTGCTTCCTATGGAAGCGTGTGATATGTCTACGAAAAGGCACGCCCGCCATATATAACATTTGATTTTAATATGTCTGTATTATATATACCATCATCATATTCTTTACGGAAATATGCAGTAGTATACCGTTCTGGCTCAAAATTGCTATGAAAAACAGTTACGTTTCGTTTCTTTTTAAGGTAGGCCGCGAGTTTAGCACATTCAAGATTGGGAATTACTCCAGGGTAATGGAAGTAGTCGTAGTCATAAACTAAAGCTACTCCCATTACGCCACCTCTACTCGTTCATGCTTAATTATAAGTCGCGCGCCGTCAACTCCAACAATTTGTTCTACTTTGTGATATGGAGTCCGGCTATATGTCTTTGCAATAAAATCATCATCTTCTCGAATACCAGTAATAATGATTTTGTTGCCGCGAGTAAACATAGATTTTTCTATAATGTGCTTTTTCCCGTCGGCGCCTCGTTCAGAGATTTGTTTGTCATATTGCTCAAATACGCCGCCATAGATTTTTACATTTACTACTCCCGTAGTTGTAAGAATTGTAACTGTTTTCTTTGCTTTATTACGGTCGAGGACTGTACCAGCAATACGCCGCAAAGTAAAGATTGGAACTTGTTTTCCTTTAATGGGAATAACACGTTCAACCTCTGGCGTAGTGCTCAAATCAAAGAAATCATCAATTTGATACATACTTAAATCAATATTAGCAAGTTCGTGCGGATGGGAATAAAACGACACAGAATCCATTTCCCATTTACTAATTGTGCCCGTGCAATATTTATTCCATACATCTTCAGTGAGACGATTATTCACAGCAGTTAAAAGTTCTGCATTATTTTTCTTTACAAAAGGACGAATAATATCCATTTGCTTTTGATAGATATTATCCCATGTAGATTGTTTAATTTTGAAACCGCTTTCAGTTTCGTCAGTTTGGGTTAACATATCTATATCAAAATTTTTCTCTATAAAATTCATAGCGATATTATCTATACCATAATATGTACTATCTAATTTCATTTTCTTTAAATATTTATTAAAATTGAAGACACGACGCTGCATATCGTATTCATCCGGAATTAATCCAAAGTCGATTAACATACGCATATTTTGTAGAGTGATGCGCTTTTTAGTATCGCTTATCATATCTACATATTGATGCATTATGTCGGTCCGCGCGCCGAAGCCATCAAAAGCACCGGATTTAATGAGATTTATCATCTGTACTTTATTAACTTTTACTCGCGCAAGGAAATCAGATATGGATGTATATGGACGATTTGCGATTATAAGTTTTACTAAGTCTTCTCCAATACGTGAAATACCACTTATACCATAACGAATTATATTAGCGTCCATATCAGGAGAGAATGTAAAGGTTGATTTATTGATATCTGGTGGCTCAACCGTAATGCCGCTCATACGCATTTTACCAATTGCAGTTGCTATTTTTCCATAGTTTGTTGCGGCCACTCGTTTCTTTTTCTTGCCGTCTTTCATTACAAGAACTTCTGCGGGATAACCATCACAATCCTCTTCATCATAGGAATCTTCTACATCCTCTTCATTATCATCCTCAGCAAACTCTTCCATCTCATTAGAATAGGTTTCTTCGGTTGGGTCGAGATTAATATCCTCTTCTTCCTCTTCTTGCTCGTTGCCGCCTGCATCTGTAATCAAACAAGCACAGTTCCAAAAGATAATGGGATATTTATAAGCAAGATTCATTTCTTGAAGAGCGATTAAACTATACGCAAGAGTATGAGATTGGTTCTTTACCACACTTAGTTTCCTAAGCCAGTTAGACTGTTGTGGTCTGGACTATACCATCATCCTTATCTAATAAGGCGTCGTTATTATAGTCTCTGAACGTCTTTCTCAAATTATTATACTTTCTATTCATTCCAAATGGTTTATTATAAACTAAAGCAATAATTTGAGAAATTTCGCTGCGGATTATCTAATCTTTAATAATTTTACCTTACCCGTACTTTTTCTGTGCGGCCACCATATACGTTGCCGTTATAGTTTGGTTATTAAAGCTCTAAAGAACTTCCCGCAATTTAAACGATTTTTTACTATATGTTGCCATATAGGGATTCAATTAAATTCTAAATCCATAACCTTTACTCATAGCAATCAAAACGTCCCATACATAATGTGCAAATTTAGCATTTATACCTTTCTCTGCGGTTACACGATAAAACTCCTTTGTAAGTGCGTCGTAGTCTTTAGGGTTCTTTTTTGCTATTGACTTACGGAGCTTGTCTGCCCATGTCAGTCCAAAACCGCCGAGTTCGGGAAGCTGAACAAGTTCCATGAATTGTTCCTGTGCGATACAAAGACCATAAGACATACCGAGAACTGGTTCCAGGATTTTTTGCTCTTGCGCGCCCAGCCCATATTTTTCGATTTCACGACTCCACGCATCGGGATTTGCTTTGAAGCGCGCGAGCTTGTTGGTTGGCATTTCTCCACCTTTTTCTTGAGCCATAAGACGAATTGTAGAGTTAAGAATTGCCAAGTCGTCAACGGATGTAGGCTTCAGAGTGGCTATGCCGTTAATACCGGATTGCTTTTCCATTTGGAATAGGGATTGAATCTCATGATTCCAAACCATTTCCCACATCTTTGGGTCATCACGTTCTATATTATAAATACCAATTATATTCTCATAAGTGGCTTTAAGAGAAGGTTCGCGCTCAACTAAACCTGCATCACAAAGCAAATCAATGCAATTATGAATCTTATCCATCGCTTCGACAGAAAGTGCATCATATTTAATGAGTGATACAGCTTCAGAGTCATGTAATTCAAACTGCGTGCAGATTGTACCATCGGGCGCGCGCATGAGAGCAGTAGATTCAGTAAAAGGTTCATCAACAAAGATTACACCGCCGGCATGAATACCAGAGCCGCAAATCAACCCCTCAATTTTTTGGGCAACATTCCACAATTCAGAGTAGTTATTCATTTCAACGATGAATTGCTTTATGGGTGGATAATCATTTTCTTCATCACCGTTATAACACTGGGATAAAGTACGAAGCATACCGCGGTCAGCGGGAATAAGACTTGCAATATATTGAGCAATATCTACATCAATTCCCAGACCGCGCGCAGCGGTCAAAATCGCAGATTTTGACTTTTCGGTTCGAAAGGTTGCGACATTGGCAACTCTATCTTCACCATAATATTTACGGAAAGCACTTAATACCTGAGCACGGCGGCCGCCCTCAATGTCAAAGTCAACATCAAGAACAGAGACACGCTCCGGATTTAGGAAACGCCAACGGAATGTACGTGTGTTTTCTCTTAATGGATTGATTTGAGTAATATCCAAACAATATAGAAGAATAAAACCCACTCCAGAACCTCTACCACAACCGACAAGACTACCAGCCTCCCAGCAAATGTCAATAATATTTTGAAGATTTAAATAATATGCACTCCAGCGCGCCTTATTGACTTCTGATGATATCCATGTGTCTTCGAGACACGCATTTATTTCATCATATGCTTCTTTTGTATTAAGGTCAAAATGTCTATAAATACCATCAATAACCGCATTTACAAGATATTTGTCTGCTGCGTATTCGGATTCATAAAATGTTTTAAGCATAGGAATACGCTTAAACCACATAGGATATTCAGTATAGTAACTAAGAACGGGCTTCCATTTTAATGTAGGAATATTGAGTGGCCGCAAGAGACTATAGTCTTGAATACTATCTTTAATCTTTAAGATATTTTGATATGCAACTTGAATTTGCTCTTCTGTCATATACTTAAAGAAAGATTCAAGTTCTTCTGTCCCCATCATATAGGTAGTCGCATAGAATTCATCTACTTCGCGCTCGCCATTCTGTGCATTAAGATACGCCTTATGAACTACTCTATCTTCTTTCTTTAAATAGTGGGAGTCAGTTGTAATAATATAAGGAACATCATATGTTTTAGAATAATCAAGAAGTCTTTTATTTACAATAATTTGTTCACTATTTTTTGAAGGCTGCATTTCAAGATAGAAATTCCCTTCGCCAAAAAGATTCTTTAATTGAGTAATCCAAGTACCAAGTTTTGCTTCTGATGTACCTTTGAGGATTTGCGTTGGAAGCGCGCCGCCAAGGCAAGCAGTAGAGCCAATTACATGACCAGGGTCAGCACCGATAATCTCAAATAAGTCATTGTAGTATGTAGGAACTCGCCGCATACCACGAGCCATGTAACTGCGCATCCATGCTCGCGTTGAAATTTCTCGAATCTGCCGCGCGCCTACTGCGTCCTTTGCCAATAGAATAAAGTGATAATATCTATCTACTTCTCTATTATAGTTTTGTGCGTTTAAACCGTTTCTACAAAGATAAATCTCATTTCCAAGAATTACTTTAAGGTCTGGATACTTCTCTTTAAGTTTTTTAGCTGCATTTTCAGCCTTAACCCATCCACTAATACTTTCATGGTCAGTTAAGGCTACTACTTTGTGTCCAAGTTCTCCTGCGTAATTAAATAATTCATCTATTTTGTTGATGCAGTCACGTAGACGAATATTTGACGCTAAGAATAATCGCTATGGTTATGGAGCGATCCTGGATAACTAAGTCGATTATTCATTAACATCACCACCTTTCATGATTTCTTCAATAAAATAATTACTATGAGTATTTGTTTCTTTCTTAAAATTATTCCACTCTTCCATGGTCATGTCTCGTTTGTTTAAATTTTCAAAAAGAGTTAGAAATTGTAAATTATTTAATTCGTTTGTTCCCCCACGTGATTTTGGCATGATATGATCTATTGAAGGTTTTGCTAAATCATAGAAGGTCGAACTATGCAGTTGTTTTTGCCAGAAATCATAGAGTTGATTAAATTGTAACTAATAATAAAAATACTCAATATAATCGGTATATTTGTTTATATCAATATTAGTCAAATTAATTGTCCGTGTAATACTTCTATGAATAAATAAAAATTTATCGAAATCATCAAAAGAGCATAGGTATTCTTCCGTTAGAGTTTTTACACCATTTGTTGCCAAAAAAGCATCAATTTTCCGCAGACAGCCACAAGATTTAGTATGCCTTGCACAAGTTAATAATCTCTATTCAACTTGAGTTATGTTTCCACAATCACACTAACAATACCATTCTTTCCTTCTTCCGGCATTTCTTCTTTTGTCTACAGGAACTAGAGAGAGCACGGTTAATCTTCCTATTCTCTAATTAGTTAAATCTTTTCCCTACATATTAATTCACAAAAGACCCAGAGTCAATAATAACTCCATTTTCTTCTAGTACAAATCTAATATTTTTAGTATTATTTTTAAAACTATACTCCATTATAAGTTCATCATAATGGTCGTAAGCTTCATTTATATCATCAGTTTCAAAAGAATTTAATGTTAATAGATTTGGTGAATATACTTTATACCTCATTCAATCACGCTCCTTTTCCTATTTTCTATAATAATTATACCATAAATTCAAACAAAAGTCAATTTTAATGTAGGCCGGTTAACCATTTAATCCATATAATTCCTACTATTAAAACTAAAATCCAAAACATAGCATATCCTTTCAGAATGTAAGTAAATCATCTATTACTTCATAGTTCTCAATAAATATCTGCGGTGTTATATTTCCCATCCATTCATTTAGATTCGCTCTACCTACAATATTCATTTTTATCTCATTACACTTCTCTAATTGTTTTATCATTTCAGTTGCGTGGAATTTCATATATGCCATTCCATTAACTGTTATTTTTACTGTGTCTTTATTCGCGCCCATGATACGAATGTCATCAGCTTGAACATATATATTTTTAACACAAATAAGTGGTTCTGGATTGCCTTGACCCCAAATCTCTGGATTCGAAGCAAGCTCATATACTAATTGAATCAAATCTGAGCTATCTCCACTTCTTTCAAAGTTTACATCATACGCACCGATATTAAAGTCAATATTACTTAAAGCTTGGTTTGCATATTTGTGGAAGGCGCGCAAGTTAGAGTCGAGGATTGAAGCACCAGCCGCATTGGCATGGCCCTGAACATATTCAAAATATCCACTTTCATTAAGAAATGATTTGAGGTCAGTAAGTTCACAGTCTGATACATTTCGTATTGACCCTCGGTCGTATCCTTCTGCGTTAAGACGCGCAACAATTGTTGGACGTTTAAAACGCGCGGCCAGCTTCATAGCAATAAGACCATTTATTTCCGGTGGGAAATCATCATCTTCATCTAATCTCACAAAAAGAATTTTATTATCCAAAAGGTCATGTTTGTAAATTTTTTGTTCGAGTTTATCAACCATTTGGTCTGTAATACGGCCTTGTTTGGATTTTGCATTAGTACATTCTCTAAGTGATTCGATTGCAACTTCTTCAAGAGTGCCTGCCGCGCCACGTTTGTTGCATGGGACTTTACGATGACCGTCAACTAGCCCCAGGAATAGACGTTCTTTTTCTTCCATTGTACCTACACGAATGAGTGCATTCATCATAGGAACTATATAGAAGGCAACAGTTGTTGGATTTACTTCGCCGCCCATTGAGTATGATTGCTTTTCGATTGCACTTCGGAAGAAATAATTACTAACATTCTCAAACCCATTCTTCATTATATAACGATTTTCAAGATTTAAAACTGAACCCATATCACCACACACACCCAGGGCCGCGAGGTCAATTAAAGTTTTTGCAAATAACCTATAAGCTAAATTCTGCTCAGCATGACATCTACAGAATTGCCAGGTGACTCCTGCGCCAGTAAGGTCTTTATTGGAATAGTTAGGTGATAGCTGGTTATTGATAATACAAGCATATTGACTTATGGCTTGTCCTTCATCTATTTCATGATGATCAAGGATTAGGAACTTTGTACCTCGCGCGCCGATGCCTTCGTGAAAGTCAAAATCATTACTTGAACTATCTGGTAGTATAATTAAATCATAAACTATATCTCCGCTTATAAGTTTTTCATAATGGTCTTGAAGTCCATGTTCTTTATGCTCGTGTAATACAAAATTTATATATTGCCCCGGCGCGATATATGTTATGTAATTATATATAATCGCAGCAGAGGTATAACCATCAACATCACTATCAACTACTATTAAAATAGTTGAGTTTTCTTTCTGTAAAGTTTCTTGTAATAAATTAATTCCTTTCTCTATATTAGTTAAATCATGTGGGTCATTTAGCGCGGTTGTGGGTGGATTTAGATAGAGCTCTAAATCTTTTATGCCGCGCGCAGCAAGTAAGTTTTTGAGATAGTCTTGCTGCCAATTTTCATTTATTAAATTTATTTTCATCTTTTCTCCATTTATCCATAATAACCACCATCTGGAGGGTCTCGTTTGTATTCACTACAATTTCCATCTATATCTATATTAGAGCAAGTATTTTCATAAGCACATTTATGACAACGACTTACTGCTGGTCTAGATTTTATTTGTTGGCATTTCAAATTATATAAAATATTTATTGCTTCTTCATAACTAGAACATATACAATGTTTACGTTCCATATTATAATCTATAATTATTTCTATTTTCATACACGTACCCTTTTCCATAAAAGTTGTTTGAAGACTTCTTCTCCGTGGTCACTTGGACTATCTTTTAGTCGAAGTAATCTTTCTCTATCATATATAAAACTAAAGTTGCAATACATATTATACTTTTGGCACAAAGTATAAAGGTGATTAAAATAAGTATCATCTTTTGGTTCTTCTTCACTGTCAAAACATATTACAATTTCTTGGGGATGACATTCACGTATTAGAATATCCAGTGCATATTTATTTAATTTTGAACCGCACACAGCGGCCGCGCAGTTTAACATCTGAAAAGACTCAAATTGAAGAACTGATTTTTCCGCTTCAAAAAGATATGCAATTCCACTTCGTTTAATATTTTCTTTTGTGATATTAAGTCCATATAGATTAAGACTTAGTGGGTGACTATACCATTTGTCTTCTATTTGAACTGGCATATACTTTCCTACATTTTCAATCTCCCATGGATTCAGCGCGCGGCCTCTAATTCCAATCAAACGACCATTTACGTCATAATGGGGGATTATAATTTTATTTTGCGAAGGAGAATATTTAATATTAAATTTGTCCATGGCCGCGCGCGAGATGCCATCATTAAGCCATTCGATTGGATAGTACTTTACGAATACATCTAAGATTCCTTCGGGATAAGCCGGAAGCTCTCTTCTAATTTTCTTTTGACTATAATCGTCTTGGATACTTTTATACTTGTTTGCGTCTTCAGCATTAAACGAGATATTAGAACAGTCAAGAATTACTCGAAGTATATCATTATACCAGTCATATTCATAATTGCGTGTTTCATAAAACCGCTTTAAGAATGAAAAGATTGACATCGCGCCATCTTCGGTATAGCATTGAAAGATATGAGTATTCTTATAATAATAAAGTTTCCAAGAAGCATCATCAATATCTGCATGATGGCACACAGTTGGCATTATGATATAGCTTCCCTTTTCTTCAAAAGGAATTTGAAGCTTATCAAGTAATGCTTTTACTTTATTGTCATCAAGTTGTTCAATTATTTCTTCGTAATTCATTGAATCTTCTCTATCTCTTTTAATTCTTCTTGCCAGTTGTTGCTTTCCCAATCAATCTCATATATAAAATGTTTCTCATACTGGTCAATAACTTCCATTCGTGAATCCGTCATATACAAATCTTTCTTTCGTAGATTACCAAGGTCTACATAGCTCCAAATGCGAACTTGCGACCATTCGCCACTACGAACTTTATAAATATCAGTTACAATATTTGGAATTTCGCGGCCCAGCCCCACAAAGAAGTCTTGTTCTTCTTTAGTTGGACGTGCCATAACCATACCAACATCTGCTTTATTAATGACTGCGCGCGAACCAGCAATTGAGGATTCATTTCGGATTGTCGTATTAGAATCTGCATTTGCATTTACCTGCGTTGAGGTAAACATACACACATTCAACTCTACAGCTATATCTTTAAGTGCAGTTGAGAACATTAAGAGGATTTCGTCGTTTCTTAAACTTACGCCTCTAAATTCACTCAAAAGACTTGGAGATATAAAGATATAGTCGTAAAATACGTATTCAATATCATGAAGTAATACTTGTTCTCTTACAATGTTCTTTACTAAGTCAATACGAGGGTTTGGCATTTGCACAATAAAGAAATTATCTTGATATTCTTTCATTATCCATAGAGCCTGTTTAATGATTTGAACTTCTTTATCTGTAAAATTACCATAACGAAATTTAGACTCATTAAAACCAGTAAGATACGCCAAAATCATTTTCTGAATTTCAGGAATCGTTTGCTCTGTTGCAATAAACAAAACTTTTTTACCTGAGCCGCAAATAATCCACTCTTTCTTAAAGTGGTCATATCTAAAAGGATAAGCAATTAGACACGCATCACCAACAGCTTGACGAGTTTTACCTGTACCGCTACCAGCGCTTCGAATTACCAATGTACCCAACCGCGCGCCGGCCATGACTTCATTTAGAATATCACCTTGAACCGGGACTCCAATGTCAGAGCCTTGGACGGCCGCGTCAATAATATTTTGAATATTAGTAAAAGCACTTTCAGTTTGAGTAACTTCATTTTGTATAAAACTATGTTCAATAAGTAATAGTTTCTTCTTTATAGTATCAAGAATATCATCTACTTCAAGCTCTTCAAAATTTTTATTTACGTCAAGAGCTTCTGGACGAGTAAGGTCTTCGATATAAAACTCATCTGTATTAATGCCCTCTTTTTGAAGCCTATTAAGTAGATTTACTTTTTTAAGACGCTTATAGTAAAAAGAAAAATTACGTTCATCAGCTAAGAAATCTGCGTCTTGAAGAAATTCAATACCATTATTCTTTTTGAATAACGTCGCGGCTGCCCCATTAGATTGTAAATAGTTTTCTACATCTATTGGTTGTATGCGCAAGGCGCCGCCGCGATATAAACTATCAATTGCTGCAAAAATATATTTATCAAAACGAGAAGTAAAGTCATCAAGTGTTAAGAGATACTTATCAGTTTCAGATAGATATTGTGGATGCTTCATTAAGGAACCAAAGATTTGCAGGGTAGAATTTTTATCAACTATCATCTTCTGCTCCTATATCATCAAGATTATATTTTACTTTTGGTTTTTGAACAGTTGGTTTTGTAATTTTCTTTACTGGACGATGACTTCTTTCAAATATCTGCTCTTCAATAGCTTTTAAGAAACCGCGCTTCTTCCATTCTTGGTCAGTCCAATATTCTGTTGCTTCTTTATAAACATATGGTACAATACCAATTCCACCATTACCTTTATCCCAAGCGTTATGCTTGATTTCATAAAAATACTTTAGTGTAAAGTAAATACCTTTATTTGTAAAACGATTTTCTTTCAAGAACTTCTTGCGCTGTGCTTCACACATATGGTAATTATAACTTACTTTGAGGTCGCGCGCGAGAAAGTCATAGATTAATAGACTCCAATCATCATCATCTTTATTAGTAATCTCTGTATTTTTCCAATTTTGATAACATTCTGTATGGTAATAAAAATTCTTAGATGGCATTATCCATTGGTCAGGTGCTAAAACTTCAGTATCAAAACATTTCTTACAAACTCTACACATTACTATATGTTTTGCCATCTTACCACTTCCTTTCATAGATATTTCCTTCTAATTATATTATACCACAATTTTACAGTTTTGTCAAATTTAAAAAGCGTAGGATATACCTACGCTTCTGTGTTTTGTTATTTATTTAAAGCATATCGCTCATTTCATCAACAACTAGTTGAAGTAGCTCTACTTGGTCTTCTGTGAACTCACTTAGCTTCATTCTGCGGCCCATCGTCATCTCAATCTTCTTGAGAATTTCTGCAGCGACTTCGGGTTTTGCATTATCGCCTTCTCCTACAAGTTTCTGCCATAGGCCTGCGGCCTTAGCACGAACCTCAGAGAAATCAAGCTTTTCAATTGTAGAAGTTAATGCAGCGCTATCAACTACTTTAACTCCATCCTCTTTTTCAGACCGCTCAATAGCTTCGGTAATTGCAGCGACTAGTTCATCATATCCAAATGGAATTTTCGGTTTCATATACTTAAAGCGACTTCCAGCAAAAAGCGTCGGAGTTTCTCTTGTGTATAGATAACGCTTTGCTACTCCATCTTCCCATTCGGTTCCGATATAACCAATAATATCTACAATACCATTACAAATTTCCGCCGCGCGCTTTGGAAGGTCGGGGTAAATAATTTCAATTTCACTTCCATCAGCGTTCTTCTCGATGCGGGAAGCATTGTGCGCAATCAATACAACACCATAACCAAGCATTGTAATTTTTCTCAAAGAGTTTTCAAACTCTTTCTTTGCTGCGCTATAGCCTCCGCCCCACGGAATATCACCGATTTTTTGTACGCCATTCTGACGGCAAATAAATTGTTCACATTGGTCCCATGCAATAGATACAGTATCTACTACAATCGTGCTATATAGCTCTTTTGCTTCTGGCTTTTCAAGCTATCTTAGTACAGCTTTAAAATCACTCCAACTGTTGATGTCTTGAGCCATTACTCCGCCCAAACCATTATAACCACGCTCGAAGGCGCATAGAAGCGCCTTCGGGAATGAGGCAGCAGCGGTAGTTTTACCACTTTTTTCTTTACCATAAATTAGCACATATTTACCTTTAAGGTCTCGGCTAATTACGGATGGCTTAATACTAAAAATATCTACTGCCATAGATTAGGCCTCCTTAGAAGCCCAAATCAAACTGCTGCTTCGAAGTTGTACCAGCAGGGGCGGGCGCAGACTTCGTTGTGGCCTTATCCTTCAAAGACTCAATATAAGCTTTATGCTCTTTAAGAGCAGCAGCTAGTTCAGCTGGGTCAAATGCCGCATCGTCTTCCATAGGAGCCTGGGTTCCCTTGGTAACGATAAGCTCACTTACGGTAATGGTACGAATGTGCTCTTCCGGCTCACCAAAATCCATCTCCTCAATAATAGTTTGAGTAGTGGTAGTGAAGTTCAAGCGACCCTTTGCGGTATAAGTCTTACCATTCTCCCAATAGGTAGTGATGGCATCAATAACTTTAGGATTGGTTGCATACATTTCAAGAGTATCGACCTTTCCGCCATACTGGGGGACAATTGCCTTAATGCGAAGCTTCTTAGGCTCAACCTCAACGCCGTCCTTGTCGGTTACAAAATCGAGAGAAGAAACAGCAAACTCAAGAGAGAAAGATGCTTCTGGACGGAACTCGTTAGTTGCCTTAGAAATAAAAGACGCATTAATACGTGGGAAAGATACAAACTGGCCCTGCTGATTCCAATACTCATTCATGCGAATGTTACCATTGGTGATACGTACCTTATCCGCGCCAACCTTTCCGCCGGCCGCAGCAATAGATACATAGCTAGTCATAACCTGCTCGATGTTCTCATAAGCAGGATTAAGCTTACCAGCATTGGTATACTTGGAAGCAAACATATAAACAGGAATATCAAGAGCGACATCTTCACCGTTAATATTCTGCTCTACCAATACCTTGATATGTCCACCGATATTATCAACGGACGCACCAGTGTTCTTGTTTACATATGAACCATACTTAAGATTAATTTCTGAAAGGATTCCTTCAATACGTACTTTGTTTTCTGCTTGTCTCAACATTATTTTTTCTCCTAGATTCTTAATTTTGTTAAATACTTTTAGGGAGTCTTTCGGCTCCCATACTATTACTCTTCACCCTGTACGAAATTCATACCAGTGTCAGTAAGCTGAACATAGGTAAGGGGCTTCTCTTCGCCAGGAACCTCAACCTTCTCACGAATAGCAAGCTCATGCTTTACGAGAGAGTTGACACGACCGGTAATAGAAGCGATTTTGTCGCAATTAAGAGCAACACGCATCTCCTCAGTAGTAGCGCGGCCGCCATGTGCCTGTAGGTACTCAAGAGCCTCAAAAGTCTTTTCAGTTAACTTAGCCATAATTTCATTCTCCTTTTTCTTTAAATAAATTTTTTTATTTATAAGGCGGCTGACCTTATATTTGTTATTAAAATGAAAGGAATTTGTAATTTTTTGTTACTTCTCACTTTCTATTTATATTATAACATAAATTTTCATTAAAATCAAATTTTAATAAATAAATTTTGATATGGTAGAAACTAATAGGTGATTAAACATTAGATGAATATCTTCTGTTATTTGCATATTATTAATTGGCGCCCATAGATTAATATGTGCTAATTGTTTTAATTTTCCGCCATCGTATCCAGTTAAGCCAATAACAGTGGCCCCATGCCCTAAAGCATAAGTTACTGCATTAATTACATTGGGTGAATTGCCACTACCAGATATAGCAATAATAATATCGCTAGATTTAACGCGTCCGCGCAATTGATGACGAAATACCTCTTCATAAGAAATATCATTTGCTATTGCCATGATAGTTGCTATATTATCATTTAAACAAAAGCAATTAGCATTTAAAATTTTATTAAAGTCATTTGTTAGATGAGAAGCTGTTGAAGCGCTACCACCGTTTCCAAAACAATAAATACATCTTTGATATTGTACTGCTTCATATAAAAGTGCAGCAGCCTTCTCTATTTCTACCATATCAAGATTTTTTAATACGTCAATTTCTTGAGCCAAATAATTACCTAAAGTTTCTTCAAAAACTATCATAAAATTTTCCTCACCGCATCTAATATGTCTACTGCGTCTTGTGGAATTATAATGGGTTTAACACCTACATTAATACCAGCTTGTTTATCTCGTTCTGCGTCTCCAATAATCCATGATTGCGACAAGTCAATATTATATCGCTTGGCCGCCTTCAACAGAAGACCTGGTTTCGGTTTTCGACAATCACAGTCAATTTTGTATTCTTTATTTTCGTCTGGATACCCTCTATCTTGGTGATGAGGACAGAAAAATATATCATTAAGATATGCTCCCTCTCGACCAAGTGAATCTTCTAGTTTGGCATGAATGTAATCTACATCTTTCATCGAGCACATTCCGCGCGCGACTACTGATTGATTTGTTACTACAATGGCTAAGTATTCTGAATCATTAATAAGTCTTAGCGCGGCCGCAGCGTTTGGAAGGAGGGTTAATTGACTTGGATCAGATACAAGTCCGACCTCTTCATTAATTGTTCCATCTCTATCAAGAAAAATTGCTTTTTGTTTATTTTTAAGATTTCGATGAAATGGAATATTATTAATTATATCATTACTTACTTGATAATATCTGTCTACTGTTCCTATATCTTTAACATATTCAGAAGATGAATAGGCGTACAAATATTCTAAATATGGCAAAATCTCTTTTTCTAAATCAACTTTTGCGTGGTCTGGAAAAACATTTAGAATGCTTTTGTTAAAAATGTAAATACCAGCATTTGTGCAATTATGTAGCCATTTATTTCGTGCTTGTCCTTTAAAGATAATTTGTCTTATACGATTATTTTCATCTAATTCAATTAAATCGGAATCATATGGATGTGAATTGGGATGAACAAATAATGTACCTTCTCCCTTATGCTGATGATGAAAGTTAATCATACGTTGAAAATTAATATTAAAGAACAAATCTCCATAAATTAGAAAAAAGTCATCATCTAACAGGTCTTGTATTATTGGTAAAGCACCAGCGGTTCCAAGCGGCTCGTCTTCTTCAAAATAACGTACTGTTCCGCCAAATTTATCAAGAATTAAATCTCCTAAATGTCCAACCACTACAATAATATCATCTATTCCATTCTCTTTTAAATTTTCAATTTGCTATTGAAGTAGTGGTTTCCCACAAATTTCAATCATTGGTTTTGGAATTTTATCTTGAGTGAGTGCTCTTAATCGAGTACCTTGGCCGCCGGCCATAATTACAGCTTGCATACTTCACCTACTATCGTATATAACTTTAGTTCCGTCATCTTCAAAATTAAAAGGCATTTCTATTAAATCTAGTGCTTCTCTTAGCCGTGTTTGATGTGATTTTGGGCAATAAAATAATAGAAATCCACCGTTACCTGCACCTAATAATTTACCGCCAAGGGCGCCATTATGTATAGCAATATCATAATATTTATCAATAATGGGATTTGCAATTTTACTTGCCAAGCTACGTTTTAATATCCAGTTAGTGTGTAGTAAAAATCCAATTTCATCTAAATTGCCTACGCTGAGGGCGCGCCGTGCATCATAAACAAGGTCAGTCATTTGTAATAATTTATCAAATTTTTCTTTGTCATCAATAATATTTTGACTTTGCTCTTGTAAAATTTGATTTGCTGAATGAGTAATACCAGTATAGAATAGTAACAAATTATTATTTAACTCTTGCATTACGTCATATTTTAAATATATCGGCTTTACTTTTACTTCTTCATTTGGCAAAAATTTAATCATTTTGATGCCGCCAATAGCGGTTCCATATTGGTCTTGTTTTCCAATTGGCTCTTTTAAGATATTTAGCTCTAACTCACACGCTTCTTCTGCTATTTGCGCCTATGAATATAATTCATCTTTATAATTGTGTAAAGCATTTATTAAGCCCACTGTATACGCACTTGAGGTAGAAAGTCCTGTACCTGAAAGTACATCTGCCATACTTGTAATTTCTACACCTTTAACGTTATGTTTTAATAATAGCTCGCGCGCGATTGGATGTTGTATATCATGTACATCCTATACAATTTCAGTTTTATTATACTTTACTATTGTATCTTGTTGATTAAAGGTAGGGTGTATCATAATATACATATATTTATTAATCGTTGTCGTTAATACACAACCTTCATGTTGGTGATAGAATGATGGTAAATCTGTTCCACCACCAATGAGGCTCACGCGAAATGGAGTTCGTGTAATAATCATACGTCTATTTTTAAGGATAAGTGAGTATTAGAGCCAGGACGACGATAGTTGTAGAAATAAGATGGTATAGATAGATACAGGACTTCGTCTCGTGTATTTGCTTTCAATACCCGTTCCATAAATTCATTATCTTCTTGAAAGCGTATGTCTGCAAAACGAAAATCTTTAATAAAATCATATTTAAAAATATATTGCCAAACCATTGAAAAGTGTTGCATCTTAAAATAATTACTAACGAAATTTATTTGCATTATGTTTTCGCCTGGGTTATTCCACAAACTATCCATACATTGTTGAATGATTTCGTGGTTAATAATCCAATCATCACCATCAACAAACCATATATACTTACCTTTGGCATAGTCAAGGCCGTAGTTACGCGCGGCCGCGACAGTTTTACCGTGACTATAAAGAATTTGATAGTTCATATCAGACATATAGGAACTAATTATTTTTTCTGTCGAGTCTGTTTCAGTATCTAAAACAAAAAGAATTTCATATTTAATTCCTATAAAGTTTACTATGTGAAAGCTAAGAAGTAGATTTTTAATATAATCTGGAATATTTTTGCACGGAACAATAATTGATATATCCAATGGTTGAGTTTCTTCAGCTTTTATCTGTTGCCAAACTTCATCATCATAAAGGTCTTTTACATAATATTGAGGCCATAGATAGAAATATTTATAACTTGAATTTTGATTATTCCAAAACTTATAATTAAGCATATGGTATATTTTGACATCTTCAATAGGTGGAATATTTTTATAGTTTATATTTCCAAAATTGTAAATAGTGTCAAGATATTTAATATACCCATCACAAGCTAAATTTATAGCATCTTGGTCTGGCAAAGGTAACTTAATATTATTAAGTATAGAAAACCATTTATCGTCAATTTTATTTTCTCGAATGAACTTTAAATTGAATAAAACCACACCGGAATTAATGTATTTACTTTTCTACATTTTCTTGCGTGGCGGCATACACCAATCCATTATTAGGTCTTCATCTCTATCTTCAGGCCAGGCCGCGATAGCATAATCAGACATATCCATATTCCATAATTCATCAAGATTACCTAATACTAAAGTGTCTATATCAAGATATAACACTTTATCTTCTTCTAAAAGTTGTGGCAGCCAACACCGAGACATTTGCATGGCATTGGCGCCACTATTTGGGCCATCTGATAATGGGAAATTTGGGATTTTATCTTTACTAATAATTTTTATATTTTTTGTTCTTTTAATACAATCAAGTGTTTCGTCTTCGGTAATAATATACACAAAGGCGTCTGGATTGTGCGTAAATAAAGAGTTTAATGCAGTAGGTAAATACTAATCTACATTACGACTCGAAGTATATACAACTATCATTTTATCGTCTCCATTTATAGACTTGAAATACTAATTACATGGTTATTAGTTAATTTTATTAATCTGACGCCTTGTGTATCACGAAGGGACAGTGGAATATCATTGTACTTGATACGAATTTGAGTTGTTGTTGAATTAATGAGTATATCTTCAGTAGAAACCAATGGTATAAAGTCACACATTTGTTCTGATTTTTGGATACGTACACCTTTAGTGTTAGTATTTGTAATATTAAAATCAGAAAGACGAGTAAGTTTACCATATCCATCTTCAGAAATACTGAATAGCTCTTTTGTCGTGGCTGGGATGGCTCGCGCGCTCTGTACGTAATCACCTGGATTTAATTTCATACCCATAATGCCACGAGTTACACGACCAATAGCATTGATAGTGGATGAATTAATCATTATAAATTGACCTGCGCGTGACATTATGCCTATTTTTTCATCTATTAAAGTAAAGATAGAAGTAATTTCATCACCTGTATCTAGCTTTACAGCTTGCGCGCCGGTATTACGTTTGAGATTATATTCACTGAGCTTACTTTTCTTTATGATGCCCTTACGAGTTATAAAGACAATAAAGCGATTTTCTTGTTTTGGATTTAGAATTACTGCGGCCGTGGCATTATCGGTAAGACCATAAGCAGAGAGATACTGTTTTTCTCCAATGGCAAAAGCATTGAGTTTTGTATGATAATAATTTCCTTTATTATTAAAGAAAAGAATTGTATCTGTATTTTGACCTATAAGATTATCGACAATAAATTCATCAGAGTCAAGCTTAAATTTTGCACCGACTCCACCGCGGCGTTGTGTAAAGAGACTGGATGTTTCTATTACAAATACTGCACCTTTGTTGGTGAAAGAAATAGAAAGTTGTTTTTCTTCTACTACTTCATCTTCATCGGAGATTATGTCCATAATTTTTGTGCGGCGCGCGTCACCCAGTAGTTTAGAAATCTTTTGAAAACCTTTTTCAATTTCTTTATAGAAAAGAGTTTGGTCGTTGAGGATAGCATTAAGTTCGTCGCGCTTTTTCTCAAGTTCTGCTTTTTCTTTTTCAAGCTTTTCAACTTCCAAATGAGCAAGGCGTGCAAGCTTAAGGTCAAGGACGGCTTTTGCTTGGACATCATCAAGTAGGAATTGTTTTGTAAGTTCAACGCGCGCCGTCTGTGAGGATGCACTAGACTTGATGACTTGCACTACTTCATCAATAGAAGCAAGACAAATCAAAAGCCCTTCAAGGATATGAATGCGGGCTTCTACTTCGTGGAGGTCATATAGAAATCCACAACGATAGACGAGTTTTTCATGTTTTAAATGCTCTTCAAGTGCTGCCTTCCATCCAAAAACTTGCGGGAAGCGGCCATCACGCAGCATTGTCATATTAATGCCGTAGTGAGATTGAAGTGAGGTATTTTTATAAAGTGATTTAAGAACTTTGGTTGGATTAGCCTTTTTGACGAGATAAATTTTTAAAAGAATTTTTTCTCCAGTGAGGTCGTTGTAGCGTTCAATACCAGGGTTGTCTTCGGATTCGATTAAAGCATTAAGTTCTTCTCGGATTGTAGAAGTATAAACATTGTATGGGATTTCGGTCACTACAAAACAGTTATCTTTGGGGTCCCATTCGACCGTACTTCTTAACTTACAGGCCGCGCCCGTTCCATTTTTTAATGACTCTTTTACTTGGGATTCATTGAGTAAGGTCGCGCCCGTCGCAAAGTCTGGCGCGCAGTATATATCTTCAAAGTCTATATCTGGATTCCACAATAATTTTATAAGTGCTTCATTGACTTCTTTAATATTGAATTGTGGAATCGAACTTGCTGCGCCAACTCCGATACCAAGAGAACCATTTACTATATTATAGTATCCTTTAGAGGGAAGAATTGCAGGATATTGCTTAGTATCATCATAGTTATCACGCCATTCTGCAATTGTGTCTTTATCTATATCTTCAATGATATGATTAAAAATCTCTGCCAGGCGTGCGGAGGTATAACGTGGAGCAGACCAGTTACCAGTCATTTTTGCATCGCCATTAGAACCTTCAACTTCGACAAGCGGATAGCGCATAGCAAAATCTTGGCTTGCGCGCATTATAATACCTTCACAAGAAGCGTCGCCATGAATGTAATAGTCTGCCATGGCGAGACCAATGGCGTTATTTGTCTTTTTGAACGGCTTACTATGCACAAGTTTATTTTGATACATAGAATAGAAGATTTGACGCGCAGATGGCTTGAAGCAATCACGCACATCAGGAAGGGCGCGAGATTGTAATACTGCCCCAGCGTATGACGTAAAGGCAGTATTAATTATATCAGTCATTGTTTGGGACATTATCATTCTCCTTTATTATTCGTTCATATCTAACATAAGGAGTACACTGACTAGTTAGCAAAGCCGCCCAGTTCATTCCAAGCATAAAACCAATATCAAAATCTTTGGAATCAGCATAAGTAGAGTTTTGTATATATTTTTTATACTCACCAGACATAATATTATTTACAATAAAAGTTTGAAATTCTTTTTGGTCAATAAAAATACCACTTATTTTTTCGTTTTCCATAATACATACTCCTTCTATTCTATATCTATTATATCATAAAAATTGAGAAAAGTCAAATTTGGCTTTTCTCATTCTCTTATTGTCTGAAAATCTATTTTATTAAAGACATAATCTTTTCGAGGTTCACCATCTTTGCCCATTAAAGCTTCAAGTAATGAAATAGAATCCGAAGCTGGCATTATCTGCTCAAAGCGTTGAAATTCTGGAGAAAACATTGAAGCGCGGGCTTGTGATGGAGTTAAACTACCAAGACCTTTATTGCGCTGGACTTCACCTTTTACTTTTCCTTTAACTTTATTAAATTCATCATCAGAGAAGTAATAAGACTCTGTTTTTCCATTTTTCACTATATAGAGTGGGGAACGCAACCAATAAAGGCGACCTTCTTGGATAAATTGCGGTGCGAGATATTGTAGACAAGCCATTATAAGAAGTGAGATATGACTTCCATCAGAGTCCGAGTCAACACAAATCCCAAGTTTTCCATAGCGTAATTTAGAAGCGTTATATTTGCCAGGAATTATATTCATCGCACTCAGCAGAAGTTTGATTTCTTCGTTCTGAAATACCTTTTCTTCGGGATTTGAAAGTGCATTAATAATTTTTCCACGGATTGCCATTAAACCATATTTCGTATAATCGCGCGCCTTTGATATGGAGCTGGCCGCAGAGTCTCCCTCAACTACCAACAGTATTGAGTCTGGCCCAAGTTTTTCTGCATCAAAGAGCTTATCGGAAGTAATCATTGATTTCTTTTGATTACGTTCTATTTCTTTTGTGGCTTCAAGAACTTGTTTGCGCGCTCGCTCGGCCGCGGCTTCTGCACGGGCTACCTTTTTCATTAATTCTACGATGCTTTCAAATTCATCGGGATAACGCGCTTTCATATTTTTGAGAGCATTAGAGAAACAGTTGGAAGCCATTGTACGAAGATTTGTGTTATTGATTTTTGATTTGGTTTGGTTTGCGAAAGATGGTTGAGCAACAGAGCAATTAATTACATAGAATAGATTTTGACGAATGCTATCGCCATCAAAGTTTTGTTTTGAAAGTGAATTGAATGTGCGAGTAATTGCTGTTTTCGCTCCGGTGATGGGGCTGCCGCCTTCTGGACAGAGCAAACCATTTACAAATACATATGATTGCTCTCGTTTTGCGCCCCATTGGAAAGCAATTTCGAGCTTGTCGCCATTTGTATCAGTAATTGAGTCGTAGATAATAGACTTATTGAGGGGTTTTTCAATATTATCTTTAATGAAATCTTTTATTCCATTCTTTGCGCAGTATCTATTTTCTTTATTAGTCTCTTCATTTTTAATTATAAAAGTAATACCGCTGTAAAGATAGGAAATATTTTTTATATCATCACAAATTTTATCAAAAGAATAGCCAATTTCTCCGGTTTTAAAAACTTCGGGGTCTGGAATAAACCAGACTTCGGTTCCATTCGGTTGTGTAGTTTCTATTTCTTTATAGGAGTAAAGCTCGCCTTTTTTAAAATATGCTATCGCTTCAATTCCATCACGAAAGCTATCTACTTCAAATTCTAAGGCACTTAAACATACACAAGAGCCTCCCACGCCGTTGAGGCCACTTGCATTTTTATATGCACCTTCCTCAAACTTTCCACCAGTATGAGATTTGGTATATACATCCACTAGTACTTCAGAGCCAGTTTCACTTTTGCCAAATGGGACGCCGCGCCCGTAGTCACGAATACGAATAGAGTTTTCTTTTTCGTTTACTGTAATTTCGATTTTAGTGCCAAAACCAGCTATTGCTTCATCGGTAGAGTTATTAATAATCTCTTTAAAGGCTTGATAAGTACCGTCTATATCATTACTACCAAGATACATGCTAATGCGGGTTCTAACACCCTCACGAAATGAAAGAGATTTTATATCTTTTATTCCATATGATTCATTCATTTTTATACCCTCATTTCATCTGCGGCATTTATTAAATCCTTTTTTCTTTCATGTTCAAGTTTATTTAAATTATTAAAACGCTCATGCTCTGTTCTAAATTTCTTAAAATCATCAAGACAATTATTACACAGGCAAACGCCTTTTTCACCAAACCAAACGCCGCCCCATTGATAAGAACCGTTAGATTGATCTTTGTTAGGTAAAAGAAATGCAACCTTATTTTCTGTCACGCGGCCGCATCTGTCACATAGTTTAATATACATATAAAAACTCCTTTCCCCATTCTATAACTCTATTATACCATAAATTTAAAGAGAAGTCAAATTTGACTTCTCCTTAATTACCTTTTATATAGTTAGTATTTTGATTAAACACTGTTGTAAGATCTGCTTGTTCAACCCATGAGCCACTTACTTTTTTAAAGGCTTTTGTTATCTATACCCAACTTCCATTATTTTTAAAATATATTGTGTTTGTACTAGCTGTACTCACTACAATAGTATGGTCAGCAGTAATATTAGTAAGTGTATAACCCCAATATGTACGAGGAGTAAAAGCTTCATTTAAAGTAATTGAAACTTTAAATTGCAGACTATCATTATTAGAATCTGTGTAACTGTCCTTAAAATACTTTACATAAATGTAATGTTCTCCAGCAGTCACATTTGAATATGTTACAGTCTGCACACTGGACGAGTTGTTGTTCTTGCCGTTCCAATAGACATTTGATGTATCAGCACTTGCGTTAGTATTTAAGGTTTTGTCTATATTTGATAGTAAACCATAGTCATATGTACTTTCTGCATAGTTAATTACACTAAATGTTATCGTTGCCGCCACCGGAAGAACGAAATCCACCCGGCAGACGGCCGCAGAACTCGCATGAGCTTTGTTGTTGGACTCATAATAGTTGTTGTTGTTTAGGGCAAAGCCATAGGTTGTTGTTATATTTGTGACTGTATAACTCGCGCCCGTTTCTGTTCCCTAAACCAACTGGCTCGTTACATCGACGTTATTATCTGTGACGGTCGGCTTTGTATCTTGATAAGCCTTGACTGTAAGAGATGTTCCTTCAAGAACACTCGTCGTTCCGCTCGGAGAAACGTCTGTTCCGCTTACACTTATGTTATGATAGACGGGAACGGTGTACTCAACATCTATTTCCGCACCATAAATATATATGTATGCGGTATTATTTCTATTCGACCGCTTGCAGTTGATTCGGATACCAAAGTTATCCCCATAACCTTTTAAGGTAGCCCAAGTTATTGTCGTATTTGAAAATGTCCTCGTTGCGGCCGATGTTCCGAAAGACGAAGCGCTGCCCGCAGAGCTTACTTGGGTCGTTCCATTATAACAGTAGAATGTGCCCGTACTGCCGTTGGTGTGGTAGCCTCTAAGCTTGATAGTTATACTGCTAACTATTGCATCATCCGGGACAGAAGAGAAATTGAAGCCCCTTAAATATATATATCGGTTTGATGTTGAACCATTTATGTTTTCGACAGTGGCATAGGTACTGCTGTCCGTATTTGTATAGGCGTTTTCTGCATTGGTTACAGTTAGGTAGTTCGTTCCTGCATAGTTATATAGAATAGATGGTACTAATCTTGCTGTTGCCATGATTCACCTCACGATGAGGTTTGGAGATAAATGTCTCCATTATTTCCTAAACCAGCAGAAGGAATGCCAGTTCCTGTATAATATGACTAAATTACAAGACTACCAGTAATAGAACTACCTCTAACATATGCTGTTTTATTCTATAAAATATCTGCTGCAGAAGCTGTAGCATCTGAAGTAAATGTACCAGTTATACTTGTTATACCATCAGTAGCGTTAGCATCGCCGACTTTAACGGTACTTCCCATTTTGATTACACCTGCTGTTAAACCAGTTAAAACTACTGCTTTAATAGTTTGCTTACCGGTTAGGTATTGCCCTGACGCGATTGTTTGATCGGTGATCTAGGGATAGTATGTAGTAGCTGCTTTTACGGTAAGCTAAGATGTACTACTGCCACTGACCGTGATAGTTCCGGCTGTACCCCCATAGTTCCTTATATATCCACCCGAAATAGTTGGGGTTACGCTTTGTGACGCACTCGCCGTTACGGTAATCAAACCTGTCGAACTGTTCACACTGATAGACGGATTTGCTGTTATTGTTGTGGCGGGAGTCGTAGCCGAGCCATTCGGAACAAGAAAATCGGTATAATTTGGGTAATATCCGGAATATCCATACACTACATATCTGCCACTGTCATACTCACCATTTAGAGAGGTACGAACCGGCACCCCAGACCCAACATAAGAACTGCTGATGGCATTTATCTACACCGAATTTAGACCATCGTATCCAGTATCATAAGTAATTGTCTAACTAGATTCAGTTGGTACAATACCAGTTTTTGTCTAAAGATTTGGAGAAGCTGCTGAGACAGCTACATTAACTGAAGCATAGGCTGCGATGTCAATTCCGGTTCCGTTGGCTGTAATTGTTGAAGTGCCAGTAGGAACTATATATTGACTTGGAATTGCATTTATCTAAACAGAAGATAATCCATCATATCCATTATCTGCTGTAATTGTCTAACTACTTCCTGTTGGAGATATATTACTTTTTGATTGTAATACTGGTACGCCACTACCACTACTACCTGTGCCTGTAACCTATGTACCATCCGCAAGATGGCCAACATAACCAGATAGAATATGACTAGCGGAGGTAACTGTATCCTATGATAAGTCAATAAGTGTAGTTCCATTTGCTGTAACTTTATTATAAATTGTTGGCATATCAGTTCCTCCTCACGATGTGCGTATTAGTGACATATGGTCACTATCCGCGCCGGTTCCGGATATTCTCATATACTTTGCGTTTGCCGGAATATTTGACCCGCTGATATTTCCATACCCAGTGTTGCTGTCATCCGGGTCGGCTGTGGCATAGTTATAAACATAAATAGTTGCAATTGCAGCCTTTGCTTCTGTATAGAATGCCATATATGTCCACAGTCCTGCTCTGTAAGAGAAGTTCATTCCGGTCTCAACAGGTGTATAATCAGAAGCATAATACCATTGCTGAGATGTGGCGCCGCCCTGAGCGTCTATTGTCGTATCGCTAGATACTTTTGTGTAATCAATGAGTTGCGTATTAATTGGAATAGTAGTTGGTTCATACCATGCAACGTCATCAAGCTCGGCGAGGGTTACAGTCTTATTGTTATACGTCACAGGAGTATAAGAAGTTATCATTGTACCAATTAATGAATCATCATAGTAGACATCTATATCTGTATCTGTACTATCAGAAAATTCTAAATGTATAGTGTGCTATGTAACTGATGGTGTGCCACCACCGCTACTATTACTAGCGGTAATTTCTGCTGTTATACCGGTGCTATTTGCAGAATCGGTAATAGTAAATGAGTTAGGCACATTGACTATTACTGAAGAATATCCATCTGCACTATCATCTACAGCGGAATACGTAGCATTAGCTGCAATATTTTTTGTAATTAATACTGCGCTACTGCCGCTGCCTGCAACATTAACAGATGCAATTGCGTATGAAGTAATATCTATATTTGAACTATTTGCGGTAATTTCTAAAGTTCCTTGCGGCCTTATATATGTTAAAGTAGATGAACTACTCGCGGCCGCTTTAAAACCAGCAACATTACTATAAGTTGTACCAAATATGGTTAAAGAGTCAGGCATTATGCCACCTCCACATATAACCCCACTAAATCAGCTAAATTATTATATACAGGCACTCCAGTACTACGAGTACAACGATATACAATATCATTTTGGCTATAATATTTATTTTCAATGAGTTCCATATTATTATTGTATGGGATTGGGTTATCAATAGAATCTCCTTGACCTGGGCGCTCAACTTCTGCATAGAGTGAGGCAGTATATATAGATGGAGGATAGGTTTCTTGAGAGGTATGGTCTTGAAGAACTTTCCATAATTTTTCGTCGTAACGAAGACGAAGATTTTGTTTATAGAAGGTGTCTTTTGTCCATATTGGATATAATTCAATTGAATTTAATGCATCAGAATCAGAAAGTGATTCCGCGGCTTTCTCAATATAGGGGCGTAATTGTCTTGCCCGTTCTGTATGCGTCATTTTTCCCTCCAAAATTATTAAGTGTCATATTCTGCACCTTCATCTTTAGGTGGTGGTGTTGTTTCTTGTACTTGTTCGCCTAATAAAATGCGCGCAGCATCAATATAGTCTTTAAATTCTGGATCAATTAATACCTTGACTTTTTGATGGCCATTTTCATATGTTGTTTCTATTTTAAACATCGAGGTCTCCTAGCAAAATGCGCGCGGCTTCTGCATATTCTATTTCTTCATCTTTTTCGTTGAGAGGCATTAGCTCTCCTTCTGTGTATGTTCGCTAAAATTCGGCTGGGTCATAGGCCTCACTATATGATACATTGTCACGAACAATATAACGATGCGAATTAGAATATGTATGAATAAATTCTTCATCATTTATATAAAAACTTTCTGTTATAATCATTATGATTCTCCAATGAGTACGTCGTAGGCGGCGGCCTTGTCACTTGTTTCATCAGAAAACTCGTCTGGTGGTATTAAGTCCCCCTCGGTATAAGTGCGCCCAAACTCAGCCGGGTCACACGCTTCTGAATATGAGACTCCATCCCGGACAACATAGCGGTGAGCGTCTGAATATGTCCGGGTGAACTCGGTTTCGTTTATATAAAATGTTTCAACTATAATTGCCATATTGTCCTCCTTTACGGCGATTCCTCAAATATATAATCCGCATAAGTAGACCAGTTAGTTGCTGTCTTATAAGCATTGAGTACGCTGTGATCTGCGGAGTAAGGTACATAGATTTTCTTGCCGCCTGCGTCTGTCATGTTGGTAAATGCATTGGTGTCGGTAAGAGTCGGAGGTGTGGTTTTTGCGAAGTGAAATTCAAATAACTGCCTTGCGTTGTTGAACATATTCGCACCAACAACGGGCAAGCTTGCAGGAAAGACCAGACTCGTTCCCAAATCTGCACAGCCTCGGAACATTTCGCTTGTGTCTGTCGCGCTTGACATATCCCACGAATTTATAGTTATTTTTTCAATGGCGTTGCAACTATGGAACATAGCGGCAAAATTTGTTACCAAATCAGCATTCCATCCAGAAATATCAACTTCGCGCAAATTGTAGCAATACTAAAATGTTTGTTTAAAGGAGGTTGCTGCATTTGTTTCCCATTCACTCACATCTACTGTTTCCAACGCAAAGCACTGATAGAATGTTTGATTAAAAGTTAAGACTTTTTTTACATTCCATCCGCTTACATCAACAATTTTAAGATCACAACAATTATAGAATACCAAATTGAGACTTGTTACATTGGACGTATCCCATCCTGTTGTATCAACTTTTACAAGATGCCTATTATTATAAAAAAGACTTTCCATACTCGTGGTACTGGATGTAATAAAATATGGAAGCTCAGCCAATATTAAGGCATCATTATCTCGAATCATGTGGTTCCCCGCACCGCCTGTCATATATAGATGTTCAAGAAACTTCATAGCCCGGAACGTCGTACTTGTCGAGTTTTGCAGTTTGCCTCTTGCTTCAGCTAAACCTTGGTTTGTGTTGAAACGATATTGCCCGTTATAGCTGTTTATGCCGTTATAGTTAGTCGTAAAATATGTTATATTTCCTGTGACACGGATAACTTTATAGCCGCCCAAAGCAGACCCAAAATAAAGCTGACAGGCGTTGTTGGAGTTGTAGCTTTGCGTGGAATCTGCCGTGAACGTAGACCCGGAAATCGTGCCGACTTCCACGGTGTACTGCCCGGAGGAAGTCTTGCACTTTATGTCGCAGAAGCCATTTGCCTCGTTTGCGATATAAGTCAGATAGAGGATGTTGCCGCTGGATATATCGAGGTTGTCAAGATTAGGCCAATTATTAGGGCGTGTCCACACAACGCTACTGCCACTCGGAATATCCTCCACATAACTTGCAAATCCATCCTGTCCCCATGTCAGATCATTCTGTGTTCCGAGCTTTGTCTTTATCGCATCTGCGGTATCATCAATAGAGTCCGTAGGGACTATCATATATTCACTCATGGCTTGACCTCCTTACGTTGATGGAATTTCAGTATCATCGGCATAGTGCGTTTCATAATACGAACCTTCAATCTGCGCCCATGTTATCGTGCCATATCCGTCAATAGTAGACCAATTTGTAGCAGCTTTGTAATCGGATGAAGTGCCGTCACCGAGATGGTCATATAAAGATTTTGGGATATAGATTGTGCCGCCTGTACCGCCTGACGCAAATGGTGTATTTGTAAACGCTGAAACATTCGCTAACGGCCACACCTTATTAGCGTATCGAATAATTAACGTATTAAGGGCCGTCGCTCCATTAAACGCATTAGCATATATACTTCCCGGAGCATTAAGGCTTGAACTACCAATATCTAAATACACCAACGCTGTACATCCAGCAACAAACCAAGACCATATATTCCCATTTTTAACGGCAGGAAAAACAAGCCCTGTTATAGATGTGCAATTTTGGAAAAACCCAGTCGCAAGATTTGTAATTATATCAAATCCTAAGCCTAAATTTACAAGATTTACACAACCTTTAAAAATATAATCGGCTCTATCGAATGAAACAACTTTTGGTAAATTTACAGTCGTCAACGCAGTACAACCCTCAAATGTATATACTTCTGCTGCGCCACGTGCGACAGTTGTAACATTATTCCCGGTAAAACTTGTAAGTTGCGTGTCTCTATAAAATAGATATGGCGGCAAAAAGGTTCCAGAAAACACTATATCTCCCGGGATATTAGCACTTGCAATATCTTCAAGAGTATACCCGATTTCAATATCCTCAATCGCATCCGCGAATCCTTCCTGTGTAAACTCAATACTTGCCTGAGAACCGGTCTTTTCTCTTATGGCATCTGCTGTGGCATCAAGTGAGTCTTTTGGCACAATATAAAATTCATTAGACATTAGAAGCTCACCCCCACAGCCGTTGGGATAGAACCGGTTTCATCTAAAACTATATATCCATCCTAGTCCTATTTAAATAAAATTGTAACACTTGTTGGTTCTCCGCCTCCACTACTAGCTGTTCCTACTGTTTTAATGCCAGCGGCGTTATAAAAATACTTACCGCTGGCAACATCTGAAGCTGTAGCTGTGGTATCCGTAATATCAATAAGTACTGTCCCATCTGCGAGTTGTACTTTATTGTTTGCTACTTCGGGCATTCAGCCCACCTCCTTACGAAGCGGTGCCAATAGTTACAGTTTTTCCACCGGCCGCGTTGTCAGAATAAACTACTGCGATAGAAGCAACCGTTACTTCACTTAAATAGTTATAAGTTGGACTATCTGGACTAATCGTCTATGAAGTAAATGTAGGATTTACTGTTTTAGTCTATGCACTAGCACCTTCAGTGCCACTCATAGAGCCGGTTACACCAAGAATTGTAATCCCTTGACGAATATTTGTTGCAATAATTTTTGATTGCTCTGCTGCGGCAATCATAACTTTACCAGTACCATCATGGTAGCCTTGAGGTATAGTATACTCCTAAGCTTTACTAGTAATACTAGCTGTGACTGCACCGCGGTTTGTCATGGTACCAGTATATGCGCTACCTCTAGCATGGAATGTCTTACCAGATAAAGCTTCTGCAATTAATAAAGTATCATTAGTGGTATTACTGTCAAAATCACAGGAGCCAGTTACTGGTGCGCCATTTGCGCCATGCGCTGTATAACCACTAAGAAGATGCGCTGCATCAACGGTATCTGATGTAAGGTCAATTAATGTAGTACCGTTAGCTAGGGCAACTTTACTTACATAATCAGGCATTTAAATTTCCTCCAATAAAAATTGTTATTCCGCCGGCCAGATTAGTCGTCCGGCTTACCTCAATTGCTTCAACTTCTACATCAGAATTCATTAACTTATTATTAGTATATAAAGTTTGATCTTCAAATGAAGGTTTAACAATATAGGGGCCATTATAATAATTTGTTTGAACTTGTTTACTTAAAATTCCAGTTAATGTTGGCTAAGCACTTAATTGACACCTTAAAGTTGGCTATGCAGATAATGTACCTTTTAAATAGCATTTTTTGCAGACGGCTTCGGGCATATTAATATACCTCTTCTGTTAGTATTAGTTTTGCTTTACTTATAAAAGTATCTACATCACCATTTGCATATGTCATTTCAATATCATAAACATACTCAGCGCATGGAAGAGTTTTTGTTTCTAATGGTGCAATTTCAAATACTAATGTATCAGTTGGTATTGGTTTGAGTATTAATGGAGTTGCATCATTATAACGCCTTTTCATAGCAAAACGTATAGAATCTCCTTCTGCAGGTACATATGTATTTCCCGCCTAATCACTTAAAGAAAGTGTAACTCTTAAAGTGTCGCCTTTTGTTAATGTAATGGTTGAACCTTGAATATTTACCATGTATCAAAATCCTCCTGCAAAAATTACCTAGATGGTTTTAAACCGTCAAGGATTTGATACCATAACGGCGATCATTTGCTTCATTTTATAAGTCGCAAAACTTTATGCTAAATACAAAAAATTCCATTTAATTTAGTAATTTTTTTGAGATATTATTTTTAAAAAAATGTAATTTCTACAAAACCTCATTTACTTATATATGGAAAAATATTTATCGTGAGGTAAAATCATGGTTTATAATTAGAATATAAATTTGGACTTAGATACTCGCGCGCCAAGTGTTATAATTGGTGCGAAGTAGTATGATAATAATAGCCGTACTATTACTGCTACTATATTAGAAAATGGCAAAGCATTAAATATTCCTTCTAATGCTTTAGCATCATATCGTATTCAAAAACCTAATGGGCGCATTAGCTGGAAAAATGCTCCTATTGATTATGCAAAAAGTACAGTAAAAATTATTTTACGTTCAGAAGACTTATCAGTGAGCGGCCGCAATATAGTTGATGTAGTTTTAACTATTGGTTCTTTTACACTAGGAACTACCAATTTTATTTTAGATATATAGCCAGCTCCGGATATTCATACCGTAGAACAAGACTCTGAATCTTTAAGTCATTTAGAAGAACTAGTTCAATAGGCTAATTTTATTATCGAAGGTGCGCAAGCATGGGCGGTTGGTAGACGCGGTGATGAAGCGGTAGTTACTGATAGCTATACAATTGGGGCACCTGAAGGTTTAAATGTTACTTTAGATTTTGAAACTTTTAAATCATAGATTACTCCTAAAACTGCAGGCTCTACCATTATTTATGTCTTTACATATACTACTGATGGCTGGGTATATAGTTATAATAATTCTGTTGTTGATATGAGTAGTCTTGGAATTACTATTATTCCAGGAGATGATAATAACCCAGTTTTAGGTGATGTAATTAATATTATTGCTGCATATACAGACGAAGCATATTAGAATAATGCTAAATATTATTCTGAGATTGCAGCAAGTATAGCTACTTCCGTATAGAGTAATTTAAATACTTTTACTGAGAATTTAAATAATAAATTAGACGTACCTTTAGCTTAGTCAGTAGCCCCAACTAACCCCAAAGTTGGCGATTTTTGGGTTGATAGTAATGCTGAATTTATTCTTAGAGGCGAAGTTTTAGATTCGGCTAATATTAAACCTGGTGCAGTTCTTGCTAGCCACATAAGTTAGGGAGCTATTCATGCAATTCATATTGCTGATGGAGCTATTGTGACCTCTGCTATATCATCTGGAGCAATTACAACTGCTGCTTTAGATATAGGTGCAGTAGATTCTATGAATATACTTTAGGGCGCAGTATAGAGTTGGCATATTGCAAATGGTGCAATAACTAGCCTTGGTATTGAAAGTGGGGCTATTCAGGCAGAACATTTGAGTCATGGCATTGTTTCTTCTGAACACCTTGTAAGTGGAGCTGTATATAGCGATAATATAGCTAATTATGCAATTTTAAGTAGACATTTAGCAGTAGATGCTCTTGATGGTGGAAAATTATTAGATGGTAGTATTACAAAAAGGAAATTTGATTTTATAAAAAGTGGATATATAGCAGGACAAAAGGGTAATGACACTTACCACGTAAGAGTATAGGCATCACCATCAAGTGCAATTGCGCGAGGATTTATATTACTTAGTGGTAAAAGGGCCTCGGGATTAGTTGCATATAATATATAGGATAGTTCAACTGAAGGCACCACTTTTATAGGATATCGTTCTTCTGAAGGTACAGTAACAATAGGTAATAATACTATAACATTACCTGCTACTAATCTTGGCCTTAGCCTTGGATCATATGGTCTTAATGTTACTAATAGAACTACTGCTGTAACCACTTTTTTAGTTATAAATGTTACTGGGACAGTTACAGTTGCAGTTGATAGTGGTATGGTATATTAATGGAGGTTTAATATGGGCATTTTAAAAAGATGGACAGGTTCTGAATGGGAAGTACTTGGTCTCGGTGTTAACGCAGACGTTAACGAAGTAGAGGCCATTAGAACTATTAATGATAAATCTGGAGCTAGTGTAGTTTTAGATGCAGGAGACATTCCATATAGTGCTACTAGTAGTAACTACCCCTCTAATACTACAGGTAAAACACTATAGACTTTAACTAATATAAGTACACCTTATGTTGCTAATGCAAGTAGCACACTATCACAAATTTTAAGTGCTATAAGTGCAGGAAAAACTGTATATGCTGATGTAGATAATTATCGTCATAATTTATTATACAAAGGAATGATAGGAACTAACAATCCTGGTGTATAGTTTACGGCTCTAACAAATGGTAGTATTAATACTATAACTTATACGGGTAGTGGAATGACACAAACAAATACTGTTATAGGCAATAGTAATTTTTGGGCGACATCTGGCAAAACTACTTTTGAAGAAATCCATACTGCAATTCTTAACAATAAAGCAGTAAAATGTTATTTAGCTAATTTAGTATATGATTTAAGATATATTGACTTATCTCAATAGTTAGCTATTTTTACTTGCATAACTGTTGAAAATGATATTCCTATTATATATTGGATTCAAAATTAGAATGCTGATTGGACTATCCCTACCCCAAATAGTATTTCTTTAGCACGTACAGCCAATAGTTTACCAAATGCTCCTACTACTAGTGGCACATATATATTAAAAGCAACAATTGCTAATGGCACACCTACATATTCATGGGAAGCTGAATCATAAATATCAAAATTCATTTATCCCTTAATTTTTTATAACAATTTTACATAATTTCTACTTTATAATGTAGGGAAGATTGAGAATAAATTAAGGAGTCTTTTCTATGGCCTATAATCCTAATACTCTATAGCAATAGCTTCAAGATTTATCTCGACAATATCAATCACTAGTAGGCCAACAAATAGTGCCTACATCCCCAGTTCAAATACCAGTCCTTCCACATCAAATTCAATATGTAGAAGGTCTTAATGGAGCAACGCTTTATCAAACAAATATGCCATCAAATAGCTCAGAAATAATTCTTGACAAAGATGAAGACATATTTTATAAAGTGTCAAAAGATGCAAACGGAATACCAGCAAAGAAAATCATTAGATGTCGTTTCACAATTGAAGAAATACAATCGGACGAACCCGATTTCTTAACTCGCAAAGATTTTGAAGAATTTAAAGAAGAATTACGGCAAATGCTTAACGCGCAATCCTCCGCTCCACTAAAAGTGGAAACAAAATCCCTCAAAAAATCTTCGGGAGATGTGATGCATGAATAGTCTGTTTAATGGTTCCAACGCTTTGGCAAAATTATCGAATCTTGCTCAATCTGCTCCTACAATAAATACCGCCCCATAGTCACCTAATCTGTTGTGGATGGCTATTGGGGCGGCTTTGCGTCATGAATCTCCTCAATCTTTTATGGAAAATTTAGCACAGACACACCCATTACTAAAACAATATGATTTATCTAATTTACCCCAGGCCGCCGCGCAAATATGCCAGCAAAGAGGGGTAGATATGCAATCTGTTATTCAACAAATTGATAGTGTAACGTCATCTTTTATGTAATCACCACGGTCGCGACGTGTTGAAATTTAATATTTTTTAAAAGGAGATTGATTATGAACGGTTCTTCTACTAGCTCGTTTTTCGGCTCTGATTGGCTCGGCGCGTTTTTAATCATTGCTGTCTTATTTGGAGGATTTGGCGGCTTTGGTTTTGGTAATCGCGGCGATGGTTTTGCTACTCCTGAATATGTTCAGAGTGCAGTGAACAATCAGTCAACTCAGACAGGACTGCGTGACATCCTTTTATCGTCCGCAAATAACAACTATGAAACCGCGCAGCTCATTAACAGTCAGACTCGTGACTTAATGACTATGAATTACACTAATCAAATCAATGTAGTTCAAGGTTTCAATGCAATTCAACAGTCTCTTGCTCAGCTTGGGTATCAGATGGATCAGTGCTGCTGCAGTATCAAGACTCAAATGCTCCAGGATAAGTATGAGAATCTTGAGAATATGTATCGTACTGCCCAGAATGATTTGTCCAATGCTGCGCAGAGCCAGTACATTCTTAATGCGCTCGGCCGCTTTGTGGCATATCCTGCCTCAGCTGCCGCTGCCGCTGTAACTACTGGTGGTTAATACATAATATAAGGGTGGGTATTTATACCCACTCTTTTTTTGAGGGGAGATAAAATGCGAATAATTAAGTGCTTAACGGAGTATATCAATGAAGAGCTCCATGACGCGCAAAAATATGCAGAGAAGGCCCTAAAAGTAAAAGCTGACTATCCAGAAGTTGCAGAAGTTTTTGAAAGTTTATCCAATGAAGAATTAAAACATATGTACTCTTTACATGGATAGGTTACAAGACTTATTGAAAATTATAGAAAACTTTAGGGCGAACCGCCTGCTAATATGCTTGCTGTGTATGATTATTTACATGAGGAAGCAATTAAAAAAGAAAAAGAAATTCGATTACTTCAACAAATGTATATAGAAAAATAAAAAGAAGCCCTCCGGGGCTTCTATTTTTAAAATTTGATTTTTTGATAAAATTATAGTATAATATATATATAGTAGAGGAAAATATATATATTATAGGTGAGAGAATATGTTAGAAATAGGTATACCTGTATATAAAGCAAAAGATACTTTACCAGAATTGTTAGATTCTATCGTTGCCTAGACGCGAAAAAAATTTTTTGTATGTTTATCTATTGATGGTGACGGAGAAGATTATTCTGAAATTATTGATACGTATAAGGCGCGTGGCCTTAAAATTCGTGTAATTAATTCTGATATTAACGGTGGTCCAGGTATTGCAAGACAACGCGTATTAGATTCTACTTAGTGCGATTTTCTTATGTACGCAGATGCAGATGATCTATTAATGCCTCGCGCTGTTGAAGTATTATATAAAAAAATTACAACGAACAATTTAAATATTGTAAGAAGTGCTTTCATTCGCACTCATCGTGATACAGAAGATCAAATTTTTAGATGTAATGATGCTATTGTTACTTGGTTTCATGGGAAAATTTATAGAGTATCTTATTTAAAAGAGAAAAATATAAATTTCCTACCGGAACTTCGTATGGATGAAGATGCATATTTTAATATGCTTGCATGGAATGCAACAACTGCACATGATGTAGTAGAGGAAATAACTTATATTTGGAGAGAGAATCCTAATTCTATTACAGTTGCTAAAGGTCAAACCGATTATTTTATTAGAAGTCATATGGATTATATACATGGCCAAGTAGAAGCTTTAAAAAAATTATTTATGATTACACCAGAAGTCCCAACATTATTGATTACTTTAGAGTTAATTAACATTTTTTATCACTATATGAAAGCTAGATTTTATAAATGTGATGAAAAAGAAATGGATGACTGCATTTCTACATTAAAAGATAAGGCTTGGTTATAGGTATGGATGCAGGGCGCGCAAAATTGGATAGATGTTTTGAATAATATTAAACCTGGTGAAATTTATGATGGTCAATATGTGGTTTTCTTTGAAGAACCGTTCAATCTATGGGCTGTAAGATTATTTGGTAATAATGAAAAGGAGACTTAAATGAAAGGATACGCTGGGGGAATAGATTGGATTAACGCAGAAAGTATGCGTTATTGGAGTTTTCCATCTTCTTATAAAGGAGACAAAAAAGCCGAAACTCGTAATATGATTTTTTCTGGCGATTACTGGGGCGCGCTTAAAGTGGATGGTTATTATGAGCGTCTTATTAAAGATGAAGATGGTAATTGTTTTATGGTCGCGCGCAGCAAGAACGTAAAAGGAGAAGCAGTTAATAAATATGAGTGGGTGCCGCAGATTCATGATTTTATGAAAAGTTTACCAAATGGTACCGTTCTACTTTCTGAATGTTATTTGCCTGACAATGAAGGCTCACAAAAAATAACTGGACTTCTTGGATGTTTGAAAGACCGTTGCATCGCACGGCAGGCCGCAGGACAAAAACTTCATTTCTACATTTTTGATGTAATGTCATATGCAAACATAGATTGTTCAAAAGACAGTTTTGAACGACGTATTAAAGATTTAATCCATATTAAAAAATTATTTCCATCTGAATATATATCCTTTGCTACTTATTATGAAGGTGAAGAACTTTGGAATGAACTCCAAAAAGCACTTGCAGATGGTCGCGAAGGTATGGTCATCATGCGCAAAGATGCCCCAGTTTATTTCAAACGGACGCCAGCGCGCGTGAGTCTCAAAATAAAGAAAGAACTTCGCGAAACAATTGATTGCTTCTTTACAGGGCGTGCAACTGCACCTACCAAAGACTATACAGGTAAAGAAATTGAAATCTGGCCTTATTGGATACATCAGGAAACTAATGAGCGACTTCCAATTGGTAATCATTACTATGAAGCTTTTATGGAAGGCAAGCCATATATTCCAGTAACAAAACCATACTATAATCATTGGGCTGGGTCATTAGAAATCGGTCTCATTGATGACGTTGGCGCAATAATAGGTATCGGTTATTTAAGTGGTTTAACAGATGAAATCAAATCCAACTATAAAGACTATCAATACCGAGTAATTGAAGTCGGCGCAATGCAACTCACACCAGACGGCGCGCTTCGTCACGGAAAAATGTTGGGATGGCGCGATGACAAAATGTGGAGAGAATGTAATCTTTCACAACTTAAAACACTTTAAGAGCAGATTATAGTCTGCTCTTTTTTTAAGTTCCTTTACAGAATCTCCACTTTAAATTATGAGTAAAGGTGAAGATTTGATTGAGCATCTACTACGAAAGAAGAAAGTAACTTATACCAAAGAAAAGAGTTTTCCTGGATTCCGTGGCGGAAAAATGCGTTTTGATTTTTATTTACCAAATACTTCTACTTTAATTGAAGTGGATGGTGAGTAGCATTTTAGGTATAACTCTTATTTTTATGCCTCAAAAAAGGAATTTAATCATGCAAAGCAAAATGATTATTATAAAAATTCTTTTGCTCTCGCGCATGGATATAAATTATATCGTATTCCTTTTTGGGATTTACCAACTATTTAGCATTTTTCAGATATTTTTCAAGACAAATATTTAGTTAAAAGTAAATGGCATAATGACCAAATTTATCGCTAGTATTTATTGGAGGCACGCTCAAGTGGGAGATTTAAGTAATGCTGCTAATCTGATTATTTTAGTAGGAGCAGTTATTGTAGCTATTAAGACTATATATGGATTCTTCAAAAAGCCGGTAGAGATTGTGTAGGAAAATGCACGATAGAATGAAGAAGAACATATAAAAGAAGTTCTAAAAGAAGAAATGCCAGACCTTCTTTCTAAGAACTGTGAACCTATATTGGCCTCGTTAGATGAAATCAAAGAGATGACATTAAATCAAGAAGAAAGGCTTGAACAGATGTAGAAATCTTTAGATTTATTAAATGTATCATAGCTTGATATGCTTCGTTATAATATGAATCGTTTATACTATAAGTATCGTCCCTATAAAAAGATTCTAGACGCAGACAAACAAGCGTTTTTAAAGCTATATCATGACTATAAAGATATGCATGGTAACACCTGGATTGATTCTTTATATAATGAAGTTATAGAATGGCCTATTGTGGCTTCATAGGATGAATTGAAAAATTGACATATGAATAAAAATATGATATAATATATACATAAGGGAGGAATTTTCTTATGTATATATTTTTTTCTATTTTGATATTTATTATAGGTATAATATTTTTTATTATTGGTATCAAAAAGTAGAGTCAAGACCTAATAAAACTTGAAAAAACTAAAAGTGAATATTTAGAAAATCGTATTAAAGATACCATAAAACGTTGTAATGATTTAGAGCAATTACATAAATAGTTAGAACTATAGCGCGATGCCACATTACGAGAATAGCTAATTGAGAAGTAGCATTTAGAAGATCTCCGTAAGCATAGTCATGAGTTACTCTTATCTGAACGAGAACGTATTGATACAGAGATAAAAATGACACGCCACCAAAAAATGGAAGAACTCCGAAAGGAATATGATAATTAGCGAGTCCTTTTAGAGCATAATTTTCTTTAGCGTCGTGATGATATTAATAAATAGCTTGAGACTTGTTAGAATGAATTAAAGGCATTTTAGGATATTTAGGCTTCTATTAATGAAGCCGCGCGCCGTAAGCGTGAGATAGAAGAACAAGAATCATTCTATTCTATTGATGTTTCTGAAAATGATAGAGAGGATATCTCTGTACTTTAGTCTATGGATACTCGACTACATAATAGAGATGTAATACCTAAGCTCATATGGGAATTATTTATACGGCGCCCGACCCAAGAGATGATTAAACGCGTGGTTGGTAATGAAAAGGCGAGCGGTATTTATAAAATTACCTATAAGAATACAGGAGAAGCGTACATTGGTAAGACGACAGATTTTGCAACTCGATGGCAGAATCATATCAAGACCGCTATTGGACTTGAAGGAGCTGCGAGAGCTACACTTCATAATCGTATGGCAAAAGATGGTATCTGGAATTACACTTTTGAAATATTAGAACGAGTAGATAAAGAGTCTCTCGCATCACGAGAGTCTTATTATATTAATCTATATGGAACAAAATCACAACTCAATATGAAAGAAGGGAATAAAAATGGAACTTAGTAAACTTCAACAACAAATAGTAAATGCAACAGAAGATAAAATCGTTGTATTAGCGGCGGCCGCAGCAGGCAAAACTGCAGTCCTGACTGAGCGGGCGCGCAAGCTTCTACGTGATGGCGTAAATCCATCTGATATAGCTGTAATTACTTTTACAAATCTAGCAGCACAAGAACTTCGTGACCGTTTGGCGGATGATTATAAAGATGGAATATACATAGGAACAATTCATGGCTTAGCTAATAAATTTCTTGTAACGCATGGTATTAGTACAGGTAAACTCATTGAAGATGAAAAATTTGATGAATTTTTTAGCCTTTTGCAACAGAATCCAACTTGTGTGAGACATATACCAATTATTTTATTAGACGAGGCACAGGATTCATCTTGGGAAGAATTTAATTTTATCTTTAATATGATACAACCAGACCAATTCTTTGTATGTGGTGATATACGACAAAGTATTTATGGTTTTCGTGGCGCGCAACCTCAGCTTTTAATGGAATTGGCGGAGGATTCTGGCGCAACGCTTTACGATTTAAATGAAAATTATCGTAATGGCGCTAATATTTTATCATATGCAAAACGTATACTCGCGCGCGATGGCATGAAAGATTCTTCAATAGCAATGCGCCAAGGCGGTACTGTATACGAAGGCCCATGCGATGTAGAAAATATTGTTAAATGGATAGAGAAACATGGCACTTTTAAAGATTGGGCAATTCTTTGTTCAACTAATGATGAAATTAAATGGCTTATGGGAAAATTAGAAGAATATAGTATTCCAACCGTTACTTTTAAGCAAGGTAAAATGACAAAAAAACAGCTGGAAACCGCGATGAAAGACAATGTTGTAAAGGTCTTAACACGGCATTCAGCCAAAGGGTTAGAATTTCCGTATGTAATTGTTTATAATCCTAGTTGGTGGGGTAACGAAGCAAGACGTGTTAATTATGTCGCTGCGACGCGCGCACGCGATGTATTGATGTGGCTTGAAACACCAAAAAAAGGGAAGAAAAAGTTTTTTGGCACAGACTAAGCTGTGCCAAAATTTTTTTATTTATTAGGCAGTTTAAGTACATCACCAGGATGGATAGTAGATGTAACTTTTAAACCGTTAAGTTTTGCAATTTCCGCAAATCTTAAACCATTTCCAAGTTCTTTTGCTGCAATTTTCCAAAAACTATCGTCAGGCTGAACTATATAGGTTCTTTCTGTGGTAGGAGTGGTTGTCGTTGGCGTTTCCGGTTCGGCCGGCGCGCTAGCTGTGCCTTCGATATAGAGGTCTGACGCCTTAAATGGACTCATAATTGTCATTGTGCCATTTGCATTTTTATTTAATACTACTCTATCACCACTTACACTTAATACAATCCAAATATCATTAATAACAAAATCTGGGACTTTCGTGGAAGTATTATAATATGTGGCGCCTTCTTTAACTCGAACTTTATCTCCTTTTTGGAGTGAAGTTGGGGTTATTTGGACTGGAGGTTGCGTGGGAGTAGTTGTAGTTGGTTGAGTAGAAGTTCCAACTACTACACTCCACTTTGGACGACCAAATCCAGCAATTATTTTATTACCTTTTTTATAGGTAATACGCATTACCTAATCGCTAGCATTACCTTCGATAGTTGTAAGAGAAGTCCAGTTTTTGCCTGAACCAGTGACACTTTCAACAATACCTGTGTGGTTTATATCGCCACCATAGTAAAAGAAAATCTAATCTCCTACTTCGGGGTAATTATAGAAAGCACCATTGTTTCTGTAATATGCTGCGCTTGTTTTACATAATGCTGAGGCGCGGCCGACTGTTTGGTATGTCATGGAGGCACCCTATTGCATTGTAAAAGCATGAGTAAAGCAATAATCTACAAAAACATCACACCAAGGTTGATGTTGAAGTTCCCAACCATAAAATTGGTTATCCCAACTATCTTCAGCGTATTTGATATAATTATTATAACCCTCTTTATATCCAAGTTCTGCGCGTGCTACTTTTAATAATCTTTCTTTTGCTTGGTCAACAGAAGAAATAGTTGTGCTTTCTGTATTAGTGGGCGCGTCTTTGAAATTCTTATAATGCTTTAAAGCATAATTATAACGAGTAGAAAGATTTTTAACTGCTGGATTTTCCCATTGGTTCAATAAAAGTGAGGTCAAGTCATATAGATTATTACTTGTCTTCAACTTTTTCCAAATAGATGGGAAATCTTCTTTTAGTTCTTTAATTAAAAAAGAAGTTTGTAACTTAACATCACCTATAGATTGGTTCTTAGATTTTGAGAAATTTAGTAACTTTTGTTTTCTTGTATAGTAAGTCCATTGTGCAAGTCCATAACCTGCGTTGTCTCTTACAAAATTAGTATATGTGCCATTATCTACAGCTTTTGTATATTCTGCATCAGACATTTTTAAAGAAGTATTATAAGAGTCTTGAAGGTTGTTTGCAACAAATCCGCTTTCAGCTTCTATATTGCCAAGCAAAGCGCAGGCACCTTCAATAGTAGTCCCGTTTTTAATAAAACGGTTATATAAATATTTAATTGTCTCCTAAGGTGTCATCTATTGAATATTCCTCCTCCGCTGCGCGTTGTAATTCCATTAATTCTTTTTGTGATTGTTCATATTTTTGCTGCAGCTCTTGTTCACGAGCGCGTGTCTTTGCAGTTTTTATCCATCCCATAAAACCGCATTCTCCAGTTACAGCTACAAAGAAGCAGGTACATAATGTATCTGGTATTCCACCAGTTATCATATATGTCCAATACATTAATCCAGTAAAAATAATTACTGTAATATATAAAAGAATCAGAATAAAATCCATCGTTTTCTTTGCCATTGTATATTCCTCCATATATATAAGTAGAGAAAATTAGACAAAAATATAAAAAGCAGGAGATTACTCCTGCGATAGTATATTATAAAATTCTTGGGATTTCATATCTAAGTCATCTAAATTTGAATCGTTATTTATAATATAATCATATGTATAATTTTCTACATCATCATCTGCATGATTGCCATAATTTTCTTGACCCGACCGCCGTATAAGTAATGAATATGTTTTAAATGGTAGTTTTTCATATAAGCGTTTTATTTCTTTTGGTTCTCGACAATGGATAAAAACATATCCAAAATCTTCTACGCCGTAGCGTTCTAATTCTAAGTAAAAACTTGTTGTACGTTTTGTCACATCTTGAAAAGGTATATCACCCCAATATGTTGCCATATCTTTAAGGTCAGAGAGATATTTACGACTTAGATTACCTTTTTCACCGTTCCACCCTAAAGTTTTTGCTATTTCTTTTATTTTATCAACTGTTGAAATATTTAATACATATTTTTCACCCGCGTGAGAAGTAAAATACTATACAAAAGTATCCTTGCCGCAGCCACCTTTACCATTAATTATTATTACTTTCATTTACTATAATACTCCTTATATAGTTGAGGAATTTCTTCAAGTTTTATTTCATTTTTTTCTGCAATTTCTTTTATAAGCTGGGCGCGCTCTTCCTTTGAACAGATATGTACCTTATCAGTTCCAAATAGTGCTATAACTTCATATGGTATTGTACGCAAGGCGCGCTCTTTATAACGAAATTTCCAATATTTCCAAAGACTGGGTACATACCCATATACTTTACATTTCTTTACAAAATTTGCAGCCAATGTGCAGATTCTGAAAAAGAAAAGGTCTTCAATATTATTTGGGTCAAGGTCGCCAAGTACAAAATAGTCATATTTACGTTGTGCAGTTGTAACACATATTAATAGACTATGAACAAATTTATCCCAACGTGCGGTATGTTTATTCATTATGGGATTCCTCCTTTTCTTCTTTTTCTAATTGTTCTTCGTCTTTAAAAATAGCCAAAAGTACAATTAACATCCCAATAACTGTACCGGCCGCGCCAATCATAAGAATGGCTAATATGGTTAAAAAAATATACAATGCAATCATTTTACCTCTCCCTTTCTATCCAATTCTATATTTATATTATATCACAAAATTTTAAAAAAGTCAAATCTCTTACCTTATTAAAAACGCGCGCAGGCGCACGCGTGATTATAATATAAATTTTAAAAATTTTCAAGTTTTAATTAAAAGAAAAAAATTTGAAATTTTTTCAAAAAAGTGGTATAATAAATATAGAATAAGAAAGGAGTATTATAAAATGGACAATTACACAGAAAGTATTACATTTTCCTATGAAGTAAAAGGTGATGCTAAAACTGAGCATGAAATGTATTTATCATACAGTTTTCCAGGCGGAATGAGCGTAGCTGCTTTCCATCGAGCCTGTAAGCGTTTTGGATATGCTTTGGGTTTTGCGCAACAAAATATTGAGGAATATTTTGGTGAAGATTCATATGATGATTGGGAGTGAGAAAAATGAATTTTCTTGTGCGTGGAGATACGCACGGGCGCTTTACATGGATAGACCAGCTCGGTAATTATATTCCTCGAGAAACATCTATTATAATTCTTGGCGACGCAGGTTTTAATTTTTATCTCAATAAAAGTGATAATAAATTAAAGCACTGGGTAAATCAGCGTGGATATATTATTTATTGCCTACGTGGTAATCACGAGGCGCGGCCGCGTGATGTATCCGGAATGATTATGTGGTATGATAATACTATTAAAGGTAACGTATATATTCAACTTGAGTATCCAAATATTCGTTATCTTTTGGATTGTGGCATATATCAATTTGGTAAGTATAGATGTCTTTGTATTGGTGGTGCATATAGCGTTGATAAATATTATCGACTCGCGCGCTTTGGATATACAGATGAAACAAATGTCCCTACCAAAAGTGGTTGGTTTAATGATGAACAGCTTGCCAGATATGAGATGACTCAATATGAGGCGCTTATTAGAGGTCAAAAAGTAGATTTTGTATTTACTCATACTTGTCCTTTAAGCTTCCAGCCAACTGACCTCTTTCTTGGCTTTGTAGACCAAACAAAAGTAGATAATACAATGGAAGTTTGGATGGAAAGCTTTAAAGATAGGTTTGATTGGAATGTTTGGTGTTTTGGTCATTATCATGCTGACCGCATTGAGCGCCCGCACGTAGAACAGTATTTTAATGACATTGAAGAACTAGATGCTATTTATGAACGTTGGGAAAGATATAATAAAACTGGCGAGTTAGATTGGTGGTTAAATAAAAGTCCCAATTTTTATATGAGGTAAGTCTATGGAAGGAATCACTATTTTAGCACAAAAAACAATAGACATAACTATAGGTTATACGTGGGGTTTTACTGGTTTTAGTGTTCTAGGTATTGCTTTGTTAGTTATAGGAATATTATGTATTACTATTATGATATGTGAGAAAGACATTGATGGATTCATGTTAATAATGAGTATTATAGTAATCTGCCTAGGAACATTAACTTTTAGACTATCACCTATTAAGGAAGATGTCACTGAATATAAAGTTTTAATTAGCGACAATATAAGTTTTAATGAATTTTATGAAAAATATGTTGTTGAGAATAAAGAAGGAGAAATTTATACTATTCGCGAAAAGACCACAGTGGAAAAAGGTGAGTGAAATGTAATGAATAAATATTTAGTAACAACTTTATTTTTAGATAATACAAAAAGCGTACCAAAATCGGTAACGAAAACATATGATTATATAATAGAGGATTCACTCTTTAGTCAAATCGAAGTTGGCCCATCCGCTGGAAGTGACAGAACGACAATATATTTAACCAGTTATAATATACAAAATACTGATGGCTATGATTATCGTGGCTCTAAAGTTGTTTTCTTAGCGGTTAAGCCATACAAGCCAGAAAAAGGTGACAATTTAATAGCTCTTAAACGTATTTCAAAAATTACAAATAAAGAAGAGATTGTTTGTTTAACATCACATTATAATAAAGAATTATTGCCAATTATAAATGAGAAAAATAAAAATGGTTGGTATACATCAAAAACTAGTTTGTTAATGGGGGTTTTATTGAATGCGGTAGGTGATAATGTGACAACAAATGATATAACAGCAGATAAACTTAGTAGTTCCAATTGCTGTTATACTTCTAGTACAAGTGGTACTATTTCCGGTTCTTGGATTAATACAGGTACTAGTACAGGAGACGTATTAAAATATAATAATAATTGGATAACTACAACTCCATATACTACAAACGATTGGACAGTTACTCTTGGTAATTATCCAGCTCAATCAGAGATAGATGAAATTAAAAAGCGTCTTGATAAATTAGAAAATAAAAATAAAAAGGAGAATAAAAAAATGTTTGATAGTCTTACAAAGAACTTGAAATGCGGCCGCGCGCAGGACGTACGTATGTCAATTTATGGTCCTGCTTTTAAAGGAGAGGATGGTAGCTGGTACTCTGTTGATATTGATGGTGAAATGACTGATGTATCCGACTTACTATTTGATATAGATAGCTATTGCTATATGATGCCCGCACCTAAGAGTGCAATTGTTGAAGGAGATTTTATTCTCCATAATGGACATTGGGTAAAAGTTATTGAATATGGTAATGGTTGTGTTATGAACGCGGTGGACACTTTCAATAAGCAGTTTATTGTACCTACTGTTACAAAGTCTCCATTTGGTTTTGAGTTCTACACCAAACTCGTTCAGCTTCTTGATTTCTCTAAAATGCCAATTAGTGCAGAAAACCCATTTGGTATGCTTCCTATGATGTTCATGTTGAATAACAAGAATGAAAAGGATATGCTTCCTATGCTGATGATGATGGGTACGCAGAATGGCGGTCTTAATTTTGATATGTCAAATCCTTTGATGATGTATCTTATGATGAAAGATGGGGATAATTCTAATCTGTTGCCCTTTTTGATGATGGGACAGATGCAAAAAAGTGAGTAATATACCCGATAAGGTATAAAAAAATATTTAAAAAATTTTTTATACCCAATCGGGTATAAAATTGGAGGTTTTATGAAAGCATATCTTGCAGGTTCTATCTTCTATTATGGGGACGAGCTAAGAAATACTGTATGGGCCGCAAAATTGCGTGAAGCTTTTCCAGAAATGGATTTGTATAGCCCTATTGAGAATACAGATATAAACGGGCGCGAGGGCAAGAAGAAGTTTGGTAGCCCCGCAGACATCGCGCGCGCCGATAATGAAAGGCTTGATAAGTCTGATATTTTGATTGCGTGCATTGATGGTGATGTGCTTCCCAGCGGCACATGCGCGGAAATCGGCAAATTCCATGAAAAAATTGCCAATGGTGATAATAAGTTGTTGGTTGGTATTTGTACCGATAATCGCCAATGCTGCTTGACCTATAGCGAAGCAAAAGATTTGGGCGGCCGCGATATTGGTGCACAGCAATACAGTTATCAAAATATTTATGTAACTGGTCTTATCAAAGAAGTAGGGTATTTGGTTACAAATATAGATGAAGCAATTGAAAAAATCTTTAGATGGTTAAATGGTGAGTAAATGATTTATAAAGTAGATGATAAAGTTCCTTTTGGTAAACTTTTGTTATTTGGACTACAAATAATGCTTAGTTGTTTTACAGCAACGGCATTAATCGCATAGATATGCGGCGTGCCGCTATCTGGCGCATTTTTAGGGGCAGGTTTTGCGACTGTTTTATATGCAACGCTAACTCATTTTCGTTCTCCTATGTTTATATCTAATAGTGGTGCTTTTGTTGCGCCAGTTCTTGCGGCCTTGGCGGCCGGAGGGTATACTGCAGTTGCAGTAGGTGGTGTAACAGCCTGCTTGGTATATTGTATCTTTGGTATCATTTTCAGTCGTATTGGCGTTGATAAACTATATAAGTTTATGCCAAGGGTTTTGATAGGTAGTATTACTGTTGTAATTGGTATAAATCTTATGGGATTTATTACTGGTTATATTGGTGACACAGGGAATCTTGGAGTAGTAATTGCTTTTATTACTGTTGCGGCAATTGCGCTTTCCAGCCATTATCTTAAAGGTACGCTTTCATTGTTCCCATTCTTAATAGGAACTCTTGTCGGTTATGTTGTGTCCATTCCATTTGGTCTTGTAGATTTTTCAAAATTTCAAGGCATTGGACTTTTTAATATTCCTGATTTAGCCTGTGCGCACTGGACTGTGGTTAGCTTTAAGAGTTTAATCCCTGTTATTGTACTTTATATTGCTTTTACAATTAGCGCAATTTGTGAATGTTTAAGTGACCATGCAGTACTTGGAAATATTATTGGTGAAGATTTATATAAAAATCCCGGCCTTTCAAGTATTTTCGTTGGCGAAGGAATCGCAAATTTGTCTACTGCATTTTTTGGCGGCCTGGGCGCATGTAGCTACGGAGAAGGCGTGGGCGCAGTTGGATTCAGTAAGTGTGCATCTGTTACAGCTACCTTGATGGCAGCTTTGATGATGATGGCACTTGCATTTCTTGAGCCAGTGCAAGCCTTTATAAGTTCGATTCCATCTTGTGTTATTGGCGGCGGTACAGCTTGTTTACTGTATGGTTTTATAAGTGCAAGTGGTATTAAAACCTTAAAGAATGTTGATTTGGATAATCAAAAGAATCTTATTATTTGTTCTGTAGTATTGGCACTCGGTATTAGCGGTATTGTAATTGGTAATGAAGTATTTAGTCTAAGCGGTACTGCTTTAGCTCTTGTGGCTGGTATTATTTTGAATCTTGTATTAAAGGAGAAGACAAATGCTTAAATTAAAAGTAACAGAAGAATGGCGTTGTGAGGACAAGAATGAGGCCGAAGCTTTTATTAAGGCAGCGCGCGAAGATAAAGGATATACTGTTATAAAGGCCGGTTATACCCATAAGGAGAAAAAGGCGAAGGGTGAGATTGTAGACGAATGTGAGGTTGTTTCTATTACGAAGCAGTATGCAACAGTATGGAATCTGTAAATTTGCATACACGTATTAAGCCACCTACATATTTTCTTTAGAACCCCGAAGATTGTAAGTATTATAAAAATGCGGATTGTCTCGGCGCTCGAGTTATTTCTAAGTGTGCGCCGGACGATTGCAAGGATTTTTTAAATGCGAATTTGCCGCAAGTAATTACGCTTTGCGGCTCCACGCGTTTCAAGGAATAGTTTTTTGAAGCTGCACGTGATTTAACTCTCCAAGGATGGATAGTACTAATGCCTTTAGTATTTGGTCATTCTGGCGATACTATAACAGATGAAGAAAAATCAAAACTCGACGAATTACATCTTGAAAAAATTAGATTATCAAATGCAGTTTTTGTACTTAATATAGGAGGATATATCGGCGATTCTACGCGGAAGGAAATGGAATTTGCATAGGCGCGCGATATCCCAATTTATTTGTATGAATGAAGATTATTTGGAGTTTAGTTTATTAGATGTGGATGATGAAAGTTTCTTAAAAGAAGAGGAAGAAATCATTTGTCGACATTGTAAATTAATTTCATATGTTGAATTTAATGCGCCAGAAGAAAAAGAAGTTGTAGATTTTTCAAATTATAGCTTTGAGACAAATGAAGGCTTTGTGCTATGGAGCTGTTTTTATAGTGAAGATGGCATTGATGAAATGACTATAAATAGTGATTGCATGGTTAGTCGTACTCCTCTTGAAGATGGCACATTTGAATTTTATTGGTGGCCCGCAGGTACTATTACTTTTTTTGGAGATTGATTATGAATTATATGTAGTTAGCCGCATTAATTTGTGCAGTTTTAGCGATTGCTATTCCTTTTGGAGTAAAATTTTATAAAACAAGTCAAGCTCTCGTAAGAGAGAAAAATTGGCCTCGTCTAGTTGAGGCAGTAAGTCATTATATGATGCAAGCTGAAACCTTGTTTGAAGTTGGCGCAGATAAAAAAGCATGGGTTTTAACTATGATTTAGACTACTGCTGATGAAATAGATTATGACTTGACAGAGCAAGATATGAAAAACCTTAGTGATTTAATTGATAGTTTGTGTGAAATGTCTAAGGTTGTAAATGTTGAAGAGGCCGCTGAGTAATTAGCGGTCTCATTTTTGACTTTTTTTAAAATTTATGATATAATTATATTAGAAAATGAGATAGGAGGTAATCATATGAATCGTTTGATTGTCGTTGCTATTGGAAACAAAGCTGAAAATAAGATTAGCTTTAAGGTTGCAAATGATTCGAAGGCGGCGCTTCGTATGGTTACACGGGCTCATGAGGACGGACTTGTGACGGCGGTAGGGGCAATTAATTATACTCACTCTCGTGAGAAAGCATATGCTCAACTGCGTGCAAATCTTCGTAAAAAGATTTTGGAGAAAGTCGGAGTTAAAATTTGATTTTTTCTAAAATTCGTGGTATAATTATTATAGAAAGTTGAGAGAGACCTTAACTGGTAAGGCGACTGTTCGAGTCAGATAAGAGGATAACCGTAGAGTTCAACTCTCTTCTCTCTTAATTTTATAAGGCGGTGGGTAAATTGGCCCTCGCAGTTAGTGGGACAAAGTAAACAAAACCCACTCGAATGCGCGCGAAATGCTAAGTATCGCGGCAGGGGTTATATATAATGGGTGTAGCGAAAATAGTCGAAAAGTACCTACACCAAAGGTAATTGTTCTGCCCTTTAAATCTTTTGTATGGGGTACGATTATAGCAGGCTTAGCACTGGAGAATGGATAATACATACAAAAGTAAGTGTATCTGCGCGAGGGTGGAATACGGTTAAATTTGAGGTTGCGGTCCCAAGTAGCGAAAGCGGAGCTTGGTAAGTTAGCGAGATACATTTTAAAAAGAAGTTGGGAGGTCTACCTTTCTACCTCCCCTAACTTCTACGAGGTAACCCTCCCAATGGCCGTAGTGCAAGGCGGCAGAATCGGTAAGACAGGCCTATGGCAGTAACGTCGAGACCGTGAAGTGGTGAGCACATCGTATAGTGAGACGAGAGGTAACGTGAACCATCGTACAATCGCGCGCCGTAAGTTGGCGGTCGGGTAGACTAAGCCCGATAATAACAAAGCCCATAGGGAGTCATGACCTTTTGGAATATTGGATAAGGAAAGGGGTCCATGTAAAGATGCGATTCTATACAATAGTGGAGCAGAAACTATAAACGTCATCTGCCGGGTAAGGCCACAGTACCATAAGTTAAGGTTGAGTGGCGGCCATCTATCGGGTCTAAAAGATAGAAAACTTATCGAAATAACTGAAACAGTAGAGAAGAGAAGAGGATAACAGGTCGCAAGCTCTTACTTGGAGTTGCTAACCAAGAAACTGCGGGACTCTGCGCCGCCGCACGCTGTAGTAAGAAGTAGATATGGGGAGAAATCCCGTCACGTGGCGGACGCGTGACATAAATAAATAAAAGTTCCGCAACTTATGGGGGATTGGTGTTAGTGGCAAGCATGGCTGCCTTCCAAGCAGCAGGGGCCGGTTCGAGTCCGGTATCTCCTTCCATAGACCCATACAGCAAAACTGTAGAAATGCAATAAAAATATATTGGATATTTATGATTACATTTATAAGGGTCTAGTTTATATGGCGCGGTATCCCAATCGGAAGCAGGAAGTGGACTTTCGTTTTAAACGATGAGAGCGCGCGGATGTGAAAACGCCGCGTGGATGCTGGCTAATTCGGCGAAAGACTCTATGAGTTAACGCCGAGCTAAAATTTGGAAAACACTTCAAAAAAATATAGTTGTGTCTTCCATTTTCTACTTTATAGTAGAACGGAGGATAAGAAATGAGAACTGATATTTTAGAGAAGCGTGAGCAAATTCTTACATGGATTGCCGAAGGTAGAACAAAAACTTATATGTGTTAGGAATTGCACTGTAAGCCAGAAACTTTAAATAAATATTTAGAGAAAATGGAAATTGTTTATAATGGCAATCAAAGCGGCAAGGGCATACCTAAAGCTAAATATAAATCTACACTTGTTGAATATCTTGCAACAAGTTAGGATATTTAGACAAATAAAGTAAGGCTTAAGCTGTTACGAGAAGGTTATAAAGAACATAAGTGTGAGTGTTGTGGTTTAACAACCTGGTTAGATAAGCCAATTCCTTTGGAATTACATCACATTGATGGCAACCGACACAATAATACTATTGAAAATTTCATGCTTTTGTGTCCAAATTGTCATGCTTTTACTGACTCATATTGTGGTAAGAATAGCGCCAAATAAATGTGTAGAGACTATATACCAGCCTCCTAAGGACGGCGCGCCGTCTATGGAGAAGACATAGTCCAGACTACAACGCAGTAATGCGGCTATGGTGACATAGAGTAGTAAGAAAATCCATTCAGTATGGGTTCGAATCCCATTCGCGCTACCAAGGATTCTTTTAATCCTCCTTTTTTCAAGTTTCTTTTTGGATGGGACGCGTACGGCGTGGTGATGAACTGCTGAGGGCGCGCGTCATGTAAGTTGGGCGGGGCGGCTTACAAAAATTTTGAGGTATCCAATATGAGTGTTTCTTTATTTATTGCTCTTTTTGTGGGCGGCGGTTTTGTAAATATTTTATTAACCCAAGCAATCAAATAGTTTTATTATAATAGAAATGAAGCAGCAAGCCCAAACGTAATTGCCCTTGTAAATGCAATTATAATAGGTGGAGGAGGGACTGCTTTTGCCTATTCTTTATTAGGAATTGAATGGTCGCTAAATAATATTTTATGTCTTATTGCAATGATGCTATTTGTTTGGATGGGGAGTATGATTGGATATTCCAAAATTTTAGAGACTTATCGCCAATTCCGTACTTGGTAGATGCAAGTAAATTAGGGAAAAGATATAGTTGATGCAACGCAGGAACTCGTAGATAAAGTAAATAATGAAGAAAACGAATGATGTGGATGTAGCTTAATTGGTAAAGCGCCACCCTGCCACGGTGGAGAGTGCGAGTCCAATTCTCGTCATTCACTCCATATGGGCAGTTAGCAAACTTGGTGGATGCGCGCGGTTGAAGCCCGTGAGAAAGAGGGTCGGTACCTCTACTGCCCACCAAACCCTATAAATTTTGACTTTTTCTAAAATTTATGATATAATAATTATAGAAAGTTGAGAAAGGGGAATAAAGAAATGAGTCCGTTTGATGATTTTGATACGCAGCGTCAGTCCGATGAGGACGCTTGGGAGCGTGAGTTCCTTGAGTGGTTCAGCAAGCAGATTTCTCCGTATAAGGTCTATGAGATTGATTGTGATGACGGTACTCATGGAGACCTTATTTATGAGTGGACTGGCCATCCCGATTTTTCTCTTTCGTAATTGGTGCCATCGTCTAGCGGTCAAGGATAGCAGACCCTCAATCTGCTGACACCAGTTCAAATCTGGTTGGCATCACCAGCCGTACCTTTAGTCTTTTGAGTTCGATAACGAGGAGAAAAGACAGTGAGATTTGAGAGTATTCACTAATCAATAACTCTCCGGCGTTCTGGTGCGTCGTTAAGCTTAAAAAGCCAAACAGCCCTCGGCGGGTCAAGACACAACGTAAAATAGTTGCCGCCATGTCCAAATGAATGGGTTATGACATTAAACTGTACTCGTTTCCGCGGCTTGGTGCTGCCGCGTCAAAAAAGTAATCCGGTGGAATAGAAAGTTCGGCCACCTACAAAATAATGGGAACAGTCGCGGGCGCGCGATGGTAAGAAATTACGTATCAAATGTTTTGCCAACTTCTCTTGGCTGCAAACAAGAGTGCGGTTGTTGCAGCAACCAAAACGTAGACCGGATGCGTTAAGACCGGCGGACATCTCGCCCGTTGAGGAGAGAAGAGTGGGTAAAAGAGCTAAATCCCACCGCCAGAACATAAGGGCATATGGAATGGTTGGATGCTCGGGGCACCGTGGCCTTTTGCCAACACGGATGATACCTTGGAGACGTGGGTTCGAACCCCGCCCTGGCGGCTTTGTGGCTGCTGGGTAGTTTAGAAGGTCAAAACACCAGGGACATTAATGGTCGCGTAGGGAACCTCCTCGTGGTGCGACTGGACGGACAGTAGTATGCGATTACTGAGCCGAGAACTAATTCCCAGATAGTTTCAATCTAATATCGCATAGGATTGAAGTGTACTCCCCTTAAGCCCAAGGGCGCAGGTTGTGACCAGCGATACAACAGTAACTCGGGATGCGCATGAAATTTCGGCTATAAGGTACACAGCGAGCCGTAGAAGCAGTACAGCTATCGAATTAAAACTGGGGTAGCGGGCAGTATAATCATACCGCTAATATCGCGCAGTAGTCGAATTGGCGAAGACGCCGGCCCTTCAAGCCGGAGATTACGGGTTCAATCCCCGTCTGCGTGACCAGTAAGTTTGTCGGTATAATAAGACTTGAAAACCGTCGTTAAAAAGTTTAGCTAATCTTTGAGCTTCGGCTCTAAATGGGCGAGTACCCCAATTGGGAGAGGGAATAGGCTCAAACCCTATGAAGTGTGGGTTCGAATCCCACCTGGCCTACCAACGTTTTTATGAATTGGACGTTAATCAATTCATCGTGTGAGAGGATGGATTTTCAGATTAAACTACCACTGGCGACGCCTCCAATGTCGATATGTGGCACAGTCATTTGAAAACACGTTAAACGAAAACGAAAGTAAATCTGAACTAGATCGTGGAGTGATGCGTATGAAAATTACAAAAATCTCCGAAGGCGAGGAAACGCCGATTGGCTAGTAGAAGACCTGGGCATGTCTTTAAACTGCCTACTATATGGGCTGGTAGCTCTAATGGGAGAGCGTCTGCTTTGCACGCAGAGGGTTGTGGGTTCAAGTCCCATCTGGTCCACCAATATGCGCGCCATATCGCATGGGGACGAGGACTGGAGCAACGTCCCAACAGGCATAAATAAATAAAGTCCCCAGGATGTTTTGCGGTATCAGTACATAACCGCCTCAAGAGCCGAAGTGTTTGTGGGTCTGTGCCTCTTATATGGCAATAGAGAGGAAACGAGAAGGACAAGGCGTGAAATCGGTTTGAAACGCGAAAAACCCACATCTATATCGCACCGTAGAGGAGCGGTCCCTTGCTAGGTTCATACCCTGGAGACGCAAGTTCGAATCTTGCCGGTGCTACCAAATGCCAGGCTAGCACAATGGAAGTGCAATTCCTTCATACGGAAAAGGTTCTCGGTTCAAGTCCGGGGCCTGGTACCAGCGGCAAAGAATAGAACGCCGTAAACGTAAAAGGGAGGAATTTTACAAATGAAGTATTTTAGTGAAAAAACGAACAAAACTTACGACACCGAAAAAGATTGCCTTTTTGCAGAAGCCGAATATGACAAAGCAATCGCTGAGGAAAAAATTAAAAAGGAAAGACTTAGTACAGAACGTAAGGCGCGCGCGAGCGAGGTCGAAGAAGCATACAAAGCAGTTCTCGAAGCATCAAAACACTACAGAGAAAAGCTCAATGCTTTTGTAAAAGACTATGGCTCTTTTCATATGACTTTGCGGACTGGGGACGGAAATCCTTTTGATTTATTTGATAGGTTTTTTGACCGCTTTTGGTAACTAAAAAAGTAGAAGAATTAATTAAAGCTTTTACTTGAAAGTGAAAGGCTCAGGCAGCAAAAAATTTTTTTGTAGGTCTTACCTGCTTCTTGATATTGAAGATATATCACAACTGGATAATATATCGAGTTGTTCCACGTGGGCGCAATCACACGTTAAAAATGGTCGAGAACGCATTACTCGTAAAAACGTGAGCCTTGGATACTTAAAATTTGTAATTTCTCAAATTTTATGTTATAATTATTATAGAAAGTGAGAGAGGTACGAAGTACGAAGGCCTCTTGGCAACAATAACGAAGTATTTACCTCACTTCTGAACTCCGGTCTATCAAACGTAGTGGACACACAGTGCATATCTACGGGGTACGCGTTAAAGCGGAGTTTTGGGTAGAATATCATAGGGAATACACCTCATAAAGTCAGTAGCGTCGGGGCTGACTATAATTACAAGCCGGCGCGCCTTATGGGTCATTAGTCCAATGGCAGAACGGCGGACTGTTAATCCGTATGTTACAGGTTCAAGTCCTGTATGACCCGCCACATATGGTCCCCTATGGTGTAATGGTAGCATAGCTGGCTCTAACCCAGCAGATACCCGTTCAAATCGAGGTTGGGGGTGCCAATAAAGGGGTAGCAAAGGAGTAATTAACCTTTGAGATAATGGCGCCTCTCACGTCAAGCCCGATAATATATATACTTAGGAGAGGTAAGTATTATGAGTTGCGGCGTTTATAAAATTACCAATTTAATTAATAATCATTGCTATATTGGATAGTCTATTTACATTGAACAGCGTTGGCGTAGACATAAATCTAATATTAATAATGCCAATGGAGAAGAATATAACTATCCTTTATATCGAGCAATAAGAAAATATGGAATAAGTAATTTTTCTTTTGAAATATTAGAAGAATGTTTATCTTCATAGTTAAATGAAAGAGAACAATTTTATATCTCTTATTATAAACCTGAATATAATCAAACAATTGAAGGTCAGATAACTGGTGGTTATATTAAATTAACTCCAATTACGCTTCAATCTCTTAGATAGGATTTATTAGATAATAAGTTACCTTATCGTGAGTTATCTTCAAAATATAATATTGGATTAGATTGTATTTCTAGAATTAATCAAGGCCATGCTTATCATGATGATAATATAAATTACCCGATAAGAAAAGTAAAAAGACTTGAATAGAAATATTGTCCTATTTGTGGAAAACCAATTCAACAAGATTCTACTATGTGCATTTCTTGTTATAATAATAGTAGAAGTTAGGCTCCTACAAAAGAAGAATTGTATAATACTTTGGTAAAATTGAACGGTAATTTTACTAAAGCAGGACAGTATTATAATATTAGTGATAATGGTGTTCGTAAATGGTGTAAAAAATATGGATTGCCATATCATTCTAAAGACTATAAAAAAATTTTTGAAAGGAAGTAATATCATGCTCAATAAGTTTGCTAAAATCTATAACATTAGTCCGAAGCCCGATTCCAAACGTCAACAGTGGCTTCGAGATAATGCGCGTACATATGACAGAGTAGTCTGCGCAGAATGCGGTGAAGGGCATACAACTCTATATAAAGTTGGCGAGCAGTATTACTGCCTCGAGCATCGAAATAGAGTAGTGTCATAAAGACACAATATGCTGGGATAGTTTAATGGTAAAACAGCGGGTTTATACCCCGTAGCGCCAGATTAGCGGCTTTTCAGGGTTCGAGTCCCTGTCCCAGTCCCACTTGGGAGGAAGAAGAAATTCGTTATACCTCCGAAGAGTATGCCGTTTAGTATTAAGGAGACTACATTCCGGCCATAATAGAATCAAACTCCGAAAATAGTGGACCTGCGGACGGAGTTTAAAAAATTAAATCCCGTCCGGCTTTTTATATACCGGGGTCATATAGTTGGTAAATATGCAAAACTGATAATTTTGTCACGTAGGTTCAAATCCTATCCCTGGTACCAGTGTCCGATTTACCATGGTCAGCCCGTTAGACCTTAAATAGCGGGATAGTTATGGGCGTGTGGCGCAATGGTAGCGCAAGAAACTTTTAATTTCGAGGTTGTCGGTTCAAGTCCGGTCACGCCCACCAAATGCGTCCGTCGCCTAATGGAAATGGCAAGTGGCTTCTACCCACTCAAAGTGCGGGTTCGACTCCTGCCGGGCGTACCAGTTCGTGTCCATATATGACGGTCATATCTTTAAGTGAGCAAGAGGTTCGATTCCCTTGGTGTCCGGGTTCGACTCCCGGGCGCGCCTGGTGGCAATAAATCTTAAAGCACGAATATGCGTCTGTCGTTCAATGGAAAGGACAATGCTCTCCTAAGGCATAAATCAGAGTTCAAATCTCTGCGGGCGTACCAAATACTTTTAAGGGGTGATATTATGCTATAAATTCTATGTATAGGAGGATAGTATAATGTCCAGAAGTTACAAACATCATCCTTTTTGCACTGACCGTAAGCATGGCGCAAAATGGTGGAAAAGTCAAGCAAATCGTAAAGTTCGTCATACTTTTAATATACCTAATGGTAAGGCATATCGTAAAGTTTATAATCCTTGGAATATTCGTGATTATGTATGGTACGAAAGTCGTCATGGCGCGGCCGCCTGGTACAACCGTTATGTAACAAATGGTTATGATTGGTGGCGTGAGAAGTACCCTACTTTTGAGGATTATATGAACAACTGTTGGGCGCATGACTTCTATAGAAAATAAAAATTTGATAAATCTTAAAAATTATGATATAATAATATTAGAAAGTGAGGGAAGAACCAATGGGCAGAGATAGACAAGAATTTAAAAAAAGTCCAGAGGAATTAACCGAGTACCTCATGTTTCGGCGCCGCGGCTCAATAGCCCCTTCCAAAAAGGGCCGCGGTAGCCCATATAAAAGAAACTCAAAACATAAGAAAAGAGAGGAAGAACGTAATGCCTTTTGTTGATTGCTTTGCCTACTGCGGCATTGGCATGAACAAGTGCAAGAACAAGTATTGTTCGGCTAATCCGAACTATACAGCGCCGAAGCCTCGTGTGAAGCCGAAAGGTGGACCCGGCGCGCCATGTCATACGACTCGTTCTAAAATCCGTAAGGACGATGGACGCGGTTATACGTACTGGCAATTCGAGGATTAAGCACCGAAAGGTGCATATGGGTTACAGGTGTTATGGCGGCATAGCAGACTCTTAATCTGACAGGTCAGGGTTCAAATCCCTGGTAGCCCACCAAATGCCCTTGTGGACAATCGGTAAAGTCGACAGCCTGTCACGCTGTAGGTAGCGGGGTCAGCACCCGTCAGGGGCGCCACTTAAAATTGGTCTAAAATAAAAATTGGGCTAATTCCCCAAAGTCAGATTTCTTCCAAAAATTATATTCTCTTTTATATTTTTCTACTTATAAATGACGGGAAGTAGAGGAAGAGGGACCTCGCCTGTTTTGGGAACAGGACATTAGTGCGGCTTCGAGTGCTGCCTTCCCGACCAATTAAAGGAGAATATAATATGGGAAAAAGTTTGACATTAGAAGAAATTAACGCTCGTTTTGAGAATAGTTTTGATCAAAAGGTTATTGCAACTAAATATTTAAATAAGCGTTCTCCAGTTGAATTAAAATGCTTAGAGTGTGGACATGAATGGTCACAACCGGCCGCATCTGTACTATTTAATGAGCATCATAAATGTCCAAATTGCGGCATTGTTAAAAAGATAAAGCTTAAATGTGCTTATTGTGGAAAAGAAATTGAGCGATTTCCAAGCGACATTAAGGCAAATAAAACAGGTTATTTTTATTGTAGTCACACTTGTGGTAATCGTCATAAAAATCAATTACGCATGGAAAGTGGCGAATGGGACAATTCAGTAAATTATCGCTATAAAGCTATGTATAATTTACCACATAAGTGTGCTGTATGTGGATGGGCAGAAGATGAGCGTATTTTAGAAGTTCATCATAAGGACGAAGATAGAAACAATAATGCATTAGATAATTTAACCATTTTATGCCCAACTTGTCACAGAAAAATTACACTTGGGTACTATAAATTAACTGAGGATTATAAATTAATTGAGATATAAATACTGCGGCGGCTCAGTTTGAATGGAGCGGTCTATATGGCTACTCTATGTTTATAACCGCCATTTATATGGGCGATTGGTGTAACGGTAACACATTTGGCTCTGACCCAAAAGTTTGAGGTTCAAATCCTTAATCGTCTGCCAAAAGTCAGTAGGCAAGCATTAAAAGCCGAGAAGAAAATATAGTTCCTCAAGATACTGTGGCTAGTTTGAGCCAAGGTATAATAAGAATTGGGACACCAGCGGAGAGAACCGCGCAGCTACTGGAGAGAAACCAGACAAAAAACATCTGTGCAACCCAATTGGAACTCGTGTGATTGAAACTGCACACCTGGCTTTAAAAATTTGATTTTCTATAAATTTTATGATATAATATTTATAGAAAGTAAGGGAAGAAATATCGCTCGCAGTTATAGTTCCGTGCGACTTGAACAAGGGTAAGAGCACCCCAGGACACTTACCTGGCTCCTATTGACACATGACGGAAGTCGGTGTAAATCCGACAGCTTCTCTTCTTTATAAGTAAACCGGGGAGGTACTGAGACGTCCGGATTATCAAAAACCTCCGTTATATACCGCCATAGTGTAAAGGTAACACAGAAGCCTTTGAAGCTTTTGTTATTGGTTCGAATCCAGTTGGCGGTGCCATATGCCCGATTACCCCAACGGAAGAGGGAGCTGGCTTAGAACCAGTAAAGTGTGGGTTCAAATCCCATGTCGGGTACCAAATATGGGCGAGTTGAGCAATGGTGGCTCAGGAGTCTGTAAAACTCTGGTCTAACGACATGTAGGTTCAAGTCCTACCTCGCTCACCATTTAAGCGACCGCTCTAAACGGTATGGGTGAAATCTAACCCATTGACAATGAGTGAAGGAACGTCACTCTGACGCTGTAATATTATATGCGCCAGTAGCTCAATGGAGAGAGCGCGGGGCCACGAACCCCGGACTTGTGGGAGTTCAAATCTTCTCTGGCGTACCAATAGTTGGGTTCCAGTAGAGACTGAAAAGGACCTTTGGTTCCAGATGACTGTTACCAAGCAGTACTTAGTATGTGTATCCTGTAGCTAAGGCGAGCCGGAAGTCGCGGGTTTCCGCCCAACTAAATTTTATATACGGATTTAGCTCAACTGGAAGAGCATTGCGTTTACACCGCAGAGGTTATGGGTTCAAGTCCCTTAGTCCGTACCATTAAGACCCGTACAGCAAATATAACTTACAAAACTGCAAATTTTTGGAAGAAGTTTTTATTGGGTCTTGTATATGCACGAGTGCTGCAATAGGAAGCCAGGCATGGTTGAGGTCCATGTGTCCGATAGGACATAGGGGTTCAAGTCCCCTCTCGTGTACCAAATAACTAAAAAGAGAAGTGAGAAAAAAATGATAAGTCCAACTCATGGAGAAATAACTCTGCGGCAGACCGCACTCTTAATCAAAAATTTCATAGAGTTAGACCCGGATTCACAATATGCAATCTATATTGGTTCTGATAGTCAAAATACTTACTACACCAAGATGGTAACTGTCATCGCAGTCCATAAGGTCGGCCGCGGTGGTCAGTACTTTTATGAGGTTTCCAAATACGACAAGATTCGTGATATTCGCACGAAGCTTTATACGGAAACTCAACTTAGCTTGGATATGACAGGTAGGCTTTTTGATGAATTTGAAGCTCTTGGGTTTGAATATGATGCAGATAATATCATGTTCTGTATTCATATTGACGCAGGTAACGGTGGTCCAAGTGGTCAAGTAATACCTGAAGTAGTTGGATATGTTCATTCTATGGGTTATAACTGCGAAGTTAAACCAGATAGTCCGATTGCTTCTTGTATTGCAGATAGAATAAGTAAGTAAGTAAATAAAGGCGCGCACAGCTAAATCTATTATAGCATAATGGTAATGCACCCGACTTGTAATCAGGATATACGGTTCGAATCCGTTTAGCGCCTTGAATAAATAAAAAGACACTTGCAGCAAATCTTTTCTTTAATCGCCATTGAATTATAATATTTTGATTAGATATTAGGGTGTCTTGATACAAACTAATAGACCCATACAGCAATCATTCTTATAGAGAATATGTTATTGGTTCGATTCCAATTATGCAAGCCATAAATTTTGCGTATTGAGCAATAGGTAGCTCAGTTCTACTAAAGGGTCTAGTCTTTATCTCGACCGAGATAAATCATTTTGGAGAAAAAGGAGAAAATAAAACATGAATTTTACTAACGCTCTTGATAAGGAGTTCAACTATAAGTTGACCGAAAATGGCGGCCTTGCGCATAAGTCTACCTGTGACGCGCTCTATGATATGTTTGCCCTGGGTGGCGCATATCGTAGTCGTAGCGATGAGGATTGTGTCTTCCTTTTCATGAAGGCATTTGAGGAAAGTCCTACTTATGCTATGAAGTGCCTCTTCTATCTGCGTGACATTTTGCAGGGACAGGGCGAACGTCGCTTCTTCCGTGTCTGCATTAAGTGGGCCGCGGACAACCATCCTTTGGAGATGGAGCGCAATCTCAAGTACGTACCGGAATACGGTCGTTGGGATGACCTATATGCCTTCGTAGGCACCAAGCTGGAAGCGAGTATGTGGGCCTTCATGTATGAGCAGTTCCGTCTGGATATGGCTTCCAAGACTCCTTCTCTGCTCGGAAAGTGGCTCAAGTCTGAGAATACTTCCAGCAAGGAGTCTCGCGTCCTTGGCGCAAAGACTCGTAAGGCTCTCGGTATGACTGCGCCTGCCTACCGCAAGGCTCTGTCTTCTCTTCGTAAGCGCATCAATGTCCTTGAGCGTCTTATGAGTGAGCGCCGTTGGGATGAAATCGAGTTCGATAAAATCCCTTCTAAGGCTGGCCTCATCTACAAGAACGCCTTCGCGCGTCACGATGTGGAGCGCGCCCGCAATAAGGCTGTGCAGACTTACGAGCAGTTCGCTAAGGATAAGAACACTAAAGTTAACGCCAAGGCTCTATATCCTTACGAGGTAGTCGAAAAGGCTATTGACGTGTTCGGTGGTATCTACTGGCGTTGGAACCGCCATGAAGTGCCTTTGGATGATACCAATCGTCTGATGGTCAACAAGTACTGGGAGAATCTGGCAGAGTATATCTCTAAGCTGGATATGAACGCTCTTTGTGTTGTGGATACCAGCGGCTCTATGCATGGTACTCCTATTGACATCGCAATCTCTCTCGGTATGATTGCGGCTGATAAGGCTCATGGTCCTTTCCATGGACGCTACATCAGCTTCAGTTCTCGTCCTCAGCTCATTAAGGTTGAGGGTGTGGATTTCGTAGATAAGGTTCGCCGCATCTATGAAACCAATCTTTGCGAGAACACCAATCTCGAAGCAACTTTCGATATGCTTCTCAATGTGGCTCAGAAGAACCACATGAAGCAGAAGGATTTGCCAGATACCATTATCGTCATCAGCGATATGGAGATTGACTGTGCATATGGTGGCTATGGTTGGAGTTCTGACCATAGCGCGGCTCGTGCAAAGAACCGCACCATGATGGAGAATATGCGTCGTAAGTGGGCACGTGCAGGCTATAAGCTTCCTAAGATGGTGTACTGGAACGTGGATGCGCGCCAGGATACATTCTTGGATGATGGCCCAGACGTAACTTACGTTAGCGGTGCAAGTGCTATCTTGTTTGAGCAAGTCGCAAAGGGCATCACCGCGCAGGACCTCATGTTCGAGAAGCTCGACAGTGAGCGTTACGCAAAAATAAAATAAGGGAAGAGAAATCTTCCCTTTCCGTGCGTCCTTATCGTGGCCGGCTCCGCCTTGAAAGCGGCTGGTATCAGGGATGATATGGGGATCGACACCTCAGGGGCGCGCCATATGCGGAGTTCGCCTAATGGTAGGGCAACAGTCTAGAAAACTGTCGGATGAAAGTCTATGTGGGTTCAAGTCCCTCACTCCGCGCCAATTTATAATATGCGCTGTGAACCAGTCGGGGTACTGGGCTAGCCTGCTAAGCTAAGTGTTCTCTTTTGGGAATTTGGGTCGGGACCAACGCGGCGCGCCAATGGTTTGATAGTATAGTTGGTAATTATAAGGCACTTGTAATGCTTAGACCTCGGTTCAAATCCGAGTCAAACCTCCATATAAAACCTTCCAATAATATGTACCCCTGGTGTAACGGTAGCATATCCGGCTCCAACCCGGCTGGTCAGAGTTCAAATCTTTGGGGGTATGCCAGCGCGCAAGCGTAAATTTTATTAAAGGCAGGTCAAATATGGAAAGCTTCTTTAATCTCAAGCATCGCAATACCACCATTAGAACCGAGATTCTTGCAGGCATTACAACCTTTATGGCTATGGCATATATCTTGTTTGTAAATGCAGGTATGTTTGCCACACTCCCCGATGTAAGTTATGAAGGTATGTATATTGCAACCGCAATTTCAGCCTGTGTCGGTTCTCTTTTAATTGGTCTTATTGCCAATCTTCCCCTCGCACAAGCATCTGGTATGGGACTTAATGCGTATTTTGTCTATTCAGTATGTCTTGGTTTGGGCTTTACTTATGCTAATGCCCTTGTAATGGTTTTGTTTGATGGTATTATGTTTATAATACTCACAGCAACAGGACTAAGAAAGCTATTGTTTAATGCAATTCCGACGCCAATTAAAACAGCTATTTCTGCAGGAATTGGTTTATTTATTGCTTATATTGGTCTACAATCTGCTGGTATTATAATTCCTGATGCCTCAACAGCATCCACTATGTCATCTTTTAATGTGTTTAGTGGAGCAGCAAATTGGGCAACAATTATGCCTATGCTTGTATCTATGATTACTATATTGATTATCGCGGCCTTGACATCTTTCAAGAAGCGTGGCGCGGTATTAATCGGTATAATTGCAGGTACAGTTCTATACTATCTTGGTGGCTTTACAATTCCAGGATTTTATGATGGTTTTGCTTTCTCTACTATTAGCACAGGAAAAGCTTTTGCAGCATTTGGTAAAGAATCACTATTCGCTGTATTTCGTAATGGTTTTGACTTTAGTGCGTACATTGCCGCACATGGCCAAGCAAACTTTGTTATGAGTCTTGTCACAACAATGATTGCGTTTTGTATCGTAGATATGTTTGATACAATGGGTACTTTGTATGGTGCGTGCTCACGCGGCGGCCTTATGAATAAAGATGGTGAAGTTCTTGCTCTTGACCGCGCAATGCTCAGTGATGCTATTGCCACCACAACTGGCGCAATGTTTGGTACTTCAACTGTAACAACTTTTGTTGAAAGTTCTGCTGGTATCGCAGAGGGCGGCCGCACAGGACTGGCCGCGGTTGTAACTGCTGGTCTATTCTTTATCTCAATGTTCTTTGCACCTATTGCTTCTCTTATCCCAGGCGCAGCAACTGCGGCCGCACTTATCTATGTTGGCGCATTGATGCTTATGTCTCTTAAAGATATTAATTGGGAAGACGCAGAGGTTGCTATTCCGGCATTTTTAACTATTACTTTTATGGCATTTAGTTATAGTATTAGTAATGGTATTGGTATTGGTGTCTTGTCTTATACAGTAGTTAAAATGTTTACTGGTAAGATTAGAGAAATTCATGGAGCAACTTGGGTTATTGACGTGTTGTTCCTCGCAATGTTTTTACTTAGTCACTAATAAAATTATAGTCCTCCTACTAGACTTTAAATAGTAGGATTTATATGCTAGTATAGCTCAGAGGGAAGAGCACCTGTTTGGTATACAGGAGGTCGGGATTTCGAAACTCCCTACTAGCCCCAATTGCACCCATCGTCTAACGGCAAGGATACCGCTTTCGTAATGCGGAGATAAAGGCTCGAATCCTTTTGGGTGCGCCATATGCAGGATGTGGTGTAACGGAAACATACGTGATTGTGGCTCACGAGTTGAGGGTTCAATCCCCTCCGACCTGCCCAATGGGGAGTTAGTCTAATGGTAGAATAGGCGGTTGCAGCCCGCTTGGTGCTGGTTCAAATCCGGTATTCCCCTCCAACGCCTCGGCGCACCGGGGCAATTTTATTATTAGGTGATGCTTATGTTATCTCTTTCGCGCACCGCACTTTTGAGTTTAGTATAGGCTACAAATCATGATGAAATTCCTCAAAGCGTGGTTGAATATTGGTTTACTGTTTATGGTAAATGGATTGATAAAAAAGAAGCAAAGGAGTTAGAGCAAGATGAACGTAAACTATGATGATATTAAAGGTTTGGAATTAGTTGGACTTAAAAAGGTTCATACTTTTCATATCTCTGTTGCAATATCCCTTGTTTTTTTGTTGATAATGATAGTAGTTACTTTTATATGGATTATACTGCCACTACATAATATTATTCTGAATATAGGATTTATATGTGGTATGATAGGCGGTATCTATAATATGATTCTAACTATTCCAGAAAGTCATCTTCATTGGAGTTTTAAGATTCCCGAAGATTATCGCGGCTGGCAATATTTATTCCTTTCTGCTAATTGTATAGATTTTGAGCCGGAAACAAATATAATTACACTACAATTTAATGACGATATAGATAAAGAGTTGTATTACTTTATTACAATGCTTGAGAATGAAAAAAAGACCCAAAAATAATTGGGTCTTTTCTTTTTGAAACTTGAAAAATTTTAAAATTTATGGTATAATTATTATAGAAAATAGGAAAGGAAGTATTTTCTATGTCCACAACTGTTGAAAAGATTATTGGTCAGCAGAGTATTCTTAACTGCATGAAGTATGTCCAGACAATAGTTGATATATGGATGAAAGATAACGACATTGGGCGTTGGGAAGACATTGTAGCCCCCAACGAATTTAATGTCGTTGATGCTGATTACAATTTTGAAGTGCGCACTGGTGCTACTAAAATTGTATTGGTTCTGCACGACATGCCTTATGTCATTAAAATTCCTTTTATTGGTGAAGAGTCTTGGAACGATGAAGGTTTCCACTACTTTGATGGTGGTGACTATGACAATGAAGAATATGATTATTGTGCACACGAAGCTTATCTTTATGACCAAGCTAAGATTTTTGGGTGCGATCAGTTCTTTGTGCCCACGATGCATTTGATTATGGTCGAGAATATTCCTGTGTATATTCAGACGAAGATTGATTATATCTACCGTCGAGCTACTCCTTCCAATGAGGATACTTATCGTTATGCTTCGATTAAGAACTCTGATGTTCTTATCCCCGAAGTGGGCGCGCGGCTTTTGGAGTACTATTCCATGAGTGAAGTCGCCTTGTTTCTGGCTTTTATTAAAGCCTTTGATGTAAATGACCTTGAAGCTTCGCGCAATGGCGAGTATGTTGAAGCCTTTGGCCGTTATGTCTTTTGGGATTATAGCGGCTACAAAGAATATGAATGGTGAAAGGAACTGAAAAAAATGAGACAAACTTCTAAGTATTCCAAAGAGTTTACGAATGAGATGACTGGCCGCATTGCCGTCATTCTCGCCGATGAGCAGGCCGCCCTCAACATTCAGCAGATTCAGATGCGTGACCCGAACCTTGTGGGTATTACCTCTCAGAAAATGGCACGCATGATTAACCATCTGGTTGAGATGGGCTTTGTTGCAAAAGCAAAAGGTAAGGACGGCCGCATGGTTTACAAGTGCTTGGCTGTAATGGAGGCTGAAGGCGTAGATGTAGAGAAATATCGCTATGGCGCAAATATGCAGGATAAGCCGAGCGATTTTCAGAAGAGGTATATGGCAGAACATCCGGATTATCATAAGTTAATCTATGGGGAGGAAGAAAAATGATAAGCAAGATACTCCTGATAGTAGGCTTGTTAATGTTCGGTTTTGCTGTTTGGGGGATGGTAGCTGATATTGGATATGATACAACGCCATGGGCGCAAGTAAGACGTGGATGCTCACATTATACAGATGCATATCGACAAGGTTTAGCTTGTATTACTTTTGATTTTTTTATATCTCTTTATCAAGTAAATCCCGATAGATGGGAACTTGAACATCCATCATGGGGTTATATTCGATATAAAGGCGAAAGGTCTATTTGGTATAATAGAGTCTATTGGAAAACAAAAGAAGATATAAAACAATATAAAAAATGGTATAAAGAAGAACTCATGCGTCAATCTGAACAAAAATCTGCTGAAAAAATTAAGGAAATATCTGAGATCGGTCTGAAAGATATAGAAGCTTTAAAAAATAAAATAAATCAAAATGCTCAATCTGAATTCGAGCGCATAGATAAAGAAAGAGAGAGCAACAAAAGTTTTTATTATCAAGTAATGACTTCTAATGGATATACATTAACCGAAGAAGGGTTGTGGGTTAAAAATGAAAGTCTGTAAGTGTGATAGATGTGGCAAAATCTTTGAGCCATCTTTTAATAGTGACGCAGGTGACTTTTATAGCCGTGTCATTCAAATTGGTGATGAAAATTTTAATCTGTGTGACACCGTAACTGAAATAATCGCTTCGTATGATATATGCGAGGATTGTTACAAGGACTTTGTTCGCTGGCTTGGCCGCGATAAGATAAGGACGGGAGAAAAATGAAAAGACTTTTTGTATATGAAATTCGAAAAAAAATAGATGAATTTAATTCGAAGTTTTATGCATACGTTATATTTGATTCTATAAAGCGAGAGCTGGTTGGAATTTCATATAACTCTAATGTATATATAGCTCGCGCGCGGTGTAAACAAATATTAAACACATTAATTGTATCCGAAGACACCTCACCAATCGTAGTCTGGCGTAGTTGGCCACTTAGTCTTTGGGAAAAAGAAATTACAGATGAAAGTATCTGTAAAAGAATTATGACGAGGGAGATAGTAATATGATATATATAATTATAGCTATTTTAATAGTTGGAGATTTATGGCTATATCTACACGGCGGCCGCCCTGAACATTCAATTTGGTGTGATGAAACTATCAGGTGGATGAAATGAGTAAAGAAGAATTTGAAAAATGGTTGGAATGGGCTTGGTCACAGAAAGAACCAAATGAGCCTTCGCCTTTCTGTCCGTTTGAATTTTTCGGATATTGCGACCAAGCGTATACTGAGAAATGTTGGGAGTGTGAAGATGGCCCCAATGCACGAAAGGAGTAATAATGAAGGAAATAAATTTTAGGTGGAAGACTTCGCAAAAACCAAAAGTCCACCAGCGCGCGGTGAATCGTGTGATGCGCGCAATCAATGAGAACATCTATAATGACGACCTTTGGATGGGTAGGTTCTTTGTAAGGCAGTATGCGCGCGAGGTTGTTATGTGTGATGGAGAACTCCATATGGCGGTTGAGCTTCGATTTTACGACCATAAAACAAAATACTATTCTTCTGAGTGGTTGACGTCCAATGAAATAATCGTTTTTGGCGGCTCTAAGATTTGGAGCTTAATGAATGATTTTATCGTTAAGGATTTGGATGTTTGGCGCACGGAAAATGTAATGGAAGAAAAGCAGGACTGGCGCGCGGCTTCAACGGAGAAGACAATAAGAGAAGCTACCTCGCTTTGGAAGAGAGTATAATAAAGCCCCGCACGGCGTATTACAAAGCCTTGTGGGGCGTTTTATTAGATTGTTCTTAACTATGTCGCCAACTTTTAAGAATGTATTTGTGCAAAGGAAAATGAATGGTGATTATCCTAAGGAATCGGGATACGCCAAATTTATAAATTCAAAAGTCCCGTCTGCCAAATATTTAACTTGCTACTCTACGATGCTGTTACTACTTGTGAGCGGAATCCCCGTAAACGTTATGCTTGTTTCGCTATTATACTTTTTTGCAAAATAGTATGTCCCCATCCCCTCTTGCATAGCTACTTTTATTTGAACAATTTTATTCTGCTCAAGTGCTTCTATTGCTTCGGTAAAAGTTTTGTCTGCTACGGGGTTTCCTGTATCCGGGTCAGGAGAAATCACTATAAGGCAAATCCCGTCAGAACCGCCACCGGTATTAAATTCATCTAACATATCACTTAGCACCATCCTATTTGTATTTTCTGGTGTATCCATCACATAGTTGAGGATTTCTTCTTTAGTCATCTTTTTTACTCCTTTTTAATTTATTTATTACTTTAGCTTCTTATGCTTTTTGAACGATTATTAAAGAAGCGGGTCAGGTCCCAGGGTTCCTTCTGTATAGCTTGGATAATCGTCAAGAGTTGCAGCTGTGAACATATTGCCACTTACGTAGAACATATATCCACTGTCATCCAGCGCCGTCCCATATTCATCGAGTTCCGTATAAAATGACACAGCATATTTATCAACTATTCCAGTTTCAAGAACATAAACAAGTGGCATGGCGTCAATGATTTCCCTAGCGGTTTTATCCGTTGTATAAGTGTCCCCATCTTTTTCGATGTTGATGATAAGTGCATTGGCTCCATTACTGCTACTAGTATTAAATTCGTCTAGCATATCGCTTAACACCGCCCTATTAGTATTTTCGGGTGTATCCATTACGTAATTAAGGATTTCCTCTTTCGTCATTTTTTATCACCTTCAAATCTAAGTAGGATTTCCTATAAGAAAATTGACTTTTTTGAAAAATTATGGTATAATATATATAGAAAATAGGAAAGGAATGAAATAACCATGTTTCTGTGGGTTGATGACCTTCGCAAGCCGCCCTCTGATAAGTACATTTGGGTTCAGTCTACCTTCCAGGCGATTGGCAGTATCACTGACTGCCGTAAGCATCGGCCGACAGAGCAGATTGTGATTGACCTTGACCACGACAGTGGTGACTTTTACCAGTATGGTGGTGACTATATCAAAATCCTGGATTGGATGGAAGAGCAGGGTATTGATGATATTGCTATTCATCTGCATACGATGAACCCTGTCGGACGTGAGAATATGCGGCGTATCATTCAGCACAACGGTTGGAAGCAGATTTACTAAGGAGGTTATCTCAAATGAGCAACTATGAATTTTTAAAAACTTTAACTAATGTAGTTTATTTGCATAGCCCCGTGTGGTATGATAATGATACCTTTTCTGTTGACGTTGATGATGCTGAAGGATGGAATACTACTACGGTATTCTTTGATAAAGATGGCAATGTTAAGGAGGTCTAAAATGCAGAACGAGTTCTATATGGTCGAGTTCGACTGGGGCGAGCAGCATTACTTCAAGGATAAAGATAAGGCTTTTGCTTTTCTGTGGCAGTCGTATCTTAACGATAGTGCTTATAATAACGATGAAGAGATGGAGGCAGATCGCAACTCTCTTAATGAAAACTACTACATTGATGGTTATGGTTCTGTTAATGTAAGGGGGTTTGAGGACTAATGAAAATTCGTTTTTATGGCGGCCGCGTCGGATTCGGAATAGAGTGGGAGGAAGAGTTTGTCTTTGATTCTGACTCCACCGAGGATGACATTGAAAACGTTGGCGAAGGATGCTCTGCTGACTTTATGGACTATATCCTGACCGATGCTGAAGATAAGTTTGACTTTTGGTATGAGTGGGAACTCATGGAAGGAGAATGGAATGTACCCGACACTTTGTAAAGTAGAATATTGGGACGAGAATCAGACGAAAATTGATAATTGTCTGATTTATGCCGATTCTTTTGTTGATACCGCGCAGAAAATCGAAGATTATTATGGAAAAGAAATTGAAAGTCTTTCCATTCAAATATTTGATATTGGTGTGTGGCGTGTAGATGATGCCACGGCCGCGCGTATAGTGGAGGGTCTCTAATGTGGTTTGTATCTCCTAGCTTCAAAGATAAGCCTTGGCTTTGTGAGCCGTATGAAAAAGACGGTAAAATGTACGTTAAAATCCAGGGCGCAAAAGCTCCTCGTGAGATTCGTGTGTATGACGAATGGCAATCCAACTGGCCGGCCGAATTGCGTCCACGCGTAGAACGAAAGTTTGATAGATTCTTAGCTTTTAACTATCCTGATGGGCGTTATGCCTATATTGTGGGAATAGAGGAAGTTGAAGGTTACGAGGGCTTTTGGAAGTATAAAAAAATTCCAGCAAAAAGCTATAGCTGGAACGACAATATCGTTTTGAGTCCTCTCTTTGGATATGTTGGACGTTTAGGGCGGCCGCCCATTATGGAGTTGGAGCCGGAATTTGTGGACGCGCGCACTGTGCGGGTAGAAAATGGCTTTAAGCGTCTGGTTACAGATGAATGGTATCAAAATGAACTCAAGAGGTTAGAGAAATGCGTATCGGAGTAATTTTTGTAGAGATTATTTTTCTTCTTTGGTGGATGGGAGGCGCGCCATGAAAGTAGTAGATGCAGAAAAACTTATAAAAGCGATTAGGAGCGGAGATTTCTGTAAAAAAGGAGAACTCCATCGGCTTATCCTTCAGCTGGCAGTAGATATTCCAGAAATTTCTGTAGAAAAGCTCGAAGGCTTTCTGCCAGATGATAAATAGTTAGATATGACAAATGTGTGGTATTCTGACCCAACTCTTGTGTGGTTTTTTGATTCTAAAAATACGAAAAAGCGCGGCTTGGTCTTCCATGAATATCTCATAGATTTAACGACCGGCCGCGCCTATACGTGTCAAGAAATTTTGAGACGCGCGCAGAATATGGGAATAGATTTGGACGATGCAATTATTGAGCGAAAATGGGAGTGAAGTTTTCCATAATTTTATGACACGGCCGCGACTCAATGGATTTTCTGAAAATTTTAGGACGTCATAATTTTCCTCAAAAATTTATAATTGCCTCACATAAAGTTTACATTTAAGTGTAAACGTAAGAAATAATCTATTTTTATATATAGGCTCTTCCTTTAAAAAACCGTTGGTTGCAGCGGAAGAGACCCGCGATAGCGGGGCTCGGAGCGGTCCTAGCGGACGCGGAGCGTCCAGCGCAGGAGCATCGAGTACGGAAAGACGTATACGTATATATATACTATATACGTATACGTTTTATTTATACGTATTACGGATACGAGGAGAGAGCAAGAAAGGGAGTGGGGAGAGGGTTAGGTAGGGGAGTTTAGGTGGTGTGGTTTGGTTATACGTTGAGGTTGTACGTATAATATATCTGTCTGGTATTGGTGTACGTAGAAATTGTCCGGAAAAGCTTTTACGTACAATAGGGGTTCGATTTGGTCGGTTGCATCGGGATACCCTATCCGACGTGATTTTGGGAGTTATTAGTAGGTAAGGGGTGAGTTTAGGTCCCTGGCCACAAATTTTCCAGCTTTTCAAATTTTGCAAAATTTTAAATTTTATGATATAATTAATATAGAAAATGAGGGAAGAAACCAGTTTCGCTAAAAAATCAAAAATTTTTCCCGAAAATCTGACCTTTAAAATTTGAAAAATCCTAAAATCTATGTTATAATATATATAGAAAGTAAGGGAAGAGAAAATTTAAAACGCGAGGCTCGCCGTCGCTAAGAGCCTTAAGAATCTGGCGACATGATTAATGGGTAGCGACCGACACTAGAAAGGCAAAACCTATGACCATTCGTGAGATGTATGTTGAGATCCTGAACGTCCTGAACGAGAACGAGACCAGCGTGAGCCGCGAGGACCTGATCCAGATGGTGGAGGCCCGGCTCGAGAAGCATGACGCGCAGAACGAGAAGCGTAAGAACGCCGAGCGTAAGCCCTCTGCGAAGCAGCTGGCCGCTAAGGAGTACGACGCTAAGCTGATGGAGGCTCTGGCTGAACAGCTGACCGACGAGTTCCAGCCTCGTACCGTGTTCGCTGAGGCCTTGGATATCACTCCCTCTAAGGCGTCCACCCTGCTGAATAAGATGGACGGCGTCGAGAAGGGCGAGGTTAAGGGCGAGAAGGGTAAGCAGGTGGGTTACCGCCGCGCCCAGGCCTGAGATTTTCGGAAAAACCCAAACGAGGAGCTTTGCAGCTCCTCGTATTTTTATAAAATTTTTTGAAAATTTGACAAATTTTTGTCAAATTTCGGAACGATTTTGCAGAAAAACTTGCGCAGCTGCGGTTAAAATTTGACTTTTTCGGAAATTTATGGTATAATATAATGGGAAAGTATAAATATATATATAATTTTGTAGAAAACCGCTGGTAATATTTTCCAAAAATTTACCGTAATAATATTATGTAAACCAATTGTATAAAAAAAGAGCGATTACTCGCTCTTTTTCGCCTTAGCTTTCTCAGCCTTTGCAGCTGCCTTTGCCTTGCGCTCGGCGGCCGCATCCAGCTTCAGCTGGTACTCCTGCGCGAGGGCGTAGCCATCGGTGCCGTTCTCCTCGCTGGCTTCCTTGGGGATGATAACGCTGAACTTGATCCAGCGATCCTCACCCTCAGCGTCCACGGCGGGAATCATGAGGGAGCCGGTGGCAACCTTGCAGACGTCGCAGTCGTACTTCTGGGCAAGGAATTCGGCGAGGTCGGCGGTGAACTGGGCGCGCAGAGCGTCGGTAACGGATTTCTGAGTCATGTCAAATTTCCCCTTTCTTAATTTCTATATATATTATATCATAAATTTTAAATTTTGTCAAGAGTTTTTCGTATGGCAAAATTCACAAAATTTTTAGATTTTTCACAGCTTTTTTTGTGTAATTTTTAGTTTACATAATATTATATTATGTAAACCTATACGGTTGCAGCTTCAGTTTACCATAATAATATTATGTAAACCTGGGCGGTTACAAAAACGTCCCGCTCCAGATGGAGCGGGACGGAGAAACGGAACTCAGGCTCCGATCACATAAGTGACCTTGGAGTGCTTGGAGTCCACCTTGCGGGTGCCCTTGGTCACGATGCCGGCGGACACGTGAACCCGCATAGCGGAGGCGACCTGAGGAGCGGTCAGGCCGGTGAACTCGGCGATCTCGTCGGCGGTGAACTCCCCGTCGGTGCCGGTGATGAACTCCGCAATCACGTTCTTGCGGGCTTCCACCGCGGGGTCAGCCTTGCGGGGCTTGGAGCGGGCCTTCTCATTGCGGGCGTCCAACTTGGCGATGAGGCTCTCGAAGCCCTCGCGCAGTTCGCCCTCGGTCAACCCGTAGGGCAGAGCCTCGCCGTCGATGTGAGCAATAACAGCCTTGTACAGTTCACGAGTAGTCATTTTGTATTCCTTTCTGCGCTGTGCGCTACGACGTCGGTCGTCACCCTATTATGTGAAGTTCGGGATTTTTTCTTTATCTCTCCCTCACTTTCTATATATATTATAGCATAAATTTTAAAGAATTTCAAAATTTGACAGCTTATAAATTTTTATTCCCAGCTCCCAGCTTTCCAGCTGCTGCGTCGCAGCTGCCAATTCGCAGCTCCCAGCTGCGCAGCTTCCTGGTAAAATTTTCCAGGTGCGCGGCGTTGACATAACGCAATATTATGTAAACCACGAGCTTGAGTTAGCCATCGCTAACCGAAGTTGACATAACACGGGATTATGTAAACCGCCGGCCGGGACAGAACTTCATCACTTTACATTACTAAAGTCTTGCCCGGGCATGGACTTTCACGATTTAAATCGCTAAAGTGAGATTGCAAAAAAAGAGGTCGACGTTATGTCGACCTCGGTACGCTTACCTCTCAATGGGGTAAGTGTACACGACCTTGCGGGTCTTGCCCACCTTGGTCTCGGCACGAGTGATAGTGCCGTCAACCACAATCGGCTTGCACGCGGCAGTCACCTGCCCAACGGACAGACCAGTCGCGGACGCGATATCGTCACGCGTGAACGGCTGACCGATGTGGTCGCACAGGAAGTCGAGCACGCTCTGCACGCGCTCGCGCACCTCGCGCTTCTCCTTGGAGTCGGCGCTCTTGCGCTTGGCATTGGACTCGTCCAACTTGGCGAGCAGTTCGGTCGCCTTGGCGGTGATGTCCTCGGACACCTCGGCGCTGATGATGGACTGGTAGAACTCGCGGTTAGTCATAACTAACTCCTTTCATTTGTCGGCGGATTATGGTCGCCACCCTATTTAGTGGGGACTTTCGTCTCTCTCACTTTCTGTATTTATTATAACATGAATTTCAGAGAAAGTCAAGTTACAATTTGGTTACAAGTGGGGATTTTCGGCTCCTTTTTCCTTCCCCTTTCTGATTATAGAATACCACAAAGAGAGTCCAATAAAAAGACCTTTCACGCTTTAAATCGCTAAAGCGCGGCCCGGGTGGGAACTTCATCACACTAAAGTGATGAAGTCATTTTCTTTTTCGTTTAGTGGGATAGATTTCTTTGGCTTCATAAATGTCAAATTCAACCAAACCAAAATCAAATTCGACATATCTATCACCTTTTTTGGCGTAACGCTTGGCGGCTTCAAGAGTGGGAAAAATTCCGATTACCTGTGTATCCGCACCAAAGCCATCAATCCATGTCAAAAGAGCAATCATTTTTATTCTCCTCTCTTAAACTGCGCGCGACTATAGGAACCTTTGCCCTTTTTCGCGGGGACTTTGCCGCCACGCTTGCGGAAATGCAGATACATCTGCAGTTCTTCGCTCGTCTTTTTCATTCCTCGCTTGTCCATTTGTCTATCTCCTTCCCTACTTTTTCCTCATAGTCCCAGATATCCATGTATGGGTGTTCATGGACAAACCGCGCGGCTTCCTCGTAGAAGTCGAAGTTGCTGATGCAGTCTTCGCGGTCATGAATTGCATACGCAAGCAGATGATATGCGGTCTTGTATGTGCCTGCGCGCTCGTAGTCACAACGATTTGACCAGTAACGCTCGCGCGCGAGGAACATCGCGGCAACCAGTTTCAGAAGCATTTCCATTTTTAATTCTCCTTTCTCTTTCTGATAATAATATATCATACTCTACCTCAAATTGCAAGTTACAAATAGTTACAAATGGTTAGCATATACTAACCGCCCGGTCGCCCGCGGACTTTAATGATTTAAAGCGCTAAAGTGAACAACAATAAAAAAAGACGGAATATTATTCCGTCTTTTCCTTGGCCTTGGCGGCCTCCTTCTTCTTGGCGGCCGCCTTCTCGGCGCGCTCCTTGCGGTCACGCACCTTGTCGGCGTACGTGTCACGCTTGAGATAGTTGTCATCGCCCCTATCCTTGGGCACCTTGACCACAACCTCGACGAAACCTTCCTCACCGTCAAGGACAACAGGGAAGTTGAAAGAGTTGGACTCAATCATTCCCACATCTTCACCCAGACCCTCAAGAAACTTGAAAATCTGCTCCACGTACATGGCACGAACCTTGTCTGCGAACTTCATCATTGAAATCGCTCCTTTCCTTTACTTTCTATATGTATTATACCACGGATTAACCAAAAAGTCAAGTTACAATTTGGTTACAAAAGAGGGAGTTTTGGTCTTCTTTTTCGGCTTGCGCGCTCTCGCCTACACTTGGGAACATACATACCATTAGCCTCGCCCACAGGGTCTCGCTCCCTCTTTCTAAGTATAATATAACAGAATCAAAGTCCAATAAAAATGCCTTCCATACTTTAAATCGTTAAAGTGCCCGGCCCGCCCCGCACTTCACCACGTTAAAGTAATAAAGTGAATAAATATAAAAAAATAATGGATACTTACCAAAGGTATCCATCATTTTCCGAAATAGTTACAAGGCAGTAACTAAAAATGTCCTTTTCAATCATGCAATCCGCAAGACCAGTGTGTTCTTCAACAAAATCGTTACAATTCGTCAGAAATCTGTAAATAATTTCCGCAGTATAACGATTTTCGTTACGCTTCGTAACATAATTGTTACTAATGCAGAACTCACGATAATCGGCATTATTACCGAAAGTAATCTTGGACATTTTCAGAGTATCAATAATCTTGATACCATAAGGGAAAAAGTACCGATACTTGGAAGAAGTGATATAACACTTAGTATTATTCAACGCATTGTAATCAAACCTCGCATTGTGGGCAACAATGCCCTGAACGTTCCAGTCCTTGCAAACACGGCGGAAAATCCGCTCAATGGAACGGAAGGACTTAAGGACGCGATAACCGTCCGTAATATCGTTCCAATACTGCGGAATTTTGTCGGCAAAGAAAGCGGTAGACATAAGTTCGTCATCGCAGAACACATCGGCGTTAACATAACTATAAGACGCAAAGGTCTTGCCGTTTTCATCAATGACGGAAAAGCCGACGTCATAGACAAGAGGACACTCAATGTCATTAGTGGTTTCAGTGTCAAGAATAATGTACTTCATGGGGTTCAATTCCTTTCTTTTACTTTCTGATAATAATATAGCATATCTTAAAGCAAATGTCAAGCCAAAGAATTGGGTTTTTAAAGGGCATTTTTTGTGCATTTTGACGGCGGACGCCCGGGTGGGAGACTTTACCACGTTAAAGTGATGAAGTCATTTTCTTAATACGTATCGAGTCCAATCCATTCGGCTTCCGCAACCGTATAGAGACCCTCATACTCAATCATGGCGACGTCGCCGAAATTCTCGTCGAGAATCTGCCACGCTTCCTCAAGCGAGGAACACTCAACAAAGAACTCCTCACCGCTTTCGTTGTCGATAAACATGAAATCTGCCATTGTTTTTATCTCCTTTCATTTTCTATATATAATATATCATAGAAAACTCAAAACGTCAAGTTACAATTTGGTTACAATGAGTTAGCAATGCCTAACTGTACGCCCGGGCGACAACTTTAATACATTAAAGTGCGAAAGAGATTCTCAAAAAGTCTTGAGAACCTCCAAGATATTGTGGGCATCATACGCACCTTCACCCCACATCTTGCGGTTGGGTTCCTCATCGTCAAAGAGGATACCACAACCGATAGTGTTCTTAGGAGTGCCATACCCCACGATGTTGATGTTGTCCCAGTGGACCGACGGCAAATGCTTACGCAACCACTTGACCTTGGCGGTGGTCACCGCCTTGTCAAAATCGGCGTTGGAGTTCTTGGCAAGCCATGAAATCACATTCACCTTGTACCCCTTGCGCTGAAGGGAGTTCAGACGGCGCGCGAGCACCGACATATTCACCAACGGCTTGGCAACCTCATACGGATACGGATTACCGTCAATCAGATACTGCAACCAGTTCTCAACGCCATAGAAATCAGCAAGAGTGCCGTCCATATCAAAGTTAATCTCAAAAGTCATTCGTTACACTTCCTTTCTGTATACAATATATCACATTTTAGGACAGATTGCAAGTTACAAATAGTTACAGATTTTACTTTCACACTTTAATGTGTAAAAGTGCGCCACCTGGTAAGGACTTTAGCGCATTAAAGCGCGAAAGCCTACCGAGAAAAAACGATGCAGAAGAAAATACCCCACATCAGCATGGCGCCGATAACTTCGCCCATAATTACACCTCCTCCTCGTCAGGGTCAGGGGGAAGCATCTTGTCCCAACACTTGGGGCAGATGCCACTAATAAGCATCTCACGCTCGTTGGCGGAGAGGTAGGGGAACGCCACGGCGACTTTGACGCCGTCATCCCAATCCCAGTAATCCTCCTCGTTGACCTCAACGAAGTTGGCGCAACCGCAGAAGGGGCACTGAGTGACGATGGAGACTTCCTTGTAGTTAATCTTTTTCATGGATTTCAGTTCCTTTCTTTTTCTTACTGTAATCAGTATATCACATTTTCCTAAAAAGTCAATACTAAATATTGCACAAATTTTTATTTTATTTTTGTGCATATTGACGGCGCGGCCGGGCAGAAGACTTTAACGCATTAAAGCGTTAACAGTCATCTGTATAACAACCGAGATAGGGGTCAAATCCCATGTCGTCATCAATCCAATCGGGTTCATCCCAACTGTGTTCATCTTGCCAATCGAAAATGAGTTCACCAGTTTCCATGTCGATAATACGGATATTATCGGCGGGACAAGTGAGGGAGTTACCGCAGTCAAACTGACTATCGGCGAACGTAATCATGGCAGAGATAGACGCCTTATCAGAGAAAAGGGCGATACTTTCCTCTTCGCCATCACGATAGATAGAAACAGAGTAACGAGTAGACATTTGATTTCTCCTTTTCTTATTTTCTATATATATAATATCATAAATTTCTTAAAAAGTCAACTGTCAATTTAACCAAAATACGACTCTTTCATTTGTCTAATCTGCCAGTGCGCCCGGGAGCGGGACTTTAACACACTAAATCGCTAAAGTAAATGAATAAAATAAAAAGGGATTGGATTTTATCCAATCCCGTTCCGATTACGCAAGGGCATACGCAACCTTGCGAGACTTCTCGACCTTGACCTCGGACTTGGTCACAAGGCCATTGGTCACGAGAGTGGTGCAAGCACCAGTCACCTGATTGGGAGAGATACCGATGGCCTCGGCAATCTGCTCACGAGTGAAGGCACCCTCGTTCTCCTTGAGGAAGGAGAGAACGGCCTCACGGCGGTTGATGGCCTCGGCCTTATCCTTGGTCATCACAGTCTTGCGCTTCTCGTTCCGATTGTCCAACTTGGACAGGAACTCAACGGAAGCCTCGTTCATCTCGTCAGAGATGTTGGCGTTCAGAACGGCATTGAAGTATTCACGAGTGGTCATAATTTTTTCCTTTCTGGTTTTTTGGACTTTCCTTGTCCTTTTGTAATTTTATTATAGCATAGATTTCAGAGTTTGTCAAGTACTTTTTTCGGCTTTTCCAAAAATTTTTTCTTGGCGCACACTTGGGAACTTGGCTTTCTCTTCCCTCTTGCTGATTATATATTATCACACTTTTTAGAAAAAAGCAAGTTACAATTTGGTTACAAATTCACTTTAATACTTTAAATTGCTAAAGTGCGCGCCCGGCCGCAACTTCAACGATTTAGTGTATGAAAGTGCTTTGCAATAAAAAGGCCTCGCGCCGCATTGGATTGCCTCGCGAGGTTTTGTCACGTCCTGCCGTCCCCTTTCCAGTGACTGAACTGCCCGCAGACAGTTCGGGTTGCGGAGTTAACCGCTTGGCTCACACTTATATACCGCACAACAGGACTCCATGCGGTCGAGGACTTTGTCGTCGGGGTCTTACTGACTCTCGTGGGTCACACCGCCGCCTCAGACTGGCTCTGACGGCTTTGCCCCGCTTCCCTCACTTTCTGTACTGAGTATACCATGGAAAAACGGATTTGTCAACTGGTAAAATGCACAAACTTCGCGGCCAGATCTTGTGCAAAATGACGGCCGGCCGCCCGGTGCGAACTTCAACGATTTAAAGTGTGATGGGCATTGGGATTATTCCCAACGCCTAAAACCTACCTGACGGATAGGAGATTCCACTTTCCGACAAATCCGTTTGGCAACCTCGTAAGCGCCGACATCGGTGTTGCGCTCGTAAATGGTAACGGATTTGGCCTGTCCGTTAGACGTGAAAGCGTCAACCCACTTTTGTACCTCTTTTTTGCTGTCGGTACTGTCAAAAATCGTCATACCATTTTCGACTTCGATAACGACTTGGAAATTTTTTACTTTTGCCATTTTTTTATCTTCCTTTCTTTTTTCTAATTTTATTATATCATACTTTCTGTTTTAACCTGTCGTTTTAATGGTACAAGTTACAGATTCCGCAAAACCTGAAGGATATTTTTTTCGTCATAAGCCTGACCGTTCCAGTTGTCACGATTCGGCTTTTCATCGTCAAACAGAATCCCATAACCGCAAGACGCTTTCGGCGTACCGTAAGGAATCACGAATACATTTTCAAACTGGACGCTTGCCAGATGCTTCTTCAACCACTTGCGCTTGGTATCGGCAACTGCTTCGTTATAGTCGGGACGTCCGTTCTTGGCGGTCCAACTGATGACGTTTACGGTGTAACCGTTGCGCACAAGACGATTGAGAACACGTGCGAGACTGTTCATGTTGACAAGAGGCTTCGCCTCGGCGTAAGGGCGCACACGCTCGTTGATGATGTCATCCAACCAACCGTCATAACCGTAAAGGTCGGCAATCGTTCCATCCATATCAAAGTAGATGTTCTTCATGGCTTTTACCTCTCTTTCTGATACTAATATACCATACCGGCATACATATGTCAATACTTTTTCTTTCGTCAAAATGCACAAACTTTTTACTTTCGCGATTTACTTCGTTAAAGTGCGCGCCTTCCCCACGACTTTACTACGCTAAAGCACGAAAGCGAGGATTTTCGTCCTCGCTCTGATTACTCTTTGTTATTACGCCATGCAAGTGGCGAACCATGCGCGCATTTTGCTGGACTCTTTGCGGCAACGGATTTTCATTTTGCCGCCGTTCTTTGCGCTTTCGCGTTCGGTCTTGCAGAAGGCCTTGACAAACTGTTCAAACTCAACCAGATTCATCATGTATACGGTATAATCCTCGGTCACATAAGCGAACTCGTTGCTGTGAGTGTTGCGCTTGTACACGTTCCAGATACCCTCGAAGGTCTCCTCGCCCTCGCACATATTACCACTCATAAGGGTGAAGCCCGAAGCCTTGACGCTGATGTGGTGGTTGTCAACGCAGATGTCAGAAGAGGTGCGGTAGTCGGTGCTGTCGTGGGCGGTGCGCTCGATGCCCATGTAGTAGCAGAGGTCGTGCTCACGCGCGATGCCCGCGTTCTTCACGTCAGAGATGTGGTCGATGGTGAAGGTCGTCATTGGAGTGTTCCCCTTTCCTTTATCTTGATTAGAGTATAGCACAGTATGCCCGGTTTGTCAACCATAAATTTGAATCTGTAACCATTCGTAACCATTGAATATATATTCATTTCTTTTAGACTTTAAATCGCTAAAGTGAGATCCCCCAAGTGCGCCAATTCTATTATAACATATATAACTACCTTTGTCAAGTACTTTTTAAAACTGTAACTAAATTTATTTTTTGTTTCTAAATTGTAACTTTTAACTCGGACGACGGTATATCAATGTATTATATTCATTTTCGGGACTGTTCATTATTTTTTTAGTTGCGGGAGGAGATCCCATTTAATTGGAAACCGCTGAAAAAAAATTCGGTATGGGACGGGGGTTATTTTTGGGACTTTAGCACTTTAATTCGTGAAAGTGGGGGAGGCCCTGGTCACAAATTCTACCGAAGTAAAAAATCAACTTAAAGTAAAAAAATGAAATTATATAATATTTTTTCTACTTGTTATCGAGGTAGGTGATAAAATGAGTGAAGCTACAGAAAGAATTTAGGGTATTTTGACTAAAACTACCACCTTTACTGCTGAAAATAAAAAAACTTTAGAATCACTTGAGGATTTACGAGATTTTCTCAGCTCTCATGAGGAGGCTTTTTATCAAGCTTTAGGAGTCTCAGATATTAAGGAATTAAATGATAGATTACATAATCTTCCAGCAGTAGGAAGAAATCTAAATTATTTAGATTCTGGCGGAGTAATATATAATCAAATTAAAAGAGACTATATTTTAACTGATGCTACTACCATTTCAAAAGGAGAAAGTTAGTATCGAAATAATATATTTGAATTATTTGCAGAATTAGTTAACACTTCAGATTTTGGATAGTAGGTTATTGATGATTTATTAGACCAGGGAGATTTTATAAAATCAACTGATATATTAACCGGATTTTTTAAGGCTATTACTATGGTTTTTAATAATTATGTTATTCCTGGTGATCCGATTCGATTTGAGTTTACTGCTAATGCTACTAATAGTTTAACGGGCTATTACAAAAAACAAAAAGATCTACGCGCGACAATTAAACTAAATTTTGGTAAGAGTATTACTCCTTTAAATATTAAACTTGATAAACACAATTTTGTAGTAGAAAGTACATCTTTATAGTTTACAAAAGCTGTTGAAAGTCATTTAGAAGGAACAGTTATTCCTGCCTTAAATAAATATTTGGGAAAAGAACAAACACTAAAACCTACTGCTCGCTCTATTTATATTTAGGATAGTACAAAATGGCGTGAAATTGTAAATAGCTATATTTCTAAAGTAGTTCCAGACGCTGATTTGTCTTTTACCACCTCTATTGATTTAAATGATTCAGCCAGCTCTGTATCTGGTTATTTAGGAGAAGTTAAATCTAGCTTAATTTTTAGAATGGCTTTTCCATAGGCAAAAGTTGGTGATGTTGGTACAGAAAAATTTACTGGATTAGCAAGAAGTGGTGAAGACGCTCCTATTGATACTGTATTAGAAATTTTAAATGATAAATTTAATATTCAGGTTAAAAATGTTATGGGTAATTCATATACTTGGGGTGAATTAAAAGAAAAAAAAGCAATGGGCGCAATAAGTTTTGTATATGGTCGTTTATAGATTCCAAATGGAGAAGCATTGACTGAATTTTTTGGTGCGGCAACATACAATAATTTAAATCAAAAATATTCTGATCGTCCTGGGTGGCAAGAATATTAGAATATTTATAGCGGTTTTCAAGAGGTTTTTTCTAGTCATTTAATTCCGCTATTTGATACATTTATTCCAAATATTATTCGTTTAAGTACCTATTTTAAAGAAGCTACAAAACATTTTAGAGAAGGATGGAATTATAATAATTTTTATTTATTTAGAGGCAATATTGTTCCTGCTTCTTTAATGGTTTAGGGCGTTATTGATGGAATAAACCAATCTGCAAGTTCTTTGTTTACTACGCAATATACTATGTATCCAGGGCCTAGTGAGTATTCTCCAGATATGCCAATACCTTCTAATTATTCCCAATTTGCAAATAAAACTAAAATCGGTTATGATGTGACTTTTAGATTTTAGATAGCTTTTAATAGATTAGGTTTATAATCCGAAAATTTGACAAATCTCCTCCTTTGTGGTATAATTATACTATAAGGGAGGAAAAATTATGCCCAGAAATCGTTTACACCTAAATTTCGAACTCGAATCAGACGTAGACCGCGCCCAGTTCATTCAAGAGTATATAGCCGGCTTAACGTTTACGCCTACCGAAGCAGAGCTCGAAACAATTTCAAATTATATACTTTGGGGTAAGACTTCCAATGGGAAAAACGCTCAGCAGCAAGGCGAAATCGAAATCAAAAAATGGGCAGAAAAACCCGTCGAGTCACTTGAAGCATTAGCAGAAGCCCCTGGATTTTCTGAGACTTCTCTGCGGCCGCTCAATGAACCACCGACACGAATTCAACGTATTGTTTTTGATAGATAGCTAGCATTACAATAGGCGCCACCGTATTTATAGTAGGTTTATACGGATTTATTTCGATAGATAGATGAAATCGAATTAGAACTTAACTACTATGAATTATGGGTTGGGAAACGCAAACTGCCGCCGCGCGAAAAACTCGAGCAATCTTTTACAGAAGAAGAACGCTAGTCCCTCAATGAAAAAGCGCAGGCTCTTTCGTAGTTTAAGTACTTAAAGCTGCGGCATTTACTTGTTGAACTGCGCGCATAGTAGTATACATATTATGATACATATACCACAAAAATAATTCCCCATCCAGGTGCGCGCCAGCCCGTTCTTATGAGCGAGGTTTTATTTATTGGAGAGGATATAAGTATATATCCAATTGGCCTAAAGGATAATACCTCACTTTCAGCAAAACTTTTTAGGGATGATAGGGAACCCGCACCACCCGACTTTACAGAAGAGGATTTGAAGTAGATTTCAGACCTTTTGTGGAAGCCACAGACAACTCAATATATAGACTTTACAAAGCCTGAGCATGTATTAAGTATTTATTTATCTAGGGCTGATTTGCGCGACACCGTATTAGAAGACCCCGATGGTCTATACGGAGCGGCCGCCCGCATTTTAGATACATTGGAATACTATGAAAAACGTGCTAATCTTACACCGCTTTAGAAAGACCTTTTGGAATTAAAGCTAAAGAATATACCAAACTTAGAAATTGCGAAATACTTAAATAAAACATATAACAAAACTTATAACGAGAACTATATTTCTACTATCTTTCACTAGAAGATTATTCCTTCTATCGCGGCCGCGGCATAGGCGCATCGGGAGATATTAGAAAATATTTTTTATTCAGAGAACTTTAAAAAGTGTAAAGATTGCGGCCGAGTGCTACTTATGACCAGCGATAATTTTATGAAATAGAAAAAATCGTCTGACGGCTTTGCGCCACGTTGTAAGTAGTGTGAAAAAATTAAAAGGAGTGCAAGAAAAGCATGAAACAGACAGATAAACTATTATAGTATATATCAAAATTACAAGTAGAAGAATATATCGGATTAGCAAAGTTACTTAAGGTTTCTTTAGTTGAAGAAACCAATCCAAACGCAGAGAAAGCTGAAGAATGCTATACTGCGCGCGACTTTAACGATGTGTTCAAAGATACGCTTGATGCTTTTAATGCAGCCCCTCGTGCGCGCCGACGCGAAATTTTGCGCTTGCTCAAAGCCGCGACGTCTAAGGGAGATGAAAATTAATGCCCATAATTCCAAAAATTCCGAACTAGGCGCGCGGGCAATCAAAACAGTGCGGTTGCTGCGGACGCTCATTGCCTCTTTCTTAGTTCTCTAAGACTCGTAATCAATTTTATTTAGATGGCTACTTACCGATTTGTAACGATTGTATTGCCGAACAAATAGCCGCCGCAGACTTTAATTGGGAATATGTAGACCAAGTATGTATGTGGGCTGGGATTCCATTCATTGTAAAAGAGTGGGAACGTATTAAGGATATGACTCTACCTAATGAGACTTGGGCGTCCTATGCCAAGGTCTTTATGTCGTAGGACTATGAATCATTAGGATGGGGAGACTATTATAGGCAGTATAAAAGATTAAAAGAAGTAGGACTTATAGAGGAAGAATTACCCGAAATTCGTGAATAGCGCTATGCTGATTTGAGGCGAAAGTGGGGAGAAAATTATGATGAAGAAGACCTCAACCACTTAGAAGACCTTTATAAAGGTCTTATGAGTACTCAAAACATCAACGGCGCGCTTTAGATTGACCAAGCGCAAAAGCTTTGTAAAATTTCTTTGGAAATAGATAATCGTATTCGCGCTGGCGACAAAGAAGTGGATAAATTTATGTCCTCTTATGATAAGCTTATCAAGAGTGCAGAATTTACACCTAAAAACGCTAAAAACGCCGCAGATTTTGACAGCTTTGCAGAAGTTGCTTATTGGCTGGAAAAGCGCGGCCATGTCAATAAATTTTATGATGACGTGACTCGTGATGTACTAGACGAAACTCTTAAAAATATAGAGCATTATAATCAAAGACTTTATATTAATGAGGGTGGAATTGGCGAAGAAATTACATAGAGACTGCGCGCCCTTGCTTCTGCGAATGACCTAGAGCGTGAAGAATTTTATTAGATTCAACCAGAATTTGATGAAGATGAATATGCTAATGCCGCATTTGTACTTGATGAAGGTGAAGATTTTGACCCCGAAGGTGAATTCTAATGGCCGCGATTCAATTAATCAATCCTGATGTAGTTCAATTTAATACGCATGATAGACTTTATCATGATGGTATTGAATTAGAAAAAGGTGTGGTTATTACTCCTTCTTTTTTAGAAAAGAATGAAGACTTAATAGCTGAATCAATTCAAATCTTTACTGCTTATCCCGATATATTTTTAGATTTAATTACTCCGCTTGGCTCTAATTTTAAACTGTTTCCTTATTAGCGTTTATTCTTGCGCGCGTGCATGAGGTATACAAAAATATATATTACCGCGGCTCGTGCAACATCTAAAACCTTTCTTTCTATACTTGCAAAATACTTATAGTGTATTTTTTTACCGAATCACGTGGGTTCGATTGTAGCGCCGAATAAATAGCAGGCCGCGAAAATCAGTAAGCAAAAAATAGAAGAAATTTGGCGTATTTGGCCTTTATTAGAAAAAGAAATAGAAAAGGCAAATTTTGGTAAAGATTATGTGGACATATTTTTTAAGAATGGCAGTAGATTATCTATTGTGGGTGCTTTAGATAGTGATCGTGGTATTCGTACTCACGCGACCTTAATAGATGAGGCACGTGACCAAGACGGCGATGCAATAAACGAAATCGTTCTGCCGCAGATGAACGTTTCTCGACGTATGGACAATGGATTAGTAAATCCATATGAAAAAACAAACACTCAAGTTATATACGCCACATCTGCCGGTACTAAATCGTCTTATGCATATGAAGCACTTATAGATACTTTTGAATAGGCAATAATTGACCCAAAAACTGCTTTCTGTATTGGTCTTGATTATCGAATTCCTGCATAGCATGGTCTTATTGACCCAGTATATGTTCGTAATTTAAAAATGTCACCATCATATAATGAAACTACATTCGCGGCCGAGTATCTGGGACAATGGCTCGGCGGCGGTGAAGATTCTTGGTTTGATTTTAATAAACTTACGAAATATCGTAAAATAAAAAATCCTGAATGGCGTCCAAAATTTAGAGATGACCCAAATGTTTTTTACTTAATTTCAGTGGACGTAGGTAGATTACATGACCAAACAGTTGCTTTTATTTGGCGTGTAAATATTCGTGAGAATAAATACTATAGTACAGTTGTTAATTTATTTGTTCTTGGCAGATAGGCAGAAACAAAAACTTTTGTGTAGCAAACAATTGACTTAAAACATTTAATTGAAATCTATACTCCTCGCGAAGTTGTAATTGATACGAATGGTTTGGGCGTCGGCCTAGCCGATGAAATGATTCGTACTCAATTAGATGAAATGGGGCACGAACTTCCTGCTTATGGCTTTTTTAATAATGATGATTATAAAAAAGTATAGCCGAAAGATGCGCCGCAAATTCTGTACTCATTAAAAGCCAATGGGCCCTTAAATTCAAAGATACATAGTAATGCCTATTCACGTATAAATGGTGGTATGGTTCGCTTTTTAATAAGCGAACAAGATGCGCGAGCAGCGCTCTTGGCGACAAAAATCGGCCAAAAAATGTCGACAGAAGACCGCATAAAACGTCTAATGCCGCATGAACTTACCACAAAGTTATTTGAAGAAATGGCTAATTTGCGGCTTCGCAAGTCGGGCCTTGATATAGTTCTTGAACAAATTAATGCGCGCTTTCCAAAAGATAAATATTCAGCTTTTGCTTATGGATTGTGGCGTATTAAAGAATTGGAAGAAGAACACTATAAAAAAATAACCCGATTCCAAAATCGCGGAGAACGTAAGTTAATTTTCTTTACTGGAGGACGTAACTAATGACAGAACAAACCACCGAAATTAATAGTGCCCCAGTTGGTATTCAAGATTTGGAAACTTTTAAGCGCGCTATTAATGGAATGATTGTTAAAAGTGATAGGTCTTGGACTGACATTAGCGATAGATTTTTACGTAGATAGCGATTAAAAAATTACGACGAAAAAGAAGTCGAAGACATCATTAATTCTGGTTCATTATTAGCGCAATAGCGCCTATCAATGAATTACTTTTTAAAAGATAGTTTATATAAGCGAATAATTATTTATTATGCTACTCTTTTGAAATATGTAGGTATTTTAATCCCTAATCCAAGTGCGGGCATTGAACTCTCCACCCCCTACGTTACAAAAAGGTATAATAATGCACTCGATTATATAGATAAAATGTTTATACCAGATATGTTGACTAGATTTTCTTTGCGCGCGTTAATTTATGGTTGCTATTATGGAGTTTTACGAGATGTAAGTAAAACTAATTTTGCACTTTTAGATTTACCAGTTGAATATTGTCGCTCAGATTTTAAAGATTTTTATGGTAATGATATTATTGAATTTAATGTTCAATATTTTGACTCAATTTATGATGAATCTTCTCGTAAATAGGCTTTAAAGGTTTATCCTAAAATTGTGTCTGACCATTATAATCGTTATAAAAAAGGCTAGGTTAAGACTTATTGGGTAAAGATTCCGACTGACATTGGTTTTTGTTTTTCTTTCTTTGATGACAATCGACCTTTGTTCTTAGATTTAATTCCCGCGGCTATAGCTTACGATGATGCGGTTGATATTAACCGTGAACGTGATTTGGAAGAAATCCGTAAGATTATAGTTTAGAAAATTCCCCATTTGTCAGATGGTATGCTTTTATTTGAGCCTCAAGAAGCTGAGGTTATGCACAGTGGCGCCGTCGAAATGATGAAGGGAAATAAAAATATAAGTGTTTTAACCACTTATGCAGATGTAGATGCAATAGTTTCCAAGGCTTCTTCAGAAGCAACTACAAACTCTTTAGAGAAAAGCTTACAAAACTTTTATTCCAAAGCCAATGCAAGTATGCAAATCTTTTCACCTACAGGAAGCCAAGCACTTAGCACTTCAATTCTTAACGATATGTCAATGATGATGATTTTGGCACATAAATATGGTAAATTTTTAAGTTACATCATTAACAATCTATTTGCCAACTCTAATATAACTTTCAAGTATGAGATATTACCAATTACTTGGTATAACGAGAAAGAATATATTACAGATACTTTGAAAATGGCTACGAATGGTTACAGTTATATCTTACCTGCCATCGCGGCCGGCTTATCACAAAAAGATTTAGTCAACGTAAAGAAATTAGAAAATACTTTATTGAAATTACAAGAATTATTAATTCCATTGAATAGTTCATTCACATAGGGTAGTGGGGACGTTGGCCGTCCAAAGCTTTCGGTGGATGAAAAATCACCTAAGACTCTTTAGAATGAAGAATCATTGGATAAGTAGTAATGGAGGCTCAAATGGACAATTCACTATATGAGTTTCCTGTTACCGTTTATGGAAGCTTAGAAAAATATAATGAAGTTCTGAGCAAGGCGCGCTGTCGTATTTTTTATAAGTATGAAAACCGTAATGGTACTTATATAACCGACGAATTTGCAGATATGCTTCTGCAAAGTTTACCTTATGCACCAATTAAAGGTATTTATCAACCGGAAGAAGGTGACTATACTGACCACGGCAATGAAAGAAATGAAGGCCGTATTTATGGTATAGTTCCCGAAAATCCTAATATCGCTTGGGAAGATAATTTAGATGATGACGGTGTAACACGTTCTTATGCGTGCGCGGATGTATTGATTTTTACTGCCCTTTATGAGGAAGCAAACGAAATAGTTGGTAAAGGTCAATCAATGGAATTATATCGTCCATCTTTATAGTATCACGAAGCCATTGTTAAAGGCCGTCGTATGATTGTTTTTGACAAAGGATGCTTTTTAGGATTATAGGTACTTGGTGACAATACTGAGCCTTGTTTTGAAGGAGCTTCATTCTATACATTACAAAATACAATTGAAACTGCAATTAATGCAATAAAAAATTACGGAGGTACTAAAATGCCAGTAATTAATTTTAAACTCTCTGATGATGAAAAGTTCCAAGCTATTTGGGCTTTGCTTAATCCTGAGTTTAATGAAGAAGGCAACTGGACTATTACTTATGGTATTTCTGCCGTATATGAAGACTATGCACTTGTAGTAAACTATGAGACCGGTGAGTTTAATCGTGCTTATTATAAGAAGAACGATGAAACTGATATGGTTGAGTTAGGTGATATTGTTAAGTGCTATGTTCTTGATGTAACTGAGAATGAAAAGCAGACTTTAGATACTCTGCGCGCCCTCAATGGTGGAACCTACGAGTTAGTCAGTGACGTTTTAGTTAACGCTCAAGATACTCTTGATAAAAATTCAGAATTTTCCGCCAAAATTGATGAGTTAACTAGTACTATTGCTACTTTAACCACAGAGAAGGATGAATTTTCTGCTCAATTAGAAACTGCTAATGCTAATATTGAAGCACTTACTGCTGAGAATACAAGTCTTCAACAGTATAAATTAGATATTGACACCGCTCAAAAGAATGCTGTTATTGATGAATATGCAGAACAGCTTAGCGATGAAATTCTTGACGCTTATCGCGCAAAGCTTGACCAATATAGTGTGGAAGAGCTTGATATGCATTTAGCTTATGAGTTAAAGAAGAGCAATCCTACTGTCTTTAGTAAGGCTCCTGATAGTGGCTATGTTCCTAAGGACACCCACGTAGATGGACTTACATCAATTTTATCTAAGTATAAGAACAACTAATTTTAGGAGGCTATATTAAATGGCTAGAATGGTTATTGATGGTTTCGGCCAAATCGAACTTAATAACGTTGCTTTCCGCCGTGACGGCCGCATTGAAGCTCAGTGCGCTCTTAGTACTGTTGATTTTGCTTCTGTTCCTGCCGAAAATGGTATGATTCTTGTTGTTAAGAAGGCTGACCATGAGATTTGCTTCGCCGATGCTTCCGCTGAAAATCAGCTTTATGCTCTTAACTATACTTCTGAGCATATGTATGATGAGCGCAAGCCCGGCTTAAAGAATTTTGCTACCTATGCCCATGTTAATGGCAAGGATGATTTCTATCCTCGTGTTGGCTACCTCGCAGCTGGTGACCTTTGGACTACCAACTGTGTTGATCTTGGTGCATATGCTAGCGCTGATGCAGTTGCATCCGCTCTTGCTAGTGGCGCTGTATACGCTGCTGTTGGCACCCAGGGCGCACCTGTTATCCAGGCTGCTGCTCCTAGTGTTGGACCTGTAATGCAGGTAATTAAGAAAACTACAATGCCCGATGGACAGGATGCTTTCCAGCTCCAGGTTCTTAAGGTTTGATAAGGAGGGTATAATATAATGACACTTAGTGAGTTTAGAGATATTGCCCTTCATGCTGCTAAGGGCACCGCTCCTGCCGAATTTACTGTTGATAATGTAAATGCTGCATTTATTGATGGTTTAAAGGAGCTTGCTGGTACCTATAATAAGTTTATGAAGAATCGTTATGATATTTATGATATCATTATTGAGTCTATTGACCAGATTCTTCCTAAGAATGTTGAAGATGCTCTCGGCGCTTTCGCTGAGGTAAAGCGTGTTGGCCAGGGCGAGAAGGCTATGTTCGTTCAGAAGACCGGCCGCGCTCGTGCAAAGAAGTTCCTCACCCAGGTTGGTCTTAGTGGTGTTTACGAGACCTTCCGTCTTGATAGCAAGACTTTTGAGGTCGGTGCTCATGCTGTTGGTGGCGGTGCCACTATCGACTTCGAGCGTATGCTTGATGGTGCTGAGTCTCTTGCCGAGGTAGTTGGTATTGTAACTGAAGGCCTTGAGAACGCTGTTTATGTTGAAGTACAGAAGGCACTTAACGCTGCTCTTAGCGTAATGCCTGCAACCAATAAGTACTCTGGCTCTTGGAGTGCTGATGAAATGGTTAAGTTACTTAACGTTGTACGCGCTTACGGTTCTCCTGTTATTTATGCTTGCCCCGAGTTCGTTTCTGCTATGGGTCCTGATGCTATTGTTCCTGTTCTTATGAACAGCACCACCAATGTTGCTCAGGGTATCTATAGTCCTAAGGATATTGAGGCCATTCATGATTACGGCTTCATTAATGTCTTCCGCGGCGCCCCTGTTGTTCAACTTCCTCAGTCTTTCGTTGATGAAAACAACAGAGAAACCTATGTAAATCCTCGCCTTGCTTATGTCTTCCCTGCTGGCCAGGAGAAGGTTGTAAAGGTTGTTCTTGAAGGTTCTACTCAGATTCGCGACCACGAGAACAAGGATAATTCTATGGAAGTTTTTGCTTGGAAGAAAATGGGCTGCGCTATTCTTACCCACCACAACTGGGCTATGTATGAGAATAGTAGCTTAACTGATACTTCCGCAAAAGATATCTACGGATTCTAATTAAACCAATGATGGGGAAGGGGATATTCCCCTCCCCAATTTTTATTAAGCGCATTTGCGTAGGAGTTAAAGGAGAAAAATTATGTCTGAAGAAAAAATTAAAGTTATAAGTGCCTATAATGGCCGTTGCGGCATTGACAATGCCGATTTGCGTATTTCTCGTCGTTGGCCCGGTAGAGGGGCTGTTGTCACCTTTACGAAACAACAAATCGAAGAATTAATGTTTGACCCTGCATTTAGTAATATGGTACGAGAGGGTTATCTTTATATCGAAGATATGGATGTAAAGAAGGAAATCGGAATAGAACCCGAAGATGCTACTACTCCAACTATTATACTATTAACTGATAAAGAGCTTACTCGTTTTTGGAAAATTATGCCGTTTTCTCAATTTAAAGTTGAAACTGGTAAATTGACTCGTCAACAGATTGTACTTCTTGCTGAATATGCCATGAAACATGGTAGCGAAGGTACTATTGATAAAGCTAATTATTTAACTCAAATTAGTGGTTATCAAATTTTAAAGGGGATTGAATTAGAAAATCAAAGTTAGGAGGGCTAATAATGACTGAATTTTCAGTAATATATGATGCTTTCTTGGCAAAAATGCTTGATGATGAATGGAGCGATTGGTACGAGGCAGATGTCCAAGAGGACTTAAAAGCATTATTAATGGGTGCGTTGCCTTGGTTTAAATTTCCGCGTGTTTCTCTTGAATATACTAGTAATGACACTTTTGTTGAAGATTTAAATAACGAAGAAGTTTAGTTATTATCTACTTATATGAAATGCGAATGGCTTAATCGTACTATTCTTACTTGGGAGAATGTAAAGCCTTTATATGAGGAGCGTGATTTCTCTTAGGCAAATCTTTTAAGTAAGTTTAACGATACTCTCGCGGCCGAGAAGAAAAATGCGGCCAGACTTGAAGCGATATATTATCGCTCTATTAATAGAAAGCCATTCGACTATACAAAGTTAGCGCGGTAGAGTTAATGGAATACTTAGAAGGTTATAATAATAATTTAAAGAATCGTTTATTTGGATTATTATGTGAATATGAGAAAGGTCGAGAATGGGAAAAGTTTTTAGATTCCATTTTGATTGAATTAATATCATATCCAGATGAACATAAGACAATAAATTATTATAGACTTTATACTAAAATTTCTTCACTTCGTTATTTAAGTTATGATTATTTTCGTACAACCGTTTTTGATTGTATGAGTTTATTATCGAGAATATAATGGGTAGTTATTTTAATATTTACCAATAGCGTTTAAATCGTTTTGGTAATGATTACTAGTCACGTATTCAAGGAGAAAGAGAGCATTTATTTGAATTATATTTATTAAAAACCATTTATCGAGTAGATTTTGAATATAATAACTATCATTATGCTGGTAGTTTGGAAAAATATAAACAAGATGATACTAAAACATTATAGTATTTATTAACTGACGTACATTTAGATATTCCTAGTGGAACGGTTTTATAGATAGTAGATAAAAATAATTAGTATCAACCTTGGATGATATATTATTTAGAGAATATAAAAGCAAGTGGTTATAATCGCTATATTGTTTTAAAAATGACTCATTTTCTTACGTGGGCTGCGCGCGACGGTAGTACATAGACTTCTTGGGCTTATATGTATGGTCAAGAAGATAATATGCTTAAAGATGAAATTCGTTCTCGTTCCCGTATGGATACTCTTTATGCAGAGAATTTAAAATCTAGTTTCTTTGTGATGCCTAAAAATCAATACGTAAAAAAGGATAGTTATTTTGTTATTGGTGAGCAACCATTTTAGGAGTATTATCGTGTAACAGGATATGATATTCAATCTACTGATGGTGTTGAATATGTAACTGTTGACCCCGTTTATGAATTTGATTTAAGTGCCGCGCCCGCGCAGAGTTCTAGTGATAATGGTACAGATTTCTTTTGGATTAATGGGGGGATAACAAGTGCCAACCCGTAATTTAGGCGATTTAGGTATTCATTTATAGAAAATTGTTAGTCGTTTATAGACAAATTAGCAATTACTTAAACTTTTGTTTTATACTGACAAAGACCCTTGCGCCAATACTGATTTGACAGATGAACAAATATAGACTCTAATATTTGAAAAATTAATCAAAGTTGTACCTCGTGTTGGCCCTAAAGAAACTGCGCAGAGTTTGATTGCTTTACGTATAGTGCGAGGCCGCATGAATAGTGAAAATAATGAATTTCGAGACTTTGAGATAGATATTGAAGTTTTTGTTCCTATGACATAGTGGATTATAAAAGATTCTAATTTGCGACCTTTTGCTATTATGGGCGAAATTCATAAAAGCTTAAATGGTAAGGTTATTGATGGATTAGGTAAAATAATTGGTGGAGATTTTTAGATCAATTTTTTAACGGACGAAATCGGCTGTTACGAAATGGTATATTATATTACTAGTTATGATTAATCCCAATTTTTTCCTCGGTTATCCAGTCGCATTTAAAGAAATTTGCTGGGTATATCCGCCAAAATTAAAAGACATAATAGCAGATTAGAATTATCCAATGTATCGCAAATTATTATTAATTACTTAGGAAGAAATAGAAGATTTATTTGCTGAAGCTAAGATTTCTTTTGAAGAATTACCAACTCCTTTCTAGTATTTATTTTTAATGTCTGCGACAAATGAAGAATTAAGAGAGTTAATAATAAAGGGTTTTTAGTTTTTTTTACATGAACCAGTTTTATTATTACCAGATATAGGTCGTATTATTGTAGGAGATTTAAAAGAGACTTTAGAATCGGTTCAATCAATTGATGCTTTACGTATTCTTACTGAAGAAAATTATTTTGAATTACAAAATTTAATGCGTAGTTCTATTGGTGAAAAAGAAGCAGAGCCTTATAATCCTAATGAAAATCCAAAAATAAAGTATTTTAAGGCTAAGGCGCGCCTTCGTGATAAAGTTAAAGCAAAGTCTGATACTGTCTTAAATTTAGGTTCTACAATGGCCGCATTTTGTTGTATGAATTTTGGTATTAATCCACTTAATATCGGAGAGTTAAGTTAGTCAGCATTAACAGTTTTAATGCGTTATTATCAAGAAAAAGCAAAGTATGATAATGATGTTGCATTTTTACTGGCTGGCGCAGATAGTAAAAAAATACAACCGCAAAATTGGATTAGAAATATAGAAGATTTGTAAAATAGGAGGTCATTTCTAAATGGCTAGTATTTTAGACCGTTATGGTATTAAAGAAGTTGCTGACGTAACTTTTTATAAGATTAATGACGATGGCACTCCTGGTGCTCCTGTACTTTTTCTTGATACTTTAAAGGTTTCTACCATTGAGCAAACCGCAGAGCAAGTTGACGCTCGTGGTGGCAAGGGCAATCCTAAGCTTATTACTTGGGACTATGGTAAGGAAATTACTGTAACTATTGAAGATGCTCTTTTCAGTCCTAAATCAATGTCTATTATGCTTGGTGATGGCACTGTTGCTAAAGCTACTTCTCAAGATGTTCCCCATACTGCCGTAATTCGTGTTGGTGAAGATGGTAAGATTCCTGAGTACTTTACTGCTGATATTTATGATGCAGAAGTTGGTTCCGCGCGTAAGAAAATTTATATTGGTGGTAGTTCAACTCCTGCTAATATGGTTCCTTTCTCAAGCGCCGGCATTACTTTAAAGACTGCCGTATCTGAAACTGGTGATGTAATTAGTAGTGCATTAACTTCCGCTATTATGTCTAGTGCTGTTAGTGGCTCTGCTACTTTCGGTAGCCATGCAGGTGAAAAAGTATTTATTACTTATACTGTAAAGGCTACTACAAAAACCATCACCCTTTCTGGTGATAGCTTCCCTGGCACTTATTATGTAACTGGTGATACCTATTCTCGTTCTGACGTTGATGGACGTGACCAGTTCTTCCAGTTCATTATTCCTAAGGCTAAGTTATAGGCACAGAATACCATTACTCTTCAGGCTGAAGGCGATCCTTCAACATTTAATATGAACCTCACCGTTCTTCGTCCAGAATCTGGCGAAATGATGAAGCTTGTTCAGTATGATTTGGAGAGCTAATAACAATTAATATAACGTTTGGAGGAGGGAGGAAAACTCCCTCCTTTTATTTTGGAGTGAAAGGAAATGGATGAAAATTTCGGTTCTTTTAAAAGTTTAGAGAATGTGCATTTAAAAGCTACTTATAATATGAAAGTTAATGGAAAAACGTTTGAACCTGGTGAAACAATCGCACTTTTTGATAAGATTTAGATTAGTGGTTTGCACGAATTTAAAGATTATATCACTGCAAATGGCGGCTTTGATAATCGGGCGCACGTTTTTTGGTAGAATACACGTTAGTTACAATTAACTTTTAGTTAGGGTGTTTTTTCTTCTTTTCAATTTGGCTTATTGAATAATGCGAGAGTTATACAAGTCGCAGAAGAAGAGCCAGTATTATTAACACAAGTGGATAAACTTGAAAGTGATAAAAATGGAGTAATTGATGTAAGTAAAGAGCCAATTGAATCTATTTTTGTATATGATAAAGATACTGGAGAAAAACTTAATTTTTCTAAAGTTGGAGATAAATTGGTAATTGCGACACCGTATAAAGATGTAATTGTATTTTATAAATATAATTATATGGGCGGCGCGCAAATAGCTAAAATTGGTCAACAGTTTTTAACTGGTTTTTTAGAATTAGAAGGAAAAACGAGAGTAAAGGACGATACGTCTGGACTAGTTACTACGGGAATTATACGTATCCCGAAACTAAAATTAATGTCTGGCTTATCTATAAAATTAGGCACGTAGGCAAATCCTGTAGTTGGTAATTTTTCTGCAGTAGGCGTGCCAGTAGAATCACGACATAGCAGTTATGTTATGGAATTTGATTTCTTAAATAATGATGTAGATAGTGATATGTAAATTCCATTTACTTTTGGTCAGCATTAGTTTTAGCTAATGCTGATTTTTTATTTGTGAGGTGGAACAATGGCAGGTTAGACTTAT